GCAACTTAATAATATTTCTCGATTGAATATCTAATACGTTCGTAGGAAAAAAATTGAATAAATTAAGGTCTGAATATTTTTTTATAAAACCTTCTAATTTATAACAATCTACATACATTTGTTTGTATGAGCTTTTATAAAAAAGGTTCGCTAGGATGTTCTCATAGTTATTTATTAATCTCGCATATTGTAAATCGCATATATGATTTATGAGTCTATTAATAGTTGAACATCTTACGATATCGTTTAATGATAATTCATTGAATATTTGGTATACTATATCACGTCGGTCCATTTTGCTCTTTCTTAAATAGAATATTTGTCTTGCGATAAAAAATTCAATTTTTTATCGTAAGATCTTACAATTAATAAGTTGTCCTATTGTTTCAGGTAATTCTGTTATTTGATTATAATCCAACCATAATTCTTGCAAATTACTAAGTTGTCCTATTGTTTCCGGTAATTTTATAATTTTATTATTAGACAATGATAAGTGTCGCAAATTGCTAAGTTGTCCTATTGTTTCTGGTAATTTTGTAATCTTATTATGACGCGACCATAATTTTTGCAAATTAATAAGTTGTCCTATTGTTTTTGGTAATTCTGTAATTTGATTATTAGACAACGATAATTCTTGCAAATTAACAAGTCGTCCTATTGTTTCCGGTAATTCTGTAATTTGATTATCAAACAAGTATAATTCTTGCAAAATAACAAGTTGTCCTATTGTTTCTGGTAATTCTGTAATTTGATTATTATACAACGATAATTTTTGCAAATTAACAAGTTGTCCTATTGTTTCCGGTAATTTTGTAATTTTATCATCATTCAACCATAACTGTCGCAAATTAACAAGTTGTCCTATTGTTTCAGGTAATTTTGTAATTTTATTATTATTCAACCATAATTTTTGCAAATTACTAAGTCGTCCTATTGTTTCTGGCAATTCTGTAATTTGATTATCAGACAATGTTAATTTTTGTAAATTAACAAGTTGTCCTATCATTTTTGGCAACTTAATAATATTTCTCGATTGAATATCTAATACGTTCGTAGGAAAAAAATTGAATAAATTAAGGTCTGAATATTTTTTTATAAAACCTTCTAATTCATAACAATCGACATACATTTGTTTGTATGAGCTTTTATAAAAAATGTTCGCTAGGATATTATCATAGTCATTTATTAATCTCGCATATTGTAAATCACATATATAATTTATAAGTCTATTAACAGTTGAACATCTTACGATATCGTTTAATGATAGTTCATTGAATATTTGGTATACTATATCACTTTGGTCCATTTTGCTCTTTCTTAATAGAATACTTGTCTTACGAAAAAAAATTCAATTTTTTTATTGTGTGATCTTACAATTAATAAGTTGTCCTATTATTTCTGGTAATTCTGTAATTTGATTACTAGACAACCATAATATTTGCAAATTACTAAGTTGTCCTATTGTTTCTGGTAATTCTGTAATTTGATTATTATGCAATGATAATTCTTTCAAATTAACAAGTTGTCCTATTATTTTTGGCAACTTAATAATATTTCTCGATTTAATATCTAATGTGTTCGTAGAAAAAAATTGAATAAATTAAGGTCTGTATATTTTTTTATAAAACCTTCTAATTCATAACAAGCTACATAAATTTGTTTGTACGAGCTTTTATAAAAAAGGTTCGCTAGGATGTTCTCATAGTCATTTATTAATCTCCCATATTGTAAATCACATATATGATTTATGAGTCTATTAATAGTTGAACATCTTACGATATCGTTTAATGATAATTTATTGAATATTTGGTATACTATATCACTTTGGTCCATTTTACTCTTTCTTAATAGAATATTTGTCTTACAACAAAAAATTCAATTTTTTATTGTATGATCTTACAATTAATAAGTTGTCCTATTGTTTCTGGTAATTCTGTAATTTGATTATCAGACAACGATAAGTATCGCAAATTAACAAGTTGTCCTATTGTTTCCGGTAATTTTGTAATTTTATTATTAGACAACGATAAGTGTTGCAAATTACTAAGTTGTCCTATTATTTCTAGTAATTCTGTAATTTGATTATTCGACAACGATAATTCTTGCAAATTACTAAGTTGTCCTATTGTTTCTGGTAATTTTGTAATCTTATTATTACGCAACCATAATTTTCGCAAATTACTAAGTTGTCCTATTGTTTCCGGTAATTTTGTAATTTTATTATTAGACAATGATAAGTGTCGCAAATTACTAAGTTGTCCTATTGTTTCCGGTAATTTTGTAATTTTATTATTATACAATGATAATTCTTGCAAATTACTAAGTTGTCCTATTGTTTCTGGTAATTCTGTAATCCTATTATTATACAACCATAATTCTCGCAAATTAACAAGTTGTCCTATTGTTTGTGGTAATTCTGTAATTTGATTATCAGACAACGATAATTCTTTCAAATTAACAAGTTGTCCTATTGTTTCCGGTAATTTTGTAATTTTATTATTATGCAACCATAATTTTTGCAAATTACTAAATTGTCCTATCATTTTTGGCAACTTAATAATATTTCTCAATTGAAAATCTAATGCGTTCGTAGAAAAAAATTTGAATAAATTAAGGTCTGAATATTTTTTTATAAAACCTTCTAATTCATAACAAGCTACATACATTTGTTTGTAGGAGCTTTTATAAAAAAGGTTTGCTAGGATGTTCTCATAGTCATTTATTAATCTCGCGTATTGTAAATCACATATGCGATTTATAAGTTTATTAACAGTTGAACATCTTACGATGTCGTTTAATGATAATTCATTGAATATTTGGTATACTATATCACTTTGGTCCATTTTACCCTTTCTTAATAAAATATTTGTCTTACAATAAAAAATTCAATTTTTTATTGTATGATCATCAAAGTTACATGCAAAGTTATTGCCAATATTTGCAATTAACTGGATCATTAAAGTTATGTGCAAAGTTACTGCCAAGATTTGCAATTGGCTGGAGATTTGCATGCGAATTCAACAGACTATTGAAGTTACTGCCAAGATTTGCAATTGGCTGGAGATTTGCGTGTAAAGTTACTATCAAAATTTGCCTACGAATTAATTGATAACATTTTATCAAATATTATCGATTAACCAATCTGCCTCACTAACTTCCTAGCTTGTTTATCCACAAGCGAAAATATCATCTCATACTTATCTTTGTCAGCCTTTTTAGAATGACCTTTAATCCATTTTACATCTACATTGTTATTTTTTACCAAATCAATCAAAGTTTTATAAAATTCATAATTGCGATGATTTTTCAACTTTTCATCGTACTGTCTCCTTTCTATTAAATTAACAAAATTTTCACAATCAGTGTATAAAGTTATATGTGACAGTTTGTTGGGCATCATGTCGACGATCACCAAAACGTGATGGATGGTTGTCATCTCTGCAATAGTGGAGGATGATGAGATCATTGAAATAGTTTTGATATCGATCGGATCGTCAAGATCTTCAATAATCAAATAACATCCTATCGCAATATTATTTTTTACACTCGAATCTGTAAAGATATGCATTGTTCTATAATAACATTGGTAGTTCTATGATAAAATAATAAAATAATCATTTTTTTACAATATCTCGATAGTATTCAATAGTTACGATAGTTTTCAAGGAACAGCCATTCCTCACTGGCCACCTGGCAAAGATGCTCGAAAGCAACAGGAGTTTTAAAAGTACACGGGGGGAAATACTCATCATCTTCACCGATAACATTAGTTTGACTCTTTTTTCTCTTCTCAGCGTGCCAAAAATTTTTAATAGTATTCGGCGCCAGTGACATTTCTTTTCCTATTTTGGTCCATTTGTTACCCCAAATTTTTCGAAAATACAAGATTTGCTTGATTTGCTTTTTGGTAAGCGGCCTCTTTTCTTTTATTGATGTTTCAACATGATTATTATATCTTTCCACGCATTGTTTTCGATGACGATTTGGAAAAAATTCTTTGAAATCTGCCCCAGTTGGAAATTTAGTCCTCAAATAAATTTTTACCAGTTTTTCATCATCTTCCCTTGTCCATGCAACTCTTTGTTTTCCCATTTTTGACATATTGAAAGCATAAATGGAACTAAATATCAAATAATATTTCAATTTTTTATCATATAGTTATTAAAAAAATTATAAAGTAATGTTATATTTACATATAACAATGGACGCAAATATGTATGCATCAAGAACGATATGGAATAAAAATGATATTTGGGTGGATGATAATATGGTTACTCATTGTTTGGGATGTAATGTTCAATTTAATTTCATAACAAGAAAACACCATTGTCGAACATGCGGTAATATTTTCTGCTCAACATGTGTCAGCAATTACATGGTAGTCCCAGATTTTATAATTGATAAACCTAATCCGAACGATTATTGGAACCTATCACATTATGTAAAATCACTCAAAGGACCAAAAGAAAAGGTTTGTTCAGATTGTTTTATATTTATCACTGGTAAAATCCAATCGTATAACAATATTGCAAAAATATTAGATAACCCAGTATCCATAGATAAAATTAAAAACTTATCTGATGTGGATGTCGATATCAAAAGTCATTACTTTGATCATTTGCGAAACATTCAATATTATCTACCTAATCATGATTATACCCAGCATGACAAAAAGATATTAAGCGCAAATGCATCGTATTTTGCGGGTCATAGTAAATACCTGATGCATTTGATCAAATCTATAAACTGGTATTCTAAAACTTTGTTTATCAGTGGCATAGAAAAATCAGAACTGTTAAATTCAACTAGAAACACAAACAATATTCAAAAAAATTCAGATATGATAATGAAATTATTATCAAGTGAAAAACATGTACAATGTTCGAATTTATATTGTACTCGCACGTGTCAGGAAACGCTATCGTGCGATGACTGTATCAGTATTTTATTTACATGTGCACATGTTCTGCCACCCGATATTCTTCAGTATGTATTTAGTATCATATCAAATTCATCCGATGATATAATTTTAAACCATCTAACATTTTTTATTGGACTAATCAAAAATAATAACGATAACAAACTTTTGCAGACGTTGTTGTATAATCTAATAAATTCTTCGTGCAAAAACATATACAGATCATTCTGGTTACTAAATAATGACAAAAAAAATTCAACTAATCAACAAATTATGAACATAGATCTATTTTTAAACCTGTTTGATGACGAATTGATAGAGCAAATGACAACCGAATACTTGTTTTATGCAGGATTAATTGAAAATTTACACGACCCCGTAAAATATTTATCTCATACGTTCAACCAAATAAAACCTATTACTGTACCATATGATCCATCAATATATTTATTAAACGTAGATTTGGATAGTATAAGTATCAAAAATAGTTATACTAAACCGGTGATAATCACTTTCGAAACAAATGTTGGACATAAACGAATTTTATTCAAAAAAGAATCCATCATGAACGATGTTATTGTGCTTAATTTGATGACAATTTGTGACATTATTTTAAAAGAAACTGTACATCAAAGTTTTGACGCAATCATATATCCAGTGATGCCGTTAACAAACGATTCTGGGATGATTGAACTAGTTGATAATTCAATGACGGTGCACGATATTTTAAACAGTAAGAAAACTATTTTGCAACACATATTAGAAACAAATGAAGATAAAATTGTCGGTCATGTTATCGATAAATATATGTTTAGTTTAGTTTCATACACTTTGCACAGTTACTTTATTGGTCTTGGCGATAGACATTTGCAAAATATAATGATAACAGACGAAGGATCAATATTTCACATCGATTTTGGTTTTATTTTAGGAAAAGATTCTCATCCTATTACATTTGGCGATATCAAGCTTAATACTGGCATGTTGGATGTATTGGGTGGTCAAGATAGTGTTAAATATGAAGCATATTTAGAATTATGTGCTGATGGAGTAATTGTTCTTAGAAAATATTTCAATATATTTTTCATATTATTGTGTCAATTGCGTAACAAAACGTTGGACGAAAAAAATATCGAAAAATTTATATTGTCGCGTTTTCAACCTCGTCAGTCTGATAATTCTGTCGTAACCGAACTATTAACAGTCATTCGCCATTCAAACGACACATATTCAGACATAATTCGCGATTTTTTACATTATCATTCACAAGAGAAAACAGTCCAAAATCGCTTCGGCCAACTCGTCAATGTAGCTATGAGCCTTATTGGTTAGTTTATTTGTCTGAAATATTCGATGCATACCATTGTTATCATAAAATGTGGAATGACTCGCATCAGATTTATATGAAATCCTCTATAATAGTATCTAATCCCACTATCTTTTGGATATAGTTGCTGGTCACTTATTTGACGAATCTTTAAATAATCAATTGGATGTAATATTAACGAAGAAGTAATAGCAGAACATGCTGATGCGATATATATGTTATCAATATGATATTTGTAAAAATCATACAAAGGAAAAAGTAAAGAAGTTAGGACGATATTTTTGGTTAAACTTTTGCTACCTCCTCTATAAAATAATTTAGGACCAACTAATTTTAATTCTTTCAGAAAATTAAAATTATTTTGCTTATGAACTTTTACGACATCAATTGGATGCACAAACATCGTAGATATAATACCACTAATCATGCCATTTATCATATTCCCTAGCAAGTTTCTTTTTTGTGTTTCTCGATATGTCTGGAGATATGAATAAGCTGTGAACTTTGTAGCTGAAGACATTGTTTGGGATAATATTGCCCATCCACTCGAATTATAAAATCCTGCAATTCCTCTAAATCGATATACATCCCATGCTACTCCCCTTATGGAAATATAATTCAAATTGGTTTGATAAATGGTTTTAATAGTGCAAATTGGCAAAGTTACTATCTCTGCAATACTTGCTGCTAACATTGATGTTTTGAAAGTATCCATTATTTGATATTTACTAGACATTTTTTATATATTGATCACCGATCAATATGTAAAAATCAAACTGTACCTTTATGAACACAATAAATCCCATCCATATTTTTAAATTTCGTTTTGAACTTGAGAGAGATATGTTCTTTAACATCTGATGCGTTCGTCCCTAGCGTCAAAATGAAATTTGTTTGATTATTAAATGTTAAAATGATCTTATTTTGGTCTTCTTTTTCTGTCTCGCAACTTGTAATATGTTTTACTGTTTTGATGCCAAAATCATATATTACAAACCGTGATTTTAATAATTTTAATACTATCCTATCATCTTCCGAAAACAGATGACTATACAAATATTTTGCCCTTTCCTGATTATCATCAATTACTGAAAGTACCAGATCGCACGTTGGCTCAAATAATTCATCATTTTTTGTCTCCGTCGGAACTTCCGAAAATTTATCAAAAGACCTTACTTGTTTATACATTTTTTTATTTAATTTATCATACTCCTCGGTATATGTATCATGATTATCCGATTTTTTTTTGAAATTATATATTTTGGCAAGCTTATCCGGAATAATGTCCTTAATTTTGATATCTGCGTGTGACAGACTAATATAGTAAAAAGACTCCCCATTATCAGTACTCAATCGTATATCATGCAATTCTTCATCTATGTTATTTGTTTCATACAGATTGATATCCCCAAGATAATTAAATAATCCTCCAGCAACATGTGATGCATATTTATTGAAATATAACTTTTCATCGATTTCCAACTGACCAAATTTTTTAATCATCTTTTTTTGTAATAACATTGTTCTAGTACATAATGTCGTGCCCATCTTATCGAACATGGCAGCCAAACAATATGAGAACATTTCTTTATCAACAGACATATTATTGTTGTCTTTGGGTTAGCTACTATGTGATAGACAGTTTTTTTATCAATTTTTTTAATGTTTCAAACAGAAATAAAATAACTGGTATTATAAGTATGTTTGGTAATTTATCTTATTATTTTTGTCGAAGTTATGCGTTTATGGGATATTATGTTAACAAATATGTCACTCCAGCCTTCTATAATAACTTACCCGAGGTAGAGCAAGAAGATTCTTTTAGTAAAGAAATAAATGCGGTAACGGTAAATAAAACTGACTATCATTTTCTAGTTTTCTCAGGCGGTGGTATCAAAGGAATATCATATTGTGGTGCGTTGGATGTTTTGGATAGCAATAACATCTTGTATGACGAAGATGGAAATTTTAAAATTATGGGATTTGCGGGCACAAGTGCTGGATCAATAATAGCAGCTTTATTGGCTGTCGATTACAAACCAAAAGAGATCAAAAAAATCATGAAGAAACTCAATATGCGGGATTTAGTGGACGATAAATCAGGTATGGTTAGGGACGGTCTCCATTTGATAGAAAAATACGGTACCGCTCCAGGTAACTTTGTGCTTAATTTTTTGGGAGATTTGATTAAGGCTAAAACAGGTAACGAGGATTACACAATTGATCAATTATATGCTGACAAAGGAATTAAGCTAGTAATTGTCGGGACGGATATGAATATATGTGCATCGCAATATTTTTATCCTAATGATGGTAGTAATATTACGATAAGAAAGGCAATTAGAATATCAATGAGTATCCCATTTTTATTCGAACCAGTTTTGCATAATAAAAATTATTATGTTGATGGTGGAGTTTTAGATAATTATCCTTTGCATGTATTTGACGGCGAATATCCCGGAGAGAAGACATCAAGATGTGGAATGTGCAAACCGAATGATAAAGTGTTAGGATTGCAAATTATAACTGAAGATAGTACCAACGACGATGGAACAGTTACGAGAGAGGAAATTGGTAACCTCTTACAATTTAGTTTTACGTTTATAAAAACATTTATGTTGGAAAATGATCGACGAATGCTTACGCCAACGAACAAAAAACGAACTATCAGAATAGTCACCCCTAACTATCCAGCGACTAATTTTGCCATATCCGATGACGATAAGAAACTTTTAATGGAATGCGGAAGAAAACATACACTCGATTTCTTCAACGCTACGACTTCAGAAATATAAAAAATACATGTTTTAATCATATATACAATGGAATATCTGCAAAAATTACAACAAGTGCAGTCTTATCTCAACGATAAGCTAACTGTGCCCATCGAATTTATTAAAAACAAACTATCTATCGACTCGCAAAAACTTCCGATGATATTGCAAGCCCCACTAAATTTCATGTTGTTTTTTTCCTCAATGTTTTACTTTGTTATCGCGAATGCAGACACTTTCATCTGCAATATAGTCGGAATAACATACCCAATAATGTATTGCGTACATACTCTAAATATTATCCCAATACCAGTAGATAAAATAGTAACTGTCAATAAATATTGGATATTATTAGGAACTTTAACAATATTAGATCCAGTGTTAGGCTACGTTCCATTTTATTACTACCTCAAACTGATATCCATTTATTTGATGGTTAAAGATGATTTCTTGAGAACAACACATGTGTTTAACTGTTTAGAATCACAGCATGTGAGGTTGGAGGAAATGTTGCGGAATTACGATGAAAAAGAGTTGTGTAAATGGCTATACGTTACAGAAGCTGTTAACGAAGATAAAAAAATAAACTAATACCATTAATTTATTTTTTTAGTATGAGTAATGATCGGTTTCACCCAATATGCTTGGAATCGGTGTATGCGGAAGTTTAAGAGTTTGCAAACTTGGAAACAATTTGAATATATTGCGCAAATTGCAATTTCTTTATATTATCGAATTCGTTTAAACAGCTAGTAAAAACCATATCAAATTGTATCAATTGACATTAAGGTTCATTCAGACGTCTTGCATCTTTTTCCACTAGGGTCGGGGCACTAGCCACCCCTTTCTTTTTCTTTTATTTTTGCAACAACAATCCTCTCATTAGGATATTTCGCGCTGCATTTGTGTCTCTATCTTGATCTAACCCACAATTTGGACAGATAAATACTCTTTCTATTCCTACTTTATGGAGTATTCCACATCTTCCGCATGTCTGGCTCGTGTAATCTTCTTTCACTATCAACAATTCACATTCTTTTATGGATTCAACTTTGGCTTTCAGTCTTTCCATAAATTTTCCGTGACACATTCCTATTGTTTTCCTTGCTTCCTTCCTCATCCCTCGCGCCTTCTGTTTACGCGCAATACCAATTGCATCAAATTCCGGAATAACTATGTACTTATAATTATCCGTATAGAATTTGATTGCTTTTTGATGCGCTTCCTTGGTTATGTTTGATTTCTTCTTTCTTACTAATCTTATCCTTTTCTTTAACTTCTTGATCCGTTTTTTGGATTTGTTTAAATAGTAAGAATCTTTTATCTTTACATAGTTTTCATTAAGAAAAGTCAGATTCGATAATTTTTCAATCAGCAATTTTTGGATCGATATTTGTCGTCTCAAATTTTCTAATCTTTTTTCTAACTTCTCGATTAAAGTATTATTTTCCATCAACCTTTTGACCTCTTCATTTTTTGGTAACCTTTTTGACTTTTTGATAAAATAATTGTTTCTTAATATTCTTTTTACGCTCACTTTATCTGTTTTCAAATTAGGCGACAGATTTTCTTTGACAGAATCGTTATTTTTTAATAATTCTTTCATCTTGCTCTGTTCAACTTCCAAAATTGCAGTTAGTTTTTTAATTCGCCTACCTGCTCGATATTTTTTCTCTTTTACAATTTTATCGTACGCAAACCTTTTTAACTTTTTGGGACTTTGTTTAAGATGTTTCAAATTGTTAACTTCATTTGAAATACATGAAGATAGTTTATCTACCCTTACAATATATGAATCAAATATCTTCCGTCCTAAACCGTCACCCATTTTTCCACATTTACCTGATGGATCATAAAATGTTCCCAAAGTGATAACTCCTGGATCTACACTGACAACTGAATTTTTAATTTTTTGATCACCTATTTTGATGTCATATGGAACTTGAAGAAAATATGTACCTGGCTTTTCTCTGGATATTATCATGTCACTTACTTTGCCCTTCAAATACTCTCGTAACCATTTAAAGTCCCTTTTTTGTACCGACAAAGGTTTTGTGAATTTGCTGGAAAAAAGTACTAAATTTTTTTTCAGAGTTCGATGATCAACGTAAAAATAATCGGAATCAATGCCCTTTCGTTTAAAATTCATTTCAAATTGATTTATGTTTCCTCTTTTGAGATTCGTAAACGCCGCTTTAACTCCTCCCATTGCATTTTTAACTACAAGTTGTCTCGTATCATAAGGAATATCAGAAAGCCATTTTTCATCAGCCGAAAGAAACTTTTCTTTTTTGACAATTCTATCTCGCCAATGTATGAATCCACATTTGATGTCATATTTGAGTTTGCATTTAGCATGTTGTTTACAAAAATAAAGACCGTCTACTCTTTTACAACATCTTTTAGATTTAACTGACGCTGTCTTACTTCCTTGTTTTTTTTCGATTATCATTTTAACACAACCTCCTTTTTTCGCTAATTCTTGGTTTTTAAGTTGTTCCTTTTCTACTTCTTTCTTAAAAGCGTCGATTGTTTTATTATAAATGTAACGGGTTGCACCAAAACATTGATTAAAGTATTTAATGTATTCTTCATTGGGAAATATTCTTATTTTTCTGCATCTGGTTATAACTCCATCTTCAGTCTGTTTCGTTCCCGAACACTTCTTGGTAGATGTTGTATCTTCGCTTTCCGTAGTATTTGGCAATAAAGAATGTAATGACTGATAACAGGTCTTCAGATATTTCTTGTTCATAGGTTCGATGTTGGTCGCCTGATATAGCGAATAGTTTACAGTTGAACTGGGATGACAACCAGGCAAAAAAATCGAAGCCGAAGCAAGAGAATTGGTATTGGGAGGCAACCACAATTTTTGAAACATTTCCGTCGATGACTCGTTGTAAAAGTGAGAGAAATTTTTTATGTTCGAAGTTGAGTCCGCTACCGATTTCGGAGATGACTTTATAGTCAGGGAATTTTTGTTACATAAATTTGATTTGCCTTTCGAGATCATTTTTTTGTTTAGAAGAAGAGACTCTTCAGGGTTCTGATTGATTCCCAATAAAAAATCGGAAATGTCCTCCATCTGTGCGTTTGCACTTGATCTTGTTGGTGTGGGCCCACCTTCCGAGGGTTTGGTCAGAGACACCGTAGAAGTCTTGGGTCCGTTGGAAGAGACATAAGACATTTATAATTATAAAAAATAAATTATTTCTATATTTTTAACGAAAAGGGCCTTTTGATATTATTTGATATGATAATCAGTAACAGTTTGATTCTTTGATAATAAAATTTCTAATCGATAACAAGTGATTAAACCCTTTAATACATTTCAGGGTTGGATTATTGCGAATCCAAATGTCAAGTACGGACGCCAGATGTGGGAACGCTTCTAAGACAGTCAACGATGCATTACCAATAATAAACAATGATGATTCTAGATGTCTCAAACATTTAAATCCATCAATACATCTTAATCGCGGATTGCCATAAATGATGATACTATAATCAGTATTAATAAATTCTGTTCTCACTGTCCATTCTTCACAACGCACATCTCTTAAACATGTCAATTGAAAAAACAAGGAAGGTAATTCATATGCACATGCATCACATGCTTCATCATATATTTCGATGACATCTTCAAGTTTGTCAATCACAGTATATCCAATAACGGCAAATGTGTCGGTCCATAGTGGAATAACATTTTCGTTGTTGAAAATGCAAGGGCAGTTGATTGGTTCGCAAGCTCTTGGTAATTCAACTTCATGATTATTGTCGTGAACACAACATGATCCGATAAATTTGATTTTGCAAAATCCTTTAAGTTGATGAAGTTGTTTATTTTCAGAGATCATAAGTACGTGACCAATGTATTTTAATTTGTCAAACGTATCCAATTTTTCTAATCCATCGTTTTTATTGATAAATAACCCACAACTAACTTCTTCTAATTCTGGGAAACAAATTATTATCAAGCTGGCATTTTTTTCTATTTTAATAGTTCCAGCTCGTTTGATAAAACTACATAATGATTCTAATTGTGGATTTGATCTAATAGCAAAACAACCGCAGACTTGTTTGAGTGCGTTAAGTTCTAATTTGCGTAAATATTTGTTACCGATTACAACAAGAGAAGAAACTGATTCTAAAGTTAAGAAGGCATTGATGACGAGATCGTTATTCGAATTGACGTTGTTATCAAGGATCGATAAATTTTTACCGATCAATGCTGTATAGCAAAAGCCAGTAATTTTATTGAGTCGACAATTATTACTGATAATTATATAGTCCGTTCTGTACAAATGCAAAAAACCGCAGATGTGTGTGAGACAAGAATTATCGGCTACAATGATTCCCCATTTCACTTGTCTTAAACTTTCAAATCCAATTATTTTTCGCAAAACTTTATTATTGACGATAACAATAGCTCCTTGCTTGCAGGCATTGTCAGCATCTACTGCATCTTTATTAACTTTTCCAGAAACAGTTAATAAACTTGAAAACGTTGGAACAGCTGTTAATTTTTCATTATTCGCAAAAACAATAGACCCTGTAACAGTTCTTAATTTATTAAAACCAGTGATAGATGTGTAATTTGTGCCTATGATGTATAAATTACCGTTAACGATTAATAATTCAGAAAATATGTTCGCCAACGATGTCAAGCTGCTATCTTTGATGATAAGATCACCGTTCCAAAATTGTATCGTATTGTAGATGCTAAAAAAATTACAACAATCGCTGACACATGTAACTTGATCGCTAATATCCTGTTGATCACGTGGACATTGCGGAATGTACGCTAAAGAATCTTGATTTTTAAGAGCTCCTGATCCTGGAATGGGTATTATTCCAAGGGGACTCGTTGCGTTTGTATAGTAACATTCATCTGCGTTACATGATTGACTACATAGTTTGGGATCTGACGAATCTGAGCATTCGCATGTACCGTTTTCACTGATTCGACTTGTGCTCATATCTAAATTTTATACATATAATTTAGTTTTTACTGGTTTATCCAATCCTCCTACTTCGATTCTTAGCACAAAAATGGGGGAAAATATATGGCACTTTTTGATCGCTTGACTAACAGAAACAGTAATGTATTTGCAATTAAAATGATATCTTACTATAGTATTATGAATTATTCGTTATTAGATTTACCGGATGCAGGAAATAACCTCGTGGTATATATGGACATAACATTGAACGAAGAGATCATCGGCAGGATATTTATCAAATTATTCCGTGAAGTATTCCCTGCCGGAGTAGAAAATTTTTACAGAATCGCAAGTAACAGAACTTATCGTATTGATCAAAAAGGATTTGGTAATTATAAATTTAACAGAGAACGTTTGCGAACATATCAAGGATGTAAATTTTATAATCTTAAGTTTAATAATTATATCGTAAGTGGAGACATATATAATAATGATGGAACAAGCGCGGGAACAATATTTAATGACGAACCCATCCCAGCTGATTTTGGTGAATATTACTATCCGCATGATTCCAAAGGATTGCTATCTCTTGTCCCTTATCTAGATGAACGCACCGGTCTCTTGTTTTATGATTCATCTTTTATGATAACTTTGGATAATGTACGACCTACTAATACTCTAGTCGAGTTAGATTCTGATCAAATAGTGATCGGGCAAATTTATCAAGGACTAGAAGTTATTGATAGAATTAATGAATTGATCAGACCATTTGCCGGCCGTAAGTATCCTGATTTTAGAATAGGTAAAACTGATGTCTACAGAAAGGGCACTACTTTGAGAAGATTAAGACCTATAACCAGAATTGAGCGTCAACGAATGATCAAAAATGGATGCTGTTCCGTTAAATGTGAATGCCGTCTACCTGGATGTCTCCGATGCAACACCCCATGCAAATGTTGCTTGCCATCGTGTGCTAAGTGCAATATCCCATGCGACTGCCATTTACCCGATTGTAACCGATGCAACATTCCATGCAACTGTCGCTTACCCGATTGTGAGCGATGTAATATCCTTTGCAATGAAGAGTATTAATTATTTACAAAGATTGTTTGCACTGTAGTTGCGATTATTATCGTGAGCGCTCATATAATTTCTGTTAGGTAAATCAAACATTGGTAATAACTCGTCTGTTTCTGTTGATGGATATACAATTGATCTTTGGTCAGAAGTAACTGGACTTTCTTGGTACCACGTAGTTTTATCAACTCGAACTCCGTTACGACAAATATATGGAGAATCAGAGTAAGGAACGAACGCATGTCTGGCAACATTATTTTGTGTTCTTGACCTTTTGTTTGATGGAATATTAGAATAATTCATTATATATTAGTATTAGATATTATTAAAAAATTAACCATGTAAATAATAATACCAACCTAGTATGATAAAATCCCTCGAAATGCATAATGATTTGATTTATAAATTGATAGATTGTTATCTAGACCAATCGATTAAACCAAATAAATGCGATAGATAAAATCAATAAATGATTTAGTAGATACAATTTTGAATTTTTATTTGTCAGCGACGAAAAACAACGTCATTGACATGCAAAGATCTGTTCCTGAAATAGATAATATTTTGGATTCCCGCGAGAATTTTTTAAAAAATATACATATGAATATTGATAATCTTTCATCAGATTTTTACAAAGATAAATACATTGGTCCTAAAGTTTCTTTGTTAGAATCCAAATTAAAATCAGATTTTAAAAAAATTGAAAAATGGGTAAGCATATCTTTCGATTCGGATGATTCGAACGTAGAATACGAAATTGATAGGTTAATCAACCGTGTCGATAACCATAAACGTTATATCAATGATAGTATTATTCAATATATTACCATTTATTTTGTTAATGCATTATTACTAAATTAATAATAATGCAAATTAATCAATATTGACTAAATCAGGGACGTCATCATTTGTTTTTTGAACCTTATTCATAAATTCATTATGCTCATCGATAATGTCATCAGCTCCATATGCCGGATCTATTTGTTTAATGACAATGCGCTTCATTTGCATGTTTCCGATCACGATGTAATATGACAGTACATCGTTAGGGATGTTAATTTTATGAATGTTTACTCCTTCTACGACAAGATCAGTAGCTTCTTTTCTAAATTCACAATATTCATACTCATCCTGAAACGATAATCTAAACTTTCCTTTGATATCTTTCATAAAATTCCTAAAAAATTTGTTGCCGGTCATTTTAGCTGTTTTTTTATTGATTTTTGGTTGAATAACGTTGTTTGCGGCGGTCTGGTCTGACAGATTGATAGATTCATCAGCTACTTTCTCGATTGAAGTATCAGTCATTTCATCAGCGACCTCGTTCTCTATCAAATCAGTAACTTTATCTGCAATTTCATTCTCTATCAAATCAGTAACTTTATCTGCAATTTCATTCTCTATCAAATCAGTAACTTTATCTGCAATTTCATTCTCTATCAAATTATCAGTCACCACATCAACAACTTTCTCTGCTAATTCGTCAACAGCATTTTCAGCGATATTAACTAAATTATCAATTTGATCATCAGTTGTATTGGCAGCCTTTAAGGTTTGAAGATCTTTGATAATTTGTTTGTTTAATCTTTCTACTTCTGGTTTTGATTTATTTTGCGCTTCAATCTTCTTTTGCAGATCTCGATTTTTTTTATCGTCTTTGATCTTAACAATATCATAAATTTGATTTAGTGTAACTGCGGTAGACGGACTTTCTATCAAAAAGATCCCATTATTAATGTTTCCTTTGATAGTATTATGTTGAACAGTTGTTATTGTTCCATCGGTCGTTATGAATTGTACAGAACGAAAAGTCAATTCTTTGACGTTGTATTTGTCACATATGGTATTTAAGGCAGTCATATCTTTTTTAAGATTTGATTTCGCTGTCCGTGTGTTTCTGCTTAAATTTTTATTAGCAAGTATTCTAGTTCTCGGTAGTTTTGTGGTCATCTATATCATACATATTTGAATTATATTTATATGATGATTTTATTCGTAAATAGATATTATAATTGATAAATAAAAATGATTCGTTAATAAAGTCATTATGCATCCATTTATTTCATCAAAATTTAATGTGGAAGAGAAATGCAAAAGTAATTTTAGTTCATCGATTGTTGGAGTTCCTTGCCATTGCCCACTCGTTTCTATCGATGGAATTCCTGATTCTCGCATATGATTAATCTGTTTCGCACAATAATGATTTCTCTCGGTCCACATATCTAGTTTCTTGCATTGATAAATATCAACATTCAATTTTTTGAATTTATTGTAAAAATCAAATTGAAAAGTGTCAACTCCTCTTATTTTAGCCAATCTAATAAACGGACCGATTAACTCGTCAGATATAATAGGACAATCTTTTTGATTCAATCGTTTGTATGAATATGCCTTGTAATCTAACGGCGTAACACATCCGTTCAAATTTGCGCCGCTACATTTTGCTCGAAAGCTTTCGTATTTTGCAACATGATCTTCGTAAGTCACACCATACTCAACTCCTAATTTATTGTTTACCGCATTGTGAATGTCAAAAAACCATCGCGTAAGAGTATCCCTATTCAACATGACTGCGTCGTTCAATTTTGTTTCTCCCTCGGCAATAAATTTTTGATATGAATCGCGACAATATCTACAAGGTAAAACGCTACCGATAGATTTAAAATGATCCTTGTATATAACCTTTTGTTCGTCAGTTGGATAAATCGGATAACCAAATGCCACAGAATGGCAAAAGGTCCATCCAGCCCCGCCCCATATCTTAGTAATTAATCCGTTATTTTCCTGACCATCGTGATATATATTGCAAGTTGACATAAACTCCGTACTATTATATCGCAAGATTAATATTATAAATATATTTATACCATTAATCTTCTGTTGTCTTTTTTTCTAATATTTTTTGACAATGAATGTGCATATCTTCTTTTTCATTAACATCACATTTTTCTGTTATGCTATTTTCGGAGCATTTGACACATCGATTCGCCAATTGCCCCTTGCAAAACAGGCAATAATTATTCAAATATTTTGGACTGATGAATCCAATCGGAGAGAAAAATGTCAAATCAAAATTACCGGCCATTATTAATGTGGATAATATATCATACTTATTATGGTAATATAATAATCAATTTTTTTAATAATGTTCACTATTTTTTCTCATACGAATATATATTATAAGATGGAATTCTGTCAACTAAACGGCCCATGTCTATCTGGACAAATAACTAGGAAAGCTTACGTTAAAAAGAACGGAAAAGGACCAGAAACTTTGCCGCCGCTCAAAAATGAATTCCATTTAAGATCGTTTGGATATAGTTACAAAAAAACACCAAAAGCGAGACAGGAAGCGTTACGTAAGGCAGCTCAAAGTGTTGGCGATACTTTGGCGGTCTACAGACGATTAAATCTCGCTAGAAATAAACAAGGTGATGAAAATATTAGAAAGATTATGGGTGACGATGTTGAATACATGAAAAATTATTATCGTCGAACTAAAAAACAATCGGGTGGTCACGACGAAACAATAATTGTGTTACCTGAAGAGGAATATGATGAAGCGTTATATCAACCAATAAACAGATTTCAAGACGAATCTATTTTTGTTCTTCCGGAAGAACAATGGGATGAAGCGTTACATGGAGGAAACGATGAAGAAGATGATGATGTCAATATCATAGATTTACCAGAAGATATTGAATTCTCTGAGACGGTAGAAAATAAAATAATTTGTAACTCAGATAATTGTGAAATTAGAGAATCGCACACTGTTGATGACAAAAACATCACATATTACACTTTAACTGAAAAAGATGCTGCAGAAGTTTTAGAGTTAGATAACGTGTTTATGGATTTTGATAGAACTGAGGAAGACGTTTTGAAAAATTTGCAAATGAATAAGGGATTGCTGATCGGGATTCGAGATGAAAACAGTTTGCAAGGATATTGCCAGTTTGCTCCGTTAGAGAATAAAGAAGTCGAAATAAAATGGTTTTGTGCGAACAAGATGTTTGGAGAAGCATTGTACATATTTATGGAAAAATATTTTCAGGGTAAGAAATACACACGAATAACTATCAAATTTTCATTGGATGGCCGACATGCTATTCAACGAATTAATTTTTGGAACCGTATTTATTTTCGTACGTACAAAATCAATACGGCTAATAACGTTATCTATATGGATAAATTAATTTAAGCAGTAAAATCATCTAATAATGTTACTGATATTTCATTTGTATCTATTCTCAAATACAACAATTGATCAAGAAAGTCATCGTCGGCTAACACTTTTGTTCGGCATCTTACGTTAACGATTCTACGACAGATGTTTGCGGTAGATCGATACGTGATCAATCCTTCGACGTGATTCGCATCATGAACGTCACAGTATCCATAGAGAGTTCGTTGATGATATATTTCTGAATCTGCAGCTACAGGAAAACGTAGGCCATCGAGGAATATATCAGTCACTTGTAATTGAGCAGCAACACATGGATACGATTCAGTTATCCAATCACCCATAACGGCAGTACCCTTTGGAATAACGACCAACGTCCCAACTTTAACATCATATAATACGTATAAAATATCGCCTAAAAAATTTCTATCAACTCGCAGAGCTAAAACATCACCGATATCGGTATATGGGGCAGTTGGACGAGTTCTTGTTAAATAAATTCTTGTGCCACTTAATATTGTTCTTGACATTGTTCTATATTATAGTTTAAGATTTTAGATATATATAATCATTGATTAATTATATCTAACAAAGTGACTTTTTCTTGGGATATTTCTTGATTGGGCCATTACGAACAAACTCTTCTTCACTTTCTGATTCAGACTCTATCAATACCTTTTTCCTAGCCACTTTCTTATTCTGAACCACAACATTCGATTTTACAACAACATCATCCGATTTGGCTGAAGCTTTTACATCTGGAACTATGATCATATTTAATTCATCACTATTCTTAATGCTAACAACTTTACTTTTTGAATCAACCCTTTTATCCTCTGTGTCACTGATCAAATATATGATCGATAAAGGTTTAGTTCTGCCATAACGATGAGCTCGGCCAATCACCTGTGTCTCCACTTCAGATCTCATTCGATGAAATAAGATGACAAAATCTGCAGCTTGCAAATTCAATCCACTACCATAATGCAATGAATCTAATAATAAAACATTAATAGTCCCTTCGTTGAAATTATTTATGACATTAGTGATGTGTGCAGGGACACCCGAAATCGTGGCATATTTCAACTTGGCGTTCGCGATGTTCTTTTTAATTTTGTCGAATGTTTGATGATAGTCAGAAAAGATTAAGATACGAGGAGTTTTAGCGTTCGTTGCAATATATTTCAAAATTATTTCCAATATATCTTGCTTTTCCATATTTGTGAATCCGTTTTTCGCAGGAGGAACAACTTTATCATTTTTTTCGATAACTTTTTTTTCTCCGATGACATGATAACCTTTGTTACCTTTAACGACAGTTCGACAATAAGGACATTTATCATCACTTGTTCGTAGTGCCGCAATTAAACATCCAATGCAAAATACATTTTTACAACAATCAAGAATCGCTGGCGTCTTAAAAGTATCCGCACAAATCAAACAACATTCATCCTTTATCGAATTAACTTTCTCATTAATAGATTCCAACTTAACTTTGCATCTTCCTATGTCCGATTCTATCTTACTAATCCTGGCTTCTTTATTGGGAATTTGTATTGAATTAACATATTCTAACTCTTTTGTCAAATTATGTAGATCTGTCTTGATATTTTTTGTTAAAATATCGACAATGTTTTCTTCGGTGTCGACGTTGCAGTTCAATTTATTTAATGCTTCATTCATGTTTCCTGCGTTTATCAATCTAAGAACATCTGTTGGTACTAGATCTTTTAATACTGAGACTATTTTTTTGGTTGTTGATTCGATCATAAATAATCTTGGTTGGGGCAAAACGATTGATTTATCAACGTATTCATTTTTGTTTTTGACCGTAAAGTAGGGCAACAAACCTGGATTATTACCAAAAATTTTGACGACGCAGTGCCTTGTTGATATATTAAACAGAGTCGTAGGAGTTGCTGTCAAAAACCAATTAAAGTTTCCGCTTTCATTGAATGCAACCGGGATTTTAATCGAATCCATTTCATCAATAATAACACGAGACCATTTTTCATATTTGAAAATTTTTTTGAAGGTATTGTATCTGTTTAAATTCAAAATTATTGTATCTGTGTTTTTCAATAACTTATCCATTTTCTTTTTATTCAACATATGACGTCGATATACATATGTTGCTGTTACTTTAGCCGATTTACTTCCACTTTGCGTTTTGATTTTACCACCTGGTACGTTCTTTCTCATCACCTTATTGAATCTAACATACGAACCATGCGTAGAAAATTGTCTATCTACATAGTCATCATCACAAAACACATCAAAATCAGATATTAAATTCAATTTGATGTACTTCAAAGACGAATTACCCATAAATTCATCCCATTGATTGATAAGGTTGTGTGGAACTACGATCAAATTAATGTTGTTACATTCCCCGGTACTAACTAATTTGACAGAGAAATGATTTGTTCCAATTAAAACTTTATTATGTTCTTGCGGTTTCTTTTGTGCCAACATCAAACCAATTATCATGTAAGTCTTTCCTGATCCAACCTTGTCTGCTAAGATAGCAGAATTAGTTTCCAATACGTACGTCGAATTACATATTTCTCGATTGTCAATGTACGTAAGATGATTAGATGAACTTCGTATCGCGTCACAGAATCCAGAATTTGCAGCTGGCTTATCGACAACAATAGTAGATTGGTTCTCTAACTCCATCATACCAGCAATAGATGTCAATTGATGCTTTCGGAGCGTAATTTTCAAACCATCAGGCTGTTCAATCGTCCGCGAGTTTTCGTCAAGTTCAAAATAACTCATTATTATTAAGTGAATCGAAACATACTTTTATATTGATAAAATTTGATCAATTTTTATCAATATGTGGTATTTTTTCGCTCATCGATGATTTATCAATTCTTGACAGCGACTTTTATTTATCGAACTGGTGGAATCTTTGCACATAACTTTTGATGACAAATCATATTAAACGTGCAAATCTCCAGCCAGTTCTTGGCAATAATATTGCACATAACTTTTGATGACAAATCAAATTTGAACGTGCAAATCTCCAATCACCTCTTTGCAGATAACTTTTGACGTCGAATCAAATTAAACGTGGAAATCTCCAGCCAGTTCTTGGCTGTAATATTGCACATAACTTTTGATGACAAATCAAATTTGAACGTGCAAATCTCCAATCACCTCTTTGCAGATAACTTTTGACGTCGAATCAAATTGAAAGTGCAAATCTCCAGCCAGTTCTTGGCTGTAATATTGCACATAACTTTTGATGATAAATCAAATTGAAAGTGCAAATCTCCAGCCAGTTCTTGGCAGTAATATTGCACATAACTTTTGATGATAAATCAAATTGAAAGTGCAAATCTCCAGCCAGTTCTTGGCTGTAATATTGCACATAACTTTTGATGATAAATCAAATTGAAAGTGCAAATCTCTAGCCAGTTCTTGGCTGTAATATTGCACATAACTTTTGATGATAAATCAAATTGAACGTGCAAATCTCCAATCACCTCTTTGCAGATAACTTTTGACGTCGAATCAAATTGAACGTGCAAATCTCCAGCCAGTTCTTGGCTGTAATATTGCACATAACTTTTGATGATAAATCAAATTGAACGTGCAAATCTCCAGCCAGTTCTTGGCTGTAATATTGCACATAACTTTTGATGATAAATCAAATTGAAAGTGCAAATCTCCAGCCAGTTCTTGGCAGTAATATTGCACATAACTTTTGATGATAAATCAAATTGAAAGTGCAAATCTCCAGCCAGTTCTTGGTAGATAACTTTTATGTCGAATCAAATTGAAAGTGCAAATCTCCAGCCAGTTCTTGGCAGTAATGTTGCAGATAATTTTTGATGTCGAATCAAATTTAACATGCAAATCTCCAGCCAGTTCTTGGCCGTAATATTGCACATAACTTTTGATGAACAGATAATTTGCATATTCAAAAATTTGCCAATCACAATTGTAAATATTAAAATATGATCAACAAATATAAGATGTTAGTGACTGGCGCATTAGGATTTATTGGATCAAACTTTGTTAATTTCTTTGCATCAAAATATCCGGAAACGAATATCATAATTCTTGATAAAAATGATTATTGCAGTTCGATCCAAAATATAAACACGATAAATGCAAACGTAAAAATAATCATTGGTAACATATTAGATACCGAATTAGTGACATCCATATTGAACGACAACGCTGTCAATACGATCATACATTTTGCTGCCCAATCTCATGTTGATAATTCATTTTGTAATTCAATCTCTTTCACAGAAAACAATATTTTAGGCACGCATTTGTTGCTAGAAACTACAAGAGTTTATCACGAAAGAACTGGCAACATTAAAAAATTCATTCATGTCAGCACTGATGAGGTTTATGGTGAGGTACTTGATGATTCCGTGCGCACTGAAACATCAATATTAGACCCAACAAATCCATACGCTGCATCGAAAGCTGGCGCAGAATTTATGGCCAAATCATATTATTATTCATACAAACTACCTATTATCATCACTAGAGCAAACAACGTTTACGGAATTAATCAATATCCTGAAAAGGTAATCCCTAAATTCATTTGCCAATTGCTGAACGGCGAAAAAATCACTTTGCACGGAACTGGGAATTCGCGCAGAAATTTTGTTCACGTTGACGATGTTTCGACCGCTTATGAAACTATTTTAACCAACGGCAAAATTGGTGAAATTTATAACATCAGTGCAGCTGAAAAACATGAATATAGTATGTTAGAGTTGGCACAAATGTTGATAGAATTATTTGATTCTGCCGCGAATTGTAACGATATAATCACGTATGTTGAAGATAGAAAATTTAATGATGTCCGTTATTTTACTGCGAGTGATAAGTTAGAGCGAATAGGATGGAAACCTACAAAATTAGACTTTAGAAGTAATTTAGCAGAATTGATAAATTGGTATCGAGCCCATAAATCTCGATTTGGCATGTAATAAGTGGATATAGTCCAGACTAGTCAGCAATATAATATGTCCTAGGTATCAATAGTTTCACTTGGATATTATCCAATGCGCCACCAAACACATATAATGGCAGATTAATTGGATTGCTAATTCTTGTTGAATAAAAAGTATAAATTCAGCAGCTAGAAAAAATATCAAAAAACATATAATTTAATTTTTTTATCTAACAATAGAATATAATAGAAAGATGTCTTCTTCAATCGATAGATTTGTTTCAGAAAACAAAACTGCTTTAATGATCGTCGGACTTTTAATAGTCGCGTTCTTGATCTATGGATGGTGGCAAGGAAATAAGTTAAACGTTAATGTTGACTACAGTGGTCCAGTCCGCGCACCAGCAATGATGCCTGCCATGTCATATACCAATGGTTATCCAGCCCAATAATCATCAAATTATTTGCCTGTAATAAAAATTTCATATAAATATTTAATTTTTATTATCTTTGTTAAGAATATAAATCAAATGTCAAACGGTCAGGATGATACAATGCAACCCCCACCACCTCCAGATGTTAGTTATATGGATTGGATCAACGACAATAAATTAATGATAATTTTGGTCGTACTCGTTATTGCAGCTTTAATTTGGTATTTCTGGTTCAGAGAAGATTCAGAAACCGTTTCAGTCGTAACTCCAGTTTTATCGACACCAGGAGAACCATTAGTAATCCGAACAGTACGAAATTAAATGCTTTTGATAAAATAATATTTTATTAAAAGCAATACACAATAAATGCCAACAGATTTTGATTGGAAAACACTAAATGAAATGATAAATAATTTCGACGACAAAGTTTCATCGATACGAGGATCAATCAATAAAAATAATGCACCAACGATTTCCAACGTGAAATATGACAACATGGAATTATTTGAATTATTATAACCAATAATCTATTTGCAGAAGCTAATACTATCGCATCATGTATTCCTTTATTCAATGAACATTATATTGAAATTGTTGCACAAAAAAATAGATCCTTTTATTGAAAGAACCGTGTACTGATAAAATGATTCGCTTGTATGAATCGATAGAAAAAAGTAACAGATGATGGATATTTGAATAAAATTATGCCGTCAACTGAAGAATCATTGGTTATAACGACTATCAAGGCTTGTAAAATACCTTTCTTTGAAATGTTGTTGTCTCATAACGTAGATCTTGATGTTGTAGATAAAAATGCCATCATAAACGCACTAGAAACAAAAAACTTGTATCTGATGCAGTTCCTTCAGGATTATATTTCGCAAACGAATAAATATGATAATTATATTGTGTTGGTGGAGAAAATGAAACGTTGAATTCTTTTTCGATGTATGCTGTGTCTAAAATATTAACTACCGTGGAGTACTTAATTAATGAAATTATGTATTATAAAGCAACATAAATATTGAATGATATATACAGTTAATGGATAATTGGTCTGAAATCAAATACATAAATTTTACATATTCATCGCCAAATGACGATATAGAGACATGTATGGGATTAAATCCGGATGGTAATATAAATGTAAAATATACACTGATGGCACTACGCAATAAATTAATGGAAAATGTAGAAATGCTGAATAAATTGTTAGAAAAAACGGACTATATCACTGGAATATTTGCGACGGATTATGATTCAGTTGCGATTTGTGTTTCGTCACAAGAAGAAATGGATGATATGCTTAAAAATGATTTAATTCGTAATGAGATTATTGATGAAGAACCAGAAGAAGATGATGAGATAAGCAGCGAATCAGATAATGAAACGCATAGTGATAGGTTGCGTATGATGAAAAATTTAATATTTTCTAGTGAATCCAAACAAATGTCAGACAGTGATGATGAATCTAGCGAAAACGATTTTGTTGATATTGTCAACATGCAAGGTTTAATTCACAAATATAATGATTTGATTGGCGATGGTGACGAGGAAACAGATTAATTCTTTTATTAAAAAATGAAAGAGTTAATTACATATTATCAACGTAAAGGTATTTTATATACTATAATTAGAGAGATGAACATTGACAACAAATATATAATGGAAACTGTCCAAATCGGTAAGGGCAGTTTCTCTGATGTATTCAAAGGATCAATAATATCAACCGGAGAAGTTGTCGCTATTAAGCGAGTATCTTTAAAGAATTTAGAGAAAACAGGCGAACAAAAGACAACTGAAGAAGAGTTAACAATTGAGATTAACATTATGAGATCATTAAACCATCCATATATCGTCAAATATTATGACGTTATCAAAACTACCGATTATTGGTATATCGTTATGGAATATTGCGACAATGGAACTCTTGCTGATGTTATCAATTATAATAAACAAAATTTGCAAACAGAAAGGGAAGCGACAACTGTTTATTATATGGCGCAACTAAAAGATGCCATACAATATATTAAATCTAAAGGGATTATGCATCGGGATATCAAACCAATGAATGTATTGTTATCTAAACCAAATAAGATGGCATTGTCTGATACTGATATGGGGTTGTTATTTATGATCGATTCTGATAAAAATAAAGAAGCATGGGATAAATCGCAACAATTAGTAGTCAAGGTTGCAGATTTCGGATTAGCCAGATATTACAAAGAAGATGATCAAATTCTTGCGAATACGATATGTGGCAGTCCATTATATATGGCACCAGAAACGCTCGTCAATGAAAAATATAACTCAAGGATTGATTTATGGGCCTATGGAGTTATCTTGTATGAAATGCTATTCGGTGTATATCCTTTATCCGCCAAAAATATGCCCCAACTCAAAATGCAACTGAAACAAAAAAAGATAGATTTTCATTTAGATCAAAAATTTACACCCGAATGTTTTGATTTGCTCACAAAGTTATTAGAAAAAAATCACGAATCTAGAATTAATTGGGATAACTTTTTTAAGCATCAATGGTTTACGCTATGGAATAACCCAATGCCAAAAAGCATAGTCGTTACTCAACCCAAACGCACAGGAACTGTTCCACGCACTTGTTCCCGCAGCATAACTACATCTCGTACTAATATCCCTCGCACTCATTCTGGAGAATATATGCGACAGAAATTAATACAACCACAAGGGACATCAATCGGATCATCAAACTCATCTTCGTCAGATACATTATCAAAGCGGGACAGTTGTCAGATACCAAAGAAAACTAACAATTTATCGAAAATAAATCCATTGTATCAACGATCCGACTCAAGAAGTAGCAGTTATTCCCCTGGACATTCCGTATCACCGCCTAATTCAGTCGGATCACCATACAATCAATTTAGATACTCCCGCCAAACCTCTAGCTCTAGAGAAATTGATTTATTACACAGCGAACAAAATTCACCAACAAATTGTGTGTTATTTAACAGCAAAGCTCAGATTATTGATGATTATATGAATGATGCACGAGAAGCAGCTGATAACTCGCAAAGATACATAGAATACTCAAAAAAAATACACACCGAGTCAAATCCTATCGTAATCCCTAAACCCAAAACATATGCACAAACGGCTATGTCATACATAAGCGGGTTCTTGGGATAAATTCATATATCAGCGTTTAAAAATTAAATGCTTTATATAATTAATGGATGACGTAATTATTTGCATCTGTCATCACCTTGATGATGAACATAAAATCAGTTTTTTATCTACTTGCGTGGGTATGCATAAAATCAAAAACATGGTATTTTATACCAAGAAAATGCACGGATTATTTATTGAATATTTATCCTATTTTGACCAATTTTGTAACATTATTTGTTACAGTAAATTTCCTAAATTTGTTACACATTTACAGATAGATTGGACGTCAACGATGCCATGTTACGATATTCCTTCAACGGTAACTCATCTGAGATTTGGTTATCAATTTAATTTGGATATTGTCGACAGAATACCATCATCGGTTAGATTTTTATCAATTGGACCTCCATTTGATAAATCAATCAAACACCTTCCGACATCTGTAACATATCTAACCATAAATACACTCCATTCAGAACCTGTTTCAACTATTCCTTCCTCTATCACACACCTAACTCTTGGCCCTGATTTTAACCAATCCATCAAAAATCGTATCCCGCCTTCAGTGACGCATCTTACCTTTGGCCGTTCATTCAACCAACAGATCAAAAATTACATTCCTAATTCGGTTACACACTTAATTTTTGGCGATAAATTTGATCAACAACTACACGATTGTATCCCTCGTTCTGTAACTCATTTACAAATTGGAGCCGCATTTAACAATATCGTCACCGACTGTATCCCATTATCAGTGACACATCTTACGCTTGGCGGTTTATTTAACAAATCAATCAAATATCTCATACCATCAACAGTCACGCACATAACTTTTAACAAATATTTTAGGGGCAATATTAAACATCTACCGACGACAGTCACCCATCTAATTTTTAGGGAAATCTATGGTGTCATAATTCCATCATCTGTTATTCATGTGACATATTATTACAGATCAAAGAAGGTACGATTTGATGTTAATTTGCATGAATATATATTGTCACGGCTGTCCCCAAATACAAATTATGTCGTTTACAATGCGCACGACCGCGTGATCGCTCAAAATAGAAATCTTTATTTATAAATATCATTTGTAAATAAAGATGATAATGATCTCCAAAAATAAAGTATTATTATAATATATATAATTATGAATCATGACGTTATGTTTATTTTGATCATCGGTGCTATCATTTTGTTAATCTTTTTCATAACGTACACGCACTATGAAGAAAATTTTGAACCGATATATGATAATGGCAGCGATAGTACTACTAGAATGATGAATAGTTTCGAAATTTTTAGACAACAAATGAATATTCCTGCGATGCAAGTTAATGTAATGCAAAATGGAGTCAAAACTTATGGCAGTAATCACAGTGCCAAGGACGTACAGATTTGGGATACTGTCGTAGATACCCCTGTTCGCGATAATACTTTATTCAGAATTGCTAGCGTCACAAAACCCATAACTGCCATTGCTATTTTACATTTGGTTGATAGAGGTAAGTTAAGTTTGGAGGATAAGATGACAACGATTCTTACTGACGGCAAACTGATTGATCCAAGTACTATTTATGATAAGAGGATGAACGATATTACGGTCAGAGATCTCTTGCGTCATTCTGGTGGATGGGATACTTCATTGGGCTTGGATCTCTCAGCTCCTTTCGCTAAGACTCTTTTTCCTGAAATTATCAACGACAAATTCCTCGCACCATTTGATCCTCAATATGATGCACTCAAACTTGCTAGTCCAGATCGAAATAGCACCGCAAATGCAACTGATCTAATTAAATTCATGATGAGATTTCCATTAAATTTTGATCCAGGGTCTCGCGAAAAATATTCTAACTTGGGCTATAACATCTTAGGTAGAATAATTGAAATCGTATCAGGAAATCCATATGATGTTTTTATTCAGAATAACATATTTGGCCCTGCTGATTTTGAATATCCTGCATTTATCGGTAATGAACAGATCACCAATAAACATATAGATGAAACGTTTTATTTCGATGGCCCAGAAGATAATCCTGAGTATTCTGTTGTCGCCGGAGTGTCGTATAAAACACCTTCAGCATATGGATCATTTATCTTGGATGTCATGGATGCGCATGGCGGTTGGGTAATGACAGCGACAGATTTATCCAAAGTAGGGATGCGAATGTTGAATTTAGGATATTTTAGCCAAGCTGTCTTTGACGAAATACTTAAACGACCATCATATATTGATCCTGGAGCAACAACATTTTATTCTCTTGGTATGAGCGTTACCAATATGCCCGACGGTGATATTATGCTGTCACACAATGGTGCCCTGACATTTGGCACGTTCGGCTTCATCGGTATGATGATTAATAAAAAATTAGTAGTATCAGTGATTACTAACCACATTGACTATAATATCCCTAACTTTTTGGGTTCATTTAGTAAACTGGTTACAAATCTCTTTTCGGGTCAACAATAAACAATATGATTTATTAATTCTATTGTTTAAGGAGAATTTGCGCAAAAAATATATTTGTTTCAATATATAATATGAAAGATCAAATAGAAAACATTGAATTTCATCTGGACGCATATCTATCAGATTTGCATTCCCAAGCATGTAAGTATGAACAGACCGCACTCATATTATTTGATAAAGCAGTTGCATGTAAACCTAGAAATATCAAAGAACTATTTGATTTCATAACTGATCCAAACGCTGATATTTGGGCCCATAGCACTAAATGTGTTACCTATCCAAAACCATTGAACGTTTACATGATCGGCAACGGTAACGGTAACGCTGATGAACTTGTCAAGGAGATCATGTCGGCAAAACAAAATGAAAAAATGGCATCGTACCATAAGCAACTATTAATGTGCACTGTACGAAAAGATTTGAACGGAATCAAGGCGTTGATAAAATATGGTGGAGATGATTTCAATATCAATCACCAAGGAGAATTTGGTCTAACAGCATTGCATATCGCAGTTGCAAACAAATCGGGAACTAAAATGATTAATTACTTGATAGAACATTCGTCACTCGAAATGAAAGATGATTTTGGTCAAACTGCGTTGTATTATGCGGTTCGAACCATGCGATTTGAAATTGTAGATATGCTTCTTCAGAGGATGAATTCGCAACAGGTAAATATTTTAGATAACCGAAATATGTCACCATTATGTTTCTTATTTGATCAAGTACAATGTGAGAAGATGGATGATGAATTTTTGAAAATTGAGAATGCCCTTGTCAAATCTGGCGCAAAATATATTGCACTACGACCATTTGTTGATGCGTTCGATAAAAAATTTGCAGAGCATTTCGTGACGACCAAAAGTAAGATACATGATTCGATTGAGCAAGAATTAAAAATTGTTGCTACTGAAAATGTAAGCTTGCGGAATGATATCATTGATATTGTTATTGAAAACGATAATTTGAAAAAAATGGTTGAAGATTTGCATAAGAATATTGATGATATAGTTGATACTCATCAAAAGCAAATTACGGAGATGACAAAGTCGCAGTTGAGTATTAATGATTGTATGAAGACTATTAGCATACAGGAAGAGATGATTAAGAATTTAACGGACAAGATTAATAAATTACAGGCAAATGCAATAGTTTCGGTTGGTAGGTCTGCGGAATATTATGCCTATCCGTTTGTTGATAATAGGGCAATATTTGGCGCCAATAATGGGTATGCATCTGATAGAGGGATGCAAAATGTTGGCTATGGTCTTATGAAAAGAGGTATGGAAGATGTAGGTTACGATCGGATGTCTGAGAATCGTTTTAAGAAGCCGATGACAGAGTTTATCTGTCATTTGTCTGGTTCTGGCAAAAAAAATTGAAAAAAAAAGTGCCAGGGGACATAAGATTTACAATAAAAAGATCGTTCCCCCGATGGAATTAATAAAGTATATACTTTGCCTGATCAGCTTATTATACTTTTATGAAATCGTGATGGAATTTTTGAATACAAAGCCTAGATTTAGGGTGAGATTTAAGGAGTTTGTTGATGTAAGTATTTTTAACCTGGGCAGTTCTATTTGTGATGACAAAACAAGTCGAGAACATACCCAACCCGGAAAGCTTATAGGAGGAATTGACAAAGCGCAACCTCTTCACTGATTAGTACAAATTCATATTTTTCCGGATATGAATCACTGTACGCTACTTACAAACAAATAAAAGGCAATGGCCTCTCTTAAATTTAACTCTCTATCCGGTATTATTATCCGTGCAACAAATTGACCGTTGGAAGTCACATTTCTTGACGCGATAATAATCTCAGATCTAAAACACCGTTTTTAATAGATACACGTTAATTGGTTATCCAAGATTAATTATCTGTTATCATTAAATAATTACTCCCGAAGTGCGGGTAAAGGCAAGAAGAAGAAGCCCTGAATGTTTTATGAAAAATTAATATTTAAATTTTCATAGAATATGAATGCATATAAAGGTTATTGTGGGTTTGTAAAAAAATACATTATAAAAGAGGGCAACTATAACATATTATTAAAAATGTCCAAACGAGCAGTTGTTAATAAGAAAAAAGTTGTTGTTGAATCATCGTCGAGCGAATCTGAGAGCCAATCTTATGAAGAGTGTTCTGGTTCGCACGGTGATTCGCATGATAATGCCGAGTCTGATGATCTCAGTATCATAATATCTAAAAAAGTAGTTAAGAGTGAATGCATTGGAATGCCACGAGCATATGCAAAATATTTAGAATCGCTTCAAGATGATAATGATATACTTGATCAAATATTAAAGGAACAGAAAAAAATGATGAGAAAACAGGACCGATCGAGAAAGAAATCAGATGATACATACAAAGTTTTACAGCAACAAACGACAGACATAAATAATCAACTATATCAAATTAAACATCAATTTAAGAAGACAAGCGAAATTTTCGATCAAATTAATAAAACAGTTGACGAAATAAATAAAACAACTGATAAAATAATCGAAAAAAACGATAACTTAAAGGGGGAAACTATCAAGTTGACGAAAAATATTCATAAATTAAAAATTGGTAGCTAATTCGGCATCGTTATATCAATATCAATTTATATTAACAAATTGATACTGATTTATGCCAACAAACAAAAAAAATGACAAAAAAAGGTCCAATATAAATAGACTAGCAACAAGACAAACACATTTAAATGCCCAAACATTTGACTACCGAACAACCAAAAAAGATTACTGAGTCAAATAAAAGCATAAAAAATGACCCATTTGATAACGCAGATTCGGAAAGAATAGACGATATCAAAAAAGAAATTAAGGATCATTGTCAAACGATTGACTCATTGTGCAAAGAACTCCGAAATAAACGATATAATCTTGTTATAAAATCAAATAGTAATGATGCAACATATGTTATCGTTAAAAATAACGATCGATTAACAAAAATTGCTAGTTATGATTATTATGATTACACTGTATTCAAAGTTATGAAACAAGTCGCTATATTATACGAACATATTGCGTCGCATCCTGACATGAAAATATTATTAGCAATACCATGCAGATCTAATATGCGATTAAAATGACAATATTCACATAAGATATTAAAAAAACTAATGTTCGTTTTAAAATTATGATTCTAAAACAAATATTATGTAAGCAATATATCAAAAAACTAATACCATTATTTTTCGTATCATCACAATAATATTCGATTGTGTTGATACAAAAAACTAATACCATTATTTTTCGTATCATCACAATAATATTCGATTGTGTTGATATAAAGTAATGATAAAATTATAATAATAAACCCAAACTTATGCCAAAATTATTAATCGTCAAACAAATTGATGCCACATTTAGTTACAGTAAATATGGCGATTTTAGTATCATTATAATGCATGAAAATGGTTATATAAACGCTAGTAAATTATGTTACGAGTGTGATAAACAGTTTAAAAATTGGTTGAGGAATTCGACATCAAAAGATTTGATTGAGGAATTCCGTGCGAATGGAATTTCTGCTGATAAGTTGATGATAATAATCGCAGGTGGAAAAAATATTAAAACACGTGGCACATATGTTCATCCTAAATTAATAATTCATATTGCATCTTGGTGCGGTGCCAATTTTGCGGCCAGAGTAAGCGAATGGATCGAAGAATGGAAAAATTACTCGCCCGAAAATGAATCCCGCTTCTACGCCGCCTTATCAGAAATCAAACCTTCCCCATCCGCTTCAAAAGAAAAAGAAATCCAAGCAACATTGCACAAAAAACTAGGTGGCGAAATCGAAGTCAAAACAATCGCTGGAAGAATCGACCTACTAACCGACAAATACCTCATCGAAATCAAAAACTATTGTGACTGGAAATGCGCCATCGGTCAGCTCATCGCCTACTCTCAAAACTACGAAGACAGAAAGAAAGTAATGTACTTATTCGATGTCCCAAAGAAAAATATCATCGATCACATTACCGAAATTTGCGCAAAATGCGACATAACCGTCAAAATAATCAAATAGATCTCAACAATTATTCAATTATTGAAATCATGCATAATAAGTTCCAAATAACCTATCCATAAATATATCTATCCCAAAATTGTAATTAAACATCGAATGATGATAATCATGAAACTCAGATACCCGCCTAAATCCACTATGTGCCGCCGCAATTGTATTAATAATCGCCACCGCAATTAATATCTTAACCGTAAACGGATGATAGTGAAGTAAATACGCTGGCAAAATCGATGGGATTATATTTCCTAAATACATATCAAGCGGTGTCATATACAACGCAGAAATACCGACTGGTGCGATGATCTCATGATGTTTTTTATGATATTGATACAGATATTTGGTATGGAACAGTTTATGGCATGCGTAAAACAATATGTCTATCATAGGTATGCTTATCAATAAATCAATAACACATTTTTTTATTGAAAACGCATCTTCATAATCTGCATCATATGCCCCTCCAAATATGCAAAAAGGAATCAAAAATACAAACGTATTCAGCAACACTTGCGGAGTTATCCTTCTATAAGTTGGCATTATATCATCTATTTTATCAAACTGTATCTTCTTTTTGATAAAAATATTATAGTAATCAATAGCGAACATAATTCCGCCAACAAAATAATAAAATAGATTTATGTATATGTAATAAAATAATGCTTCGAGTATCATAATATACTTGGTTAGATTAAAAAATTGATAAATTCATTACTTTAATAGTATCATATCGAATATGATATTATTAAAATGCAATTCGTCCAAGAAACATTTATCGACAACGAATTACATACATCTATCAAACAGATATTGTCACAATCAAAGATTCCGTTCGAACAATCCCAAGTTTACAACGTCCTCAAAGAAGAAAAGGAAACGTCACCAGATATCCGGATGTCGCAATTTCGCACACTGATTGATAATGAGTTGTTCGATATCGGCACAAAAATATTGAACACAGTCAATTCTGATATGCAAAAAAGTAAGTTTATAATCTATGCAAACGACGTAATGCACATCAAATACTCTGCGGGCGGATATTTTAAAGAGCATGAGGATTATCTGAGCGTTAACTCTAATATCGTCGAAGAATACACAATGCTAGTTTGTGTTGATGCAGATTGTGTCGGTGGTGAGACTATTCTGACTTTCAATAAATTTTTTAAGCATAGTAGCAAGATGACAAACACGCCTGGAGGATGTTTGATATTTAGAAAAGATATTCCACATGAAGGAGCACAATTGTTATCCGGAATCAAAGAAATTATCAGTTATAACGTTTGGTTAATCAAAAATGACGCCGAAAATATCATGATTGTAGATTTTGAAAATGACAAACTCAATAGAAAGTATTTTTTATCTATCGCTGACATCATTCGACATCCGTCTAATAATATATTGAAAATATTAGTGAAAACATCCAAAGAAGATGATATTTTTGATTCTAAAGTAATACAATACACTGATTCACATACATTTGAAGAGTTTGCGATCGTTGAAAAAATTATTAATGGTAACGCGGTAAGTTATCAGGAATATACTAAATATCACGATATCATCAAGTATTATTTGTTTGACATGCAAAATATTATTATGAAAGCGATTGAAGGTGAAATGTTACAGGATAAAAAGAATGATGTGTATGTGAACGAAGATTATATTATTTTTGGTAATTCGATAAAGTACGTAAATTTTGTGGAGGATATCAAAAAATATCATTTGCCATATGTACCTTTTAAGATCATGTTCGCTGAAGGCAGTGTTTCGAGCGATCAAGATCAAGGGGAACCGTATATGATCAAGATGACACCAGTTTGGGTATCATTTTCAGAAAATGACAATATTGTTTTATTTAGTAATTTTATGGCGCGCAAAGAGATCCCGCAATCATGGTATTCCGATAAATCTGTTGTCAAGGATATTGCAAAGATTAGGAAAGGCAAGAAAATTTATTTGTCACATCCAGAAATAACCCCACCATCAAGTTCTTCAGATAATGAAGATCAACTTTCGGAATATGAAAGTTCTGAGGATGAACCAAATCGACCGAATGTTGTATTTCCGGAAGGTGACGAGGAAAGTTGGGAATGGTATATGGTTTTTATAAATCTGTTAGGATACATACCTGATTTTGATAATGCAAAGATCGTTAACCTTTTGACAGATAGATACGTAAACGAATTAACACTCGATAAATATGACAACTTTGATCTGGCTGCAAGGAATGTCCCTGACAAAAACTTTAGCAATTACTCCATAGTTAACAACAAACTTGTATTACAGACGCAACATCTTCAATCTATTCTAAATAAAATTAAACAAATAAAATTGTATGAATCTATCATAAGCAAATTGAATGATGTCACGATTTCCAGTGCGCAAAGATCAATCGTCAGTAAGCCAGAAATGTATTGTAACGAATCGGTTTATGGTCGATTTAATTTGATAACTATTTATGGTGGTCTTGTTTGTTAATCAAAAATTTTAATTAACAAGCATATATATCGATCAATTGTCGAAGATGTTTGATAAGGTTATCAAATCCATATTTATAAAATTCGGAATCGTTTAACCTGATTTGGACGGTAATTTGATTATATATATATATGGCACTTTCGTTTGTTTTGAATAGTGCGTCTAATTTTTTGTTCTAGCGTAATCCTCTGAATCCACGTTGAATAAGGACTGAATGAAACATCAACAGTTCATCATAATATGTGCAATTAGGTAAAAAATTTACGATCTCTAACAACGTGCCCATATAAACGTGACTTATCATTATTCTCGCCATTATTTTGTCACAATCAAAATGTCCAGATATTATCTTCATCAGCTCACCAAAATATCTTTTTTCGTGATGTTCCCACGAAGATATCGCAATCTTATACAATGACGTATTATCCTTCGCTAAATCCTGGACGCGCCAAGAATTAAAAACAAAATCTTGGACATCATTGTTTATTTTTTGATTAACGCACAATAAAATCAAATCCATAATTGAATATGTAATTCCAAAACATATGTTTTGGCGACGCAATAATACGCGGATATGATTCCGTGTTAATAGTAGCACCCATATTTATTAATTTTGTTAAACAACTATTGCATGAATCATCATACAATGCTCTATCCGATAACAACTCTGTGAACAATCTATTAATCGTCACCATGTCAAAACCTTTAAAATAATTTATAACAATATCAATCACATCATTCATTATCTCTCGCACATAATCTTCTTTTTTGTCCAAATATAAATTTATCGCAGTTTGTAACATACGATGTTTCGACCAAGTGTTTAATTACTATTATATATTTGGTTTCAAGTAACGAAACAACACTTTTAACTTTATCGTTGATCATGTCACGCTTATTTGTCAATAAATGTGTACGTTCCATATTTGTTAACTAAAAATTTTAATTTACAAATGTACAAATTATTCAATTTTTTAAGATTTTCAATAATATCATAATATCCTTTTTCATAAAATTTAGAATTATCTCTATGGAAATGCGCAAATAATTCGTTACATATATTATCGGCTTCTTGATTCGATTTAACTAAAGTATCTAACGTTGCAATATCTTGTTTAAATTCACCCACAGGATTCACTAGCAATATATGACACCTAACTATTACCAAGTATAACAAAGATATTTCATCTAAATATGTATGTTCCATTATATGTCTCATAAAATCTCTCAAATGCGTCATATCGTGCATATGTATCATCGCACGCATAATAATTTTATCATATTCATCGTGATAATATATTATTTGCAATACGTTTGTAACATATTTACGTTGTCGATGATCCATAGCCCAAATTATGATATATACCAACGACTCCCAATCTTTGACCAAATCTTGCGAACACCAAAGATTGAAAATATGATCCTGAATTTCATAATTACGATCCTCGCTCACAATTGTTGTCATCAAACGGAACGTAATTAACAAATCATATTTTGATATATAATACCAAAAAACAAACGCTGGTAACATAACAATACGAGGATATATATATTCGTCAGTTATCATTGCTCCAAGATCAATTAATTTTATAAAACTATTATTACATGGATCATTTTCATCATAATGCGCATCATCTGTCAGAAATAATGCAAATAATTTATCAATAATAATTTTCTCATTTGCGCAATCAAAATCTCCAAAAATGTTTACTACAATGTTAATTACCTCGTTCAGAAATATTCGAACAAAACATCTTTTGCCCTCATCCAAATACGATTTTAAAGATGACATTAATATCTCTCTGGTGATGAATGGTACTCCAACTAACGTTCTAATAGCTATGATATTTTTAGTAATCAATAGTGATGTCACACTTTTAATTTTATCGGTAATCATTTCATTAGGATCAGGTAATAAATGTCCTATGTCGTTCATATTATTTCTTTAAGTTGACCATGTATTTATATGTTTTGGATACAGATTGTACTTTCCTCCAAAATCATCCAGCCATTTGGCTATCAACCATCCTAACAATGAAAAAATAATATCTCCAAGGGAATTGATAAAGCTATCTGCATAGTTTTTGCCACCTGGCCATATATCTTTCAAATTATTGTTTACGAACGCCATGCCCATTGTTGTATTTTCAATAATCTCAAAAGAAGTATGTATCAGAAACCATCCTTCAAATGATATGCCCCAGAAATATGCAATGACACCAGTAGCAAAGTGTAACAGTGAGTATTGATCAAAAAAATTTATACCCATTTATGATATATCATTTCATAATTAAAATTTTTGATATTTCATCGATCACTATCTCATCAATTCTGCAACCTGTAAATGTTGATCCTTCCCAACTACCAATATTATGCAACAAACTACCTGTCAAATTCGAATCAATAAAATTTGTACTTTGAAAGTCACAATAAATAAATTTACCATTGCCGATATCAGCATTTATGAATTCATTGCGCTCAAAATCACAATCATCGAACATTGAATTCACCAAATTAGCACCATTGAATTTGACATCTTCAAATTTACATTCGATAAAATATGCGCTGGATAGATTCGCGTTCGAGAAATCTACTTTCTTTAAGAAGACTTTGAGAAATGTAACATTTGATAGACTTGCACTGCAAAAAATCGTTTTATCAACATAGACTGTGCAAAAATTCCATTCATGTGGCGGATAATCAAAAAAGTTTCGGGGAGAATTTTTTTCTAGGATTAAATTCGTATGTGATAAATCTACATTTATCATATGCGAATTACACAGCTGAATATTGCGCATATGTTGATTTGATAAATTAACATTTTTGAAAATTTTGAGATAGTCTATCTTGATATGTATTAATTTTATGAAATATGATACAATATCTAACAATTGTTTGTCTGCATCCGATGAAAGATAGATTCCTAATTGGTAGAACTTCCATAGCGCATATTTGAATATATGAATTTTGATAATTGTGGACATTTATTCTTAGATTCGGTTTAATTTTGTATATATGCTGTAACTAAATATCAATAATTAAAAATTATTGATATTAATTCGTCATCATATTGACTCGATTTATTAAATTTTGTATCTCAACATCTGTCTCTTTGATCTCATTCGTCAGTCGTTCCTTTTTGATGTTCAAGACTTCAATTTTCAGGAACAGTTTATCAAAGTCAGATAAATTAGCATGCATATCGATACCTATTCCATATGGATCATCCATCAATCCGTCGATTTGATACCCAAAGGTATCTGCATCGTTCAATTTTGCAATGTTTGTTATCTTTTCTTTCATCTTTTCGCAAATATTTTCTTCAACTGTACCAGAACAATATATAATTCTTTGTCGGACAGCTGTTTTAGTGTTCGCACGATAAATTCTGCCTAGACTCTGTAATACATCCTGAGCACTGTATGATGGCGAAATGATTGAAACTCGAGGATATTGGCCATGTGTATCATGCAACGAAATTCCGATCCCGCCACTTTTAATGTTACAAATGATCAATCTCGATCTGTCGTCGTTAAAGTCATCTATATTTTTATTTCTCTCTTGCATACTTTGTTCACCGAAAATGATACATTTTGTGTCAAATTCATCGGCTAATAATTTCAACGTTTGCGTAAAGTTAACGAATATTGCGACAGAATTACCTTCTTCTATATTTTTTTTTGTTTCCTCGATTATCGTTGGTACTTTCAATTGTTCAATACGCATCCTTGCATATAATATCCTGGACAATGCGCATCCAGAATTATCTTCTTTACTTTTTAATCTCGCTACTTCATCCTCGATTAGTTTGTATTCTTTTTCAATTTCTTTAGAATTATCCATATCATAACAGTTCGCTACAATTTGATTATCTGGAAATAATTTACCTAAATCTCGTATTCTCATTCTAGATGCATATTCTGGATAAATTGCATTATGTATTCCAATGCATAAATCTCCATCATATCTTTTACTTGCATCTGTCATCCAAATGTTTGCAGATCGTAAGTGAGGATACAAACCTAACGCGTATCCAGCTATCGCAAAGTTTTCTGGTTTGTCCGATACGGTCGCACTCAACATCAATATTTTGGCAGTTGTTTTGGCGAGCGTATATAAAAGAAGATGACATTGCGTTTTAGGGTTTTTGCATCGGTGAGCTTCGTCGAATACAATTATCATATCGTCTGGTACGTTCCAAACATATGTAAATTCTCCTTTCTCCGAGCCAATGTCAACAATTCTTTTGATAAATGGACATTTTGCTTTTTTGTTTGATTTATCGTCATAATATTTACAATTTTGTAAACTTTCGTAGTTAGCAACGCCATAATATTCAGCTCCTAATATTTTGAACGTTTTGATCCAACTGGTAATAACTGATTTGGGACAGATAACAAATAGTTTCAATTTCATAGATATCGCAGTCGCAATTGAAGTGTATGTTTTGCCAGTTCCAGTATCAGACGCATCAAGGGCCCGATTATATTTTGTTAGAGAGTAGATTAAATTTTCAACGTGCTTGGGTTGAAAAGGTAATAATTTGGCAGCAACAGACTTATCAATGAAGGCCATATTGACTTATTGCTGATTGAATTTAACCAAAGACATTTTATTTATCATTTTTTTGCCAATTTGAAGGATGATGAAAAAGTAGATGTGTGTTTCCATATCTCTGCCGTGTTCGATTTATTTTTGCCAATTTTGAAGGATGACAAAAAGTGAAAAGAAACTTTCACATCTCTGTCACGTTCAATTCATCTTTACTAAATTTGAAGAGATGATTTGTTAGTGACGAAAAAGTGGATCGACATTTTCACATCTCTGTGCGTTCACTTCATCTCTGCCAAATTTGAAGAGATGATTTGCAACTAACGAAAAGTGACAAATGCGTCCATATCTCTGTCACGTTTCGATTCATCTTTACTAATTTACGAGATGATTTGCGGGTGACTAAAAAGTAGATAATTAGTCATACTCATATTGACTAACAAAGAAGGCAAACTACACTCACTTTATTTTTAAATATATAATCTACAATCAAGAATTATGGCAACAAAACACGCGTTACTCATTGGTATCAATTATTATAAAAATCCAGCCAATCAACTAAATGGATGCATAAACGATGTCACTGAAATGGCAATCTTGTTAGCAGGATTGAATTACAAACGAGAAAACATTGTCATTATGACCGACGATAAAACTGGAACATCTGAACCAACAAAGGCGAACATCCTGGCGCAAATCAAAGCCTTGGTAGGACGAGTCAAATCTGGCGATACAGTTTTTGTACACTACTCTGGTCACGGATCTCAAGTTCGAGATAGAAATGGCGATGAACTGAAAAACTTGTACACACCTGGTATGGATGATTGCATATGTCCCTCCGATTTCGGTAACTACTCCGGATCAAATGGATTTATTTTAGATGATGTGCTCAAAGAGAATTTAGTAAATCAAATTCCAGTTGGTGCCAAACTCCGTGCCTTCTTTGATTGCTGTCATAGTGGTTCTATCTTGGATCTTGAATTCATCTGGAAACTAAATGGTATCTACACCAAAGATGGTGCGCCAGAGAAAAAATCTGATGACATTATCATGATCAGTGGCTGCCGTGATGACCAAACCAGTGCTGATGCATGGAATGATGCTAAACGTCAAGCTGGTGGCGCATTAACAATGGCTCTTGTCCAATCTATCACACCAACGATTACCTGGAAAAATCTCGTCACCGCAACTCGCAAATATATGGCTCAAAATGGTTTTACACAATATCCTCTATTGTCTGTTTCGAATCAAACCCTCGGGGACAAAGTATTCGATATCTAAATTGATAAATATAATCATTATTGTATTTATCAAAAAATTGATTTTTACAAACCCAAATGATAGCATCGATTCGATTACCATCAAAAATGCAGGGTACAACTTGTAATGTGGAAGAATTTACATCCTTATTTGAAAAAATCCAAAATGATATATCCAAACAAGAAGAATATGATGATGCATTAGAAGATGGCACTACCATATTATTTTATCGATCAACCGAAGATGATGATGAGAAGAAATCTTATTTACAAGAAGACAAAAGTAACAAAGATCTTTTTGAAACAGTGCCGATAGATTATGAAAGGGACGATATGATCATGATGGTTGATAATATTATGTATCTTAATGACGTAAATATCGTAATGTTAAATGATCCAAATTTCGCAGATAAGATTTTTAACGCTAACAAGATCGTTTATCCATTTTTTAATATGAATATCACTTTTGATTATCCTTGTATGGATAAATTGACGTTTAAGATTTATGGATCCAAGGATAAAGGTCTTACGATGTATCATTTGATCGTACAAGTTATTCAATATTACCGGTTCATATACAAATCACATTTACATTTTGATTTAAAAACAGGTGAATGGAAAAATGACAAAATTAGCGAAAACGAATTATTACATACTTGTATGGGTACCTATTTGTACGATATTAATATTACCGGAGTTGTCTTTCACAAAAAATCAAACTCATGGATCGTGCAATATAACGAATATTGTTAATAAATCTATCATTGATAAATTTATTAAAATTTGTATGTTTCACTCGCGTCAAACGCCCATTTAAATTTCTCTTGCAATGTTTTTGAAAAAACTTTACCGACGTCAATACCATGCTTCTTCAAAAAAGCAATTGTTATTCGAGGATCTATGTAATTAATCTTACTCGTTCCCAATGAAATATTTTTAAGCTCGATCTTCAACTCCTTCTTTGCCTTTAACTTTTTGATCCGCTGTCGTTCATTCTCAATCTTTGCAGCATTTTTTTTCTCATCTTTCTTCAATTTCTTGATCTTTGTGCGAGTGCTTTTAATTTGTTCATCGATTTTTTTTATTTGTTCCACCGACGATTTGGTTACATTCTTTTGATGATTACATAACATCGCTACTTTTGCATTTGCTTTATTAAATTCATCTAAAAGGATGTTGATTTTGTCCGCTTCGTTGTAAGTATCATATTTCTTGGATATTTTTTTGAGTTCTTTTTGAAATAAATATGATGCATTGTATGTTCTGAATACTTTAGCAGTTAATCCGGTCATGAAACCACTTAAATATTTGTTGATGTCGCCAGAATTTATTTTATCGAATAGTTGGTCAGATAGATCTTTTGATTTTATAAATTCAGATATATTTTTGTAAACGACCGGATCGACAGTCAAAACTCGTTTGTATCTGATCGAATCTTTGCCCAAAAAATCCAATTCTATCTTATCTGAATCTAATAATTTGATATGTTCAACCCGCAACGATGTAACTCCCACCGTATCCGTCTCATCACTCCCTTTTTCATTACCTACTCGCAACGCAAATTTATCAATAAAGTAAAAAGCAGTTGATAGTTGTCGCAAAAATAGATCGTCACTTCTTAAATTTTCAATGTTCTTTTCTTCTATCATCTTAATCTTTTTCTTTAATTTTCGCGCCAGATCGAACTTGGCAGCATCATTTTTTCCCTTTTGATCAGATTGTGCAGCTAACCATACATACTTTGTCTTTCCAGTAATATCATCCTTCCACGCAGCTAACCATTCTACTTCCCGATTATGAACAATCTCACCCCACTTACCATCACTACCAGTGTCCGGGATTGGTTCGCCGGATCCAATGTTGATGGTAATATCTTTTGGATATACTCTTCGTTTAATTCGTCCTAATTTAGGGTTACATCCGCGACCAATGAACAAGCCGGGTGGTTCTACACGAAAATTACCTACAGGTTGTTCAACGCCATCGACAATTGCAGTTTTATATTTTTTCTCTATCTCCTCGTTATCAACTTTGGGCGCTGATTTTTTGAGTTCTTTTTCTTGTATTAAATAGTCATATATCAATTTAAAATCGCAACCATCTAAATTTTTGATTTTATGATCTTTGCCTAAAATTTTAACCCAATCTTTCCAGAAATTTCTCTTGAAGATAGAATTTTTAACATAATCCGTTTCTGAATATTTTGCATATAACGTTGCATATTCTTCCGCTTGTTCATCTAAGATAATTGCTTCTAATTGATATATTATGGGGATGTTATGTTTTTTGTAAGGCGGAGGAAATAGGACACCATTGTGTCTCAACGTTTTCCATTTGTATTTTCCTGCTCCAAATTGTCTATCTAACCAAAATGTTGTAACGTAATTATCATACAACTCTCTCATTATATATCTATAAAACATTTAATTCTATCTATGACTTGATTTTTTGATTGAACGCGTATAAGCTGTGTAATATTTAATGAATTTTTTCCGTTGTGTAGCATGATCAACAATTGGACTAGGATAGTCAACGTTTGGATACAAACTATGATATTTGAACCATTTATGAATATGTTTCGGTTCAACATCTGCCAATTCGGGCAACCATTTCTTGATGTAGTTGCATTTTGAATCATACGTTGCGGATTGAGTCCAAGGATTGAAGATGCGTAGAAAAGGGGAATTATCTAATCCGTAAGACGCGGACCAGTTCCAATTACCAAGATTCTGGGCACGATCGATGTCGACTAATGTTCTACTGAAATAATTCTCGCCAAACTTCCAATCTATCAATAAATCCTTCGTCAAAAATTGCGACACGATTAGTCTGCCGCGATTGTGCATAAAACCTGTTGTATTCATCTCTCGCATTGCAGCATCTACAAAAGGGAATCCGGTTCTGCCATCTTGCCACGCTGATAAATAAGTATTATTATGTTCCCATTTTTGATGCTCGCTATTATGATTAATTCCGACATATTGATATCCATAAAAATCATCGTCAAAGTGGAAGCTAACATAATAATAAAAATCACGCCAATACAATCCTCTTACCAATTCCCCTGATTTCTCTGTTAAAAAAATATAATAGGCTTCTCGAATGCTAACATTTCCGAACTTTAGATGTGCGCTTAATTTAGTCGTTGGATATTCAGGATATTGCTTATCATGTTTATAATTTCGCATCTTATGGACGTTGCCTAAAATTTTAAGAGCATGGGTTCTGCCACCTCGAACTGCCAAGTTTTCGTTTATTTCGTAGTAGTCATTATCCAATAAAAAATTATCCAATTTTTCAATGCTCCACTTTTTTGATTTATTGGGTTCAAAATTATTTAGTCTGTTACGAATAGGCTTTCTGATAGGATATTGTGATGCATTTTTATGGAACATTGTAAACTGATGGTAATAGTTACCGTTTTTAGCAGTGATATCATTTCTATCGATTAATAAAATGTCAGTTGATATATTTAATGCGATGTTGTTTTTATGGCAATAGTTTTTAATTTTAGTGTCGCGTTTGATGGCATAGGGAGTGTAATCTTCATTGATGTAGATAGCGCTGATTGGATGTTTCTTACATAAATTATTGATGACTTCTATTTCGTCGCCATAGATAGTCCATAATTTATCGATTTTTTTATCAAGATCGTATAGGGATTCTACCATGAATTGGATAGAGTTGGAGGATTTGAATTTGTTTTTGTCGGAAATTTGAGTGGGCGTAAAGATGAAGAGAGGTATGACGGATTTTGATTCGGACAGAGCTTTTATTAAACCAGTGTTGTCGGTGATTCGCAAATCGCGTCTGAAAATGAATAAAGAGAGATTGTTCATATTATCACTATATTATTGATAACTAAAATTTTTAATTATCAACAGATGTTATTTTTGATCTTTAATCAACTGAACAAGCCATTCGGTCATTTTATCATAATTTTGCGTATGGGACCGCTCAAGAAATTGCGTATATCCAATTCGATAATTAATTTTCTTGCCGTTATCCTCGGCTGTTTGAGCCAACCATTTTGCAACATCTAAATGTCCTCTCAAACAAGCCCAACGAAAAGCATATTCGTCACCAGAATGAAGATTTATTTTCCAAGTTTTATAAAACCATTGTGCAATTTCTAGATGGCCATTTCCGCAACACCAATGAAATGCATGTTCTAAAAATAAATGTCTAAAAACGTTCTCTGTTCCGGCTAAAACAGGATGTAATTCAATAACTTTATGATTTTGGGATGCGGATACAGCATATACTTTCATGACTGTCTCTCGTTGCGCGTGTGTGATTGCATCGTAAAGAGAATGATTTATATAATCATGATCATATCTATGTTCAATTATCATTCTTATCATATCAATGTCGCTGTTGATGATCCGAGATATTAGTTCAAATTTATCGTCGTCTGCAATATTTAGGTTAATGATTCCGGATTTGATTAGATTTGTAACGAGAGATACTTTGTCAAAATCTTGAGCGATTGTTTTTGCGTCTCGTTGTGGTATGGCAATAATCATTCTACGTGTATGGCAATAATGCCGAGCGATACGCAAAGAACGAAGCAACATTTTGATTAATTGATAAAGATTAGTTGTTGTAAATATTTATTTTTCAATTTTTCTATTAAAATTGAAAAATAAATCACCAGCTAGTTTAAAGTACAAATCATATCAAATGCATCGAGTTTCGCATAAAAACATCCAGTCAACAGAATTGGTCCATATTTTATCTCTATTCAACGTACCTTTTAATGTGTGCGACGAACTTCAAGAACATGATAGGCCTGTATCGAATAAAAACAATCAAAGTTTCGTACATGTTGAAATGCCGCCATTAGTATTAACTGATATCTTAAAGTTAGGAATAGAAAACTTTCCAAAGGTATCTATTGGTAAGTATAAATTCCCGTATATTAACGTTCCCAAGACGAACGATTTTGTTGGTAGAATAATTTGTCCGCAACTTGTTATAAAAGATGATCTCATAATATATTCCGGTTATTATATTATCATAGACTACCATTTAGATGGTTCTTGGACTACTTCGAAAATTAACCCAAGTAGAAATTTTTCGTTTTACTCTTTTCCGTTTGAATATTTTTTAGATGGCAGATGTTGGAAACGTAGCGTAAGAATTTTTGGTTCGGGATATACCGTTTGGGCGCGCATAGGAGTGGACTCTTGCCTCTTTGAATATGGTTATGCATCTATCACTGCGCTCATAAATTCAATATTATGTAATTTTAGTATTACGGAAAATAAATTAGAATTATTTCATATATCAAAATGTAGTGAACTATGTGTTGCCAAATTAATATTGTTAAAATACATGTTCAATGACATGTTGTTAACTATTTTGAGATCTATAGCTAAAAAATTGATAAAATTAATCGGACACGCACCATTTAAACTCAAAAAAGTATCTTAGTACTTAAACATCATCGATTTTTAAATACTACTTGATGATAAAATTATCTAGCACATAAATTGCATCTCGGACACCATCCTTTTGGCAAGATTTGTATATGCATGAATGGAGATGACTAATATTTGGATATATATATTTGAACAAACATTCAACATAACCACCACATCTACACGGTCGCATGTCAACAATCAAATCTGTATTTTGCATTTCTAATATTTTAACATATTTTGTTGTTTTATAATGCCCAAATGAGATGATATTTTCTATACACGTAAAATTGTTATTTATGCCGGTCATTATCGCGCCGCATTTGTCATAAGATATTTTAATTGGCGTGACTTTTATTATATCTATTCTAAAATTGTCCCATATGTTATGATTTGTTACCAGATTGTATCTTGTGTCAAGATAAAAATTGAAACCGCGCTTGTGATATTTTATGTATCTATTCATATTCTTTATCAAATCATATTTTGGTGCAAAATTTGTGTGTCTGGTAAATATTTCGTTTATTTGATAAATTTTAACGTTGTTGTTCACATATGAATTTTTACAAATATTAAAATCAAATTCTCTCTTCATGTATGATTCGATTTTTTCGTTCTGTATATTTATGAATCGAATTTGTTTACCGTTGACATAAGACACACCGATAATTTGTTTATCATATTCTTTGCGCGAGTTTTTACTGAGCTCGTATTTCTCTCTCATATATTCCAAAATATTTATGGTTTCTTGTTTCGTTTGCATGATAAATTCACCATATATTTTTGAGCTTACATATATATTAACATTGTTACTCCATTTCTCACCCAAAATGCATTGAACGATGAACGATCCCGATATCGTTGCATCCGATTCTCGCATCGCCTTTTTAAATGAATCAAAATCATCTTCAAACATTTCGAATAATCGTCGATTTATTTCATTAATGGTAGTTAGTTTGATATGTGACATTTTAATTTTTTGTTGATATATTTTGCACGTTTGCACCAAATTGTATAAATCGATAGGGATCAACATTGGCAATATGTCATCAAATATGTCTCCAAATAATATAATTTCCATTTGTTATGATTAGTCAATTATTGATTAATCATAACATAGTTAAAGATCAATTTTTATTAAGACAACGCAATATCAAAATCGTCTAAAAAAAATATAGCACTTTTTCTATTAATTTTTGCGTGAAAATGATCAACATTAGGATGGATATGGTTAAATAAACATTCAGCCCCAAAATTATCTTTATGACATGGATAAAGATCAATACCATCGATCGTTAATATTTTGTCGCACACGTGTAACAATGGCATTTTTTTTACAAATTGTCTTGCGAACGAATAAACGGTATTCATGTAACACGCAAAATAATATTCTTCGTGATTCCTCATTCGGGCTTTGCAAAAGTCTCTTTTCTCTATCGGAGCAAGTTTGATTATATCAACGTTTAAATGTCCCCATATGTTACTATTTGTTACTCTATTCTCCTTGTTACATGAATAAAATTCAAATCCTCGCTTACTATATTTTAAATAACGTTTAATATTCCTTTCTAAATCATACAATGGTGCGAAATTTGTGTACTTGGTAAATATTTCATTGATTCGATAAATAGATAAATTTGTGGGACCATCAAACATATCATTAAATTTGTATGCATTCTTGCAAATATTAAAATCATACCCAGATATTACGAAATTTTTTTGCAACGATTCGCCAATAAATTGAATTTTAGTTCCATTGATTCTGTAATCAACAATAGTTCCAGGATTACCATGATAATCTTTGTGTATTTTTTCAACACAATAATTTTTGTCGTTCATATATTGCAACATATTTATATGTTCATTTTCATATTCGCTTAATTCTGAATCGAGTGAAGATTCAGTGCTAGATTCTTCATCGCTATCGAGAAAACGAATTTTTTTGTATCTTGATTGATCATAAACTGCGGCGTAGTATTCTGGCATCAGGAATTGCATGAACATTTTCTTGTCAACGTACACATCAACATCACTTCCGCCCCAATGCTCGCCCAAAATACATTGAATGATAAATGATCCCGAAATAGTCGCATCTGCTTCTCGCATTGCATTCTTAAATCCATTTAATTCATCACCAAATGTGATATGTAGTCGTCTATTTATCTCACAAATAGCACTTTTTTTAATATGTGACATACTAATCTTTTTTTGATATTTTTTACACGTTTGCACCAGATTATATAAATCTATTGGAATTAACATTGATATCAAAATGTTATCAAATATATCTCCGAATAATATGACCTCCATTGTTGTAATCAATTACCAATTAATCACAACATGACAGATAAAATATCAATTTTTATTCAAAATAAAAATCATCTAAAACCAATACTGCGTTAGTTAAATTTTTTTGTTCCATATGGGATAAATGTAAATGACAAATATTTGGATAATGATAATCAAACAGACAATCAAAACCATTGTTATGACATCTATAAATGTATGTATCCAATAATTTTGTATCTTGCAATTTAAATATATTTTTGGCATGACACGTATCTTTATACATAATTATGTCTTCGCAGCATGTGAATTCATAATCTTTTGACATTATCGATCTGCATTCACGATATGTTTTGCGAATGGGCGTCATTTTGATGATATTGATATTTATTTGATCCCATATGTTACTGCGTGTAATCATATTGTCTTTATTATAAGAATAAAAGTTGAATCCTCGTCGATGATATTTTAGATAACGTTTGATATTTCTTTCCAGATTAGATTTGGGTGCAAAATTTGTACATCTGCAAAATATATCATTCAATCGATAAATGAATAAATTTGTCTCGCCATCGAAAATATCATCAAATTTGTACGCATTTTTACAAATATCAAAATCATAATTGTTGATTATGTGCATCACTATATTTCGTTCTGGGACGCCGATAAATTGGATTTTAGTTTTATGAACTTTAAAATCTATTATATATGCAGGCAAACCATCATAGTTTAACGCGGTGTGTTCTAAAAAATAATTTTTGCGCGTCATATATTTCAATATATTTGCATCGCTCACTGAATCCTCATGTTCACTCAAGTCCGAATCTTCAGATTTTTTATTTAGAAAGTCATACGTCATATGATTTGGATTATGAAAGTCCTCAAACATTTTGGTGTTCACATAGATATCAATATCACTATCTCGCCAATATTCGCCTAATATACATTGAATGATAAAAGAACCAGAAATAATCGCACCTGATCCTCGCATCGCACTTTTAAAATCATCAAAATCATCGTTAAAGATATTGTATAGTCTTCTATTAATTTCATTGATTACACTTTTTTTGACGTGCGAAATTTTGATTTTTTTCTGGCAACTTTTACACGTTTGCGCTAGATGATAGAGATCTATTGGGATCAAAATCGGAACAATGACGTTAACAAACAAATCCCCGAGTAATACAATATCCATATTTATGATTAGCTAAATAGTTAATCATAAATGTTTTTGTAAAATCAATTTTTATTCGTAGCTTGGAATAAAAATAACAGGAATCTTATATATGTAATCTTCAAAATATCTGCCATGATAGTGATTCGTTTCAGGATATAACGACCTTGTAATACAATCTATTTGAGGATCACATTTATCTATGCTCATATTCGTGGCATCAATTATGTTCTCGTTACCTATTGATGTTGTATCAATATAGAATAGAGGTTGCGAGATTCGACCGTTGCTTAAAAATTTTTCAGCATAAATTACGTTATTATCTATTTTGAATCCATGATTACTCAAATATTTTTCACATGCGTTTTTTGATTTCATTCCTTTTATCCAGATAGGTTTATAAACCAGACAATATGCATCATTGACCGACATCATTTTTTTATCGACATCCGATTTATAAAATCTAAATCGTCTATTACACATTTTGGAAAAAGACTCTGGAGTAGCAATGTATCCTTTGAAATATAAATTTGTATATTTCGCAAAAATTTCATCTATTCGGTGGACGTACAATTCACCAGATCGAGGATTGTAAAAATTTTTGGCATAATTACGATCATAACGATCAAGTATGTAATCTTTAGTACTAATCGGTGATAATTTGTTTTGTAACGATTTCAGAGTAAAAAAAGTTTCGCGGACCTGGAATTTTACGCGATTGTGATGGTCCCAGGGCAGATAACTATCGCGGCATATTGATGCCGTTAAATAATCTTTGTCGATCAAAAATTTCAAAATTTCATCTCCATTCTCTTCTAATCCAAAATTTTGTTGCCTTTCTAAACTCGCTGCAAACATCTTGGCTGGATTTTCAACATGTATGCAAACGTCATCATCTTCCCATGTTTCGCCAAGGATACATTGCGCGATAAATGATCCTACCAAAACTCCATTTACAGATCGTAATGTTTTCATGAACTCAATATAATTTCTGCCAAAAATGACGTTCAATCGCCGATTTATTTCGCTGATGATACTAGTATCAATGTCATTTTTTGTGATGATTTTGTTACATCGTTGACACGTTTGTGATAATCGATAGAGATCGATGGGGGAGAGAAAATATTGGATGTTGGTGAATATATCTTTGAATAAAAAAAAATTCATATTATACTGTAAATAATTAAATATTGCTTAAATGTATTATTTATGAATATTTTGGAATCAAGATAAATTTTTTCTCACGTGCGCAAGTACAATGATAATGTTCAAGCTTAGGATATAATAATTTGGTTATACAATCATGATTTATGCATTTGCTTATTTGCACGTGACATTGTGGCAGCTTACTATCAGTCACGATTGTATAGTACGGTGATTTGGTATCAATATCAAACACAGGATATGGTTTATATCTTTCTCTATTTTCTGTAGGTGTCCAACTATATATGATGCCGTTCTTAATCATAAATTTGCCTCTGTTAACATGACTTTCACATTCTTCGCGTTTTCTTTTTCCTTTTATTTTGATCGTTTTGTATATCAAATTATGAATTGCCTCGTTAGACATCATCATATTGTCTCTGTAAAATCGAAATCCTCGCAGATACATTTTAAAAAACGTTGCAGGATCCATCATATCTCCATTATCCCGATACAAATTTATACGTTTGGTGAAAGTATCGTGTGTGTTATTTATTATTAAACGATTGGTCGCGATGTTGTATATATTTTTAATGTTGATATTATACGTATAATCATCGTGCACTAAAAATAATTTTATTAGAATCCCGTTGATGTTGTACTGCATAAAATGCGTTCCTTTATTTGGATCCATAATTGCTTGAGGATTCATGCGATATTTATGCAAAAAAACCATCGTATTGTCCCAATTTTGTCTGTAAGTTTTTGTCGCACCAACTATTGAAACATTAATTTCGGCCTTTTTGATAACGATATGAATTTGCGTATCCTCCCATGATTCGCCAAGCATACATTGTGTAATAAAAGATCCCATAATCGTTGCGTTTGCATCATTCAACAGTCGCATAAATTCAACGTATTTGTCATCAAAAATCGAATTTAATCGTCGATTGATTTCACAGATGATACTTTTTTTGATATTGTCTTTTGTAATTATTTTATGATATTGTTTGCATGTTAACGATAACATATATAAATTAACAGGAAGTAAAGAACGTTGAATATTAGGAAATGTGTCTCCGAATAGCACGATATTCATATTTATAACTAATTGATATTCAGTTAGTCATAAATATTTAAATAATCAATTTTATTGTTGTCGTTTAAAAATTACACAACGTTACTGCCAAGAATTCTGATCGGCTGGAGATTTGCATATCAATTCGATTGATTGACAAAATTACATGCAAAGTTGCGGCCAAGAATTTTAATTGGCCGGAGATTGCATATCCATTCAATTTTTTATCGTAACACACATCCATTGCTCGTAATATAATATATTATAACAATAATGTCGCAAACAAAATTAAAACTAGTCACACTAGGAGAAATATCATCAGGGAAAACATCTATAATTTGCCGTCTCATAGAAGATATATTTACCATTTCTGAATCCACGATCGGCGCCAGTTTCTTCACATATTATTGCAATGATATTAAATATGAAATATGGGATACAGCAGGAAGTGAACGATTTATGGCACTAGCTCCAATTTATTATCGAAATGCAGATATAATATTATTAGTATTTGACCTATCAACCATTGATTTGATGAGCGAAAATTACATAGGGTTCGAAAAGATAGAGACTTACCTCAAAAAAGTTCGAGAAGACATGTATATTCGAGAATTTAAAGTTATTGTCATTGGCACCAAAATGGATTTGGTGACTTTGGACACGTTAGAAAATATTAAAAAAGTAGTCAGTCTAAGATTTAATAATGTTGACGGATTTGCATATGTCAGTTCTAAAAATGGTGATGGATTTGGCGATTTCAAAGAAAAACTCTTTTTATGTGGTAACGAAATGAAAGAATACAAACATCCTACTGATCATATCATCTTTTTGAATCAAGAACAACCCAATAAAATGTCAAATTGTTTATGTTAATTAATAATTTTCAAGACAATTTTAGTTTTGTGGAACGTAAGCAATTTGTTCTTCATCAGTTTTGCTGCGATAGACAACTTTCTCATGCGAAAAATAAGTAAACGTTTCTGGCAAGACAATGATCTTAGTGTTTGGAAGCAATACAATCGTTTTAAACAAATCTACGGAGATTTCTCGAAGTTTGTCCTTGATCCCTAACAATGTTCCTTTTGGAAATGAAACGTTGTAAGCAATTACAGGCATTTCCGGTTTTGTGTTGCTGCTACTGATCAACATTGTCATTTTTTCATAAAAAGTAACTGCTGTGTTGTTTGGAATTTCGCACAATGTTCTTTCTGGAACTATAAGTGTCCAAATCTTGTTGCTATTCGCGATCATTGCCTTTAATTCAGTTCCTGCTGGTAACACAATTGTCACTGTGTCTTTCGGCAAAGGTACTTCTGGCACGGAGAAGATGATTTGTATTCCAGAAACAGAAGCTCCTTTCTTGTTCATAAGTGTACATACGTCAATAGGAAGAGTAACAATTTCAGTGAATTTGCAAGCACACATTGTTGTTGATTTGGTTGTGATATGATGTAAATATCATGGAACCTCCTGAAAATATATTTTTCAATTTTTTTAAAAAAATTGAAAAAATAAAGGCTTTCGCGTACGTTTTACCCTAATATATTATCAAAAATGCAACGACAAAGTACCAAACCACCAGTATATAATTATGGATCAAGTACCCCTGTTATGTGCAAGTTCGGAACATCGTGTGAGAAACCCAACTGCAAATTTGCACACGGTCAAACTAGTGTAACCTGTAAATTCGGATCAAAATGCAACAAAGAAAATTGCCCTTTTGTACACGAAAGTATTCCTTGCAAATTCGGCGAAAATTGTAATAGACCTGATTGTAAATTTGTACACAACAAAAATACACCCAAAGTCGCTTGCAAATTTGGTACTAAATGTACAAATGACAAATGCACCTTTGCACATCCAACTGACACGCAAAAGATTAAAAAAAGTGACACACAAAAGATTAAAAAAATAGATACTCAAATTAAATGTAAATTTGGCGACAAATGTACTAACGAAAATTGTACATATGCACATGATAAAAAAAGCAAAGAGAGAGTGATCCAATGTAGATTTGGCGAAAATTGCACCAACGAGGATTGTATGTTTGCACATGATAAACCTAAAAAAACTAAAACGATAGTCGCAAAAAAATCGACGATAAGTAAAAAGAAGAAACAAGAATCGAGCGAATCAGATGATGTTCCTAAAAAGAAGGTTATTAGCAAAAAAAATAAAAAAGAATCAAGCGAATCAGAAGAACCAACAGAAGAATCATCTGAAGAATCGATAGAAGAATCAAGCGATTAAGCGCTCGATTGTAACGAAATATTTAATGTTATATATTATATAACGATGAATAATTCAGAATACATATTCTATCCTGCATTAGATTCACACGGTTATGATTCCATGTTTGTCGGTAAAAAAAGTATTGATGACTTGAAACATATATGCGATTCTTCCAATGAATATATGGGCTTTAATACATTAGGATTTATCAAATTCAGCATTAACTGTGAACTGCATCCGAGCAAGTACTTTGGCACTGATGATGGATTGTATGTTAAAAAAAGAACAGATGCAGTAACGTTCAATGATTATGATTTCTTTCCTGGTTTAGATTCTCGTGGCAATGACGTTCAATATGTTAACCCAAACAATATATATCATCTGAAAAATCAAGCCGATAGAACAGGATGCGCAGGATTTAATACGTTAGGATTTCTTAAAAGTAAAATGGCTGATGTGCTACATGCAACGAACGCAGAACATGGATTGTATGTACGAAAGAGACATAATAAATTTAGAGTCAAATTATTATGTAATTGGTGCACAAGTGATGAATTATGTAAAGATTGGAATAGAATGTCGCAGGGTGATTATAAATGGAATGATATTGAGATCACTGCTGGCAACAATGCAGATTTTTTTGTCATTGTTAACAAACCATTATCCGATAATGAATATTACGTTCCTGATAGGACTATCATTATAAGGATGGAACCGTGGTGTTATGATGATAAATGTAATTGGGGTGTGAAAACATGGGGCAAGTGGGCCAGACCTGACGACGCTAAATTTTTGCAAGTTCGCTACCATGAAAGATATTTGAACACAACATTTTGGCAACTGGCAACAACCTATTCGCAGTTCAAAAGTATGGAACACATTAGCAAAAATCAAGTGATATCATCAATATGTAGTTCTAAATATTATGATCCAGGACATATTTTGCGAATCGATTTTTTGAAATTTGTAGAAGCAAAGAATGATGAGGATGTTAAGATACATGTTTACAATCATGATAATCACCACAACTTTAAAAACTACATGGGACCGCATCCGCACAATAACAAAGATGCAGCTATTATGCCTTACAAGTACTATTTTATGATGGAGAATAATGCAGAACATAATTTTGTTACTGAGAAAATATGGGAATCTTTGATTTGCGAATGTTTGTGTTTTTATTGGGGCTGTCCTAATCTTAGCGATTGGATTGACCCTCGATCGTACATACTATTAGATGTTGATGACTTTGAAAAATCCTATCAAATTATGCGCAACGCTATCATCACTGACGAATGGTCCAAACGTTTACCGTATATCAAACGAGAAAAGCAGCGAGTGCTAGATTATTACAACTTTTTCCCAACACTCGAACGCACCCTAAAAAATGAATTCAAATTTACATACAATCCATCAGACCTCGATGTCAAATACAATAAATACTTTCATCAAACAATCAATAAAAAAATAAATAACGGTTGCTTCATCCACACATACGCAGCTGAAATTAACTTATTACTCGAAACAATCGAAAAAATAATCGTAAACAGTCTGATTGATGATTTTGATTATGTATATATCATTAACATCGGCTGCAAGAATTATTCGTTGATGTGCGATGTCATTTGGCAAGACAAGATTGTTATGATTAATTATTCTGAAGATGTTGCGTTGACAGAAATTGCTAGTTTTGATCTTATTCATTTGTTTTGCCAGAAAAATGAAGATTGTAAGGTTATGTTTTTGAATACAAATAAATATTGCGATAATATTATTGATATGTATGATACGTGTTCTAAGTTATTATGTGCCCATAATTTTGTAGGATATGAAAACGCATGGCTTGCTAGATGTGATAATATTAAGATGATCGGATTGAAGGATAGAAATATTTTTACTGTTGATAGTATTGGTTCTTATCTTACTTATGATGAAAAAGTTCGCATCAAATGTGTAAATTTAGTTAGAAGGCCGGACAGAAAAAAGATGGTTATGGAACAGTTGATGAGAGAAGATTTATTAGAGCACACCGATTTTTTCGAAGCAGTTGATGGTCAGAATTTAGAGGCGACTGATGAAATCAAAGAATTGTTCGCAGGGAATGATTTTAAATCACGAAAAGGAGTTATTGGATGCGCTCTGAGTCATTGTAAATTGTGGCGCCAGTTGGTGTCAGATGACACTTACGATCGATATTTGATTTTAGAGGATGACATTGAGATTGCGCAGAACTTTGTCCTAAAAATGAATTTAGTTATCGAAAAAATGAAAGATGTAGAATGGGATATTATATATTTTGGTTATCATGACACTAAACAAATGAATGAAGATAGAGTAATAACTATTAAGGAATATGATACAAATCAAAACATTGGAGGTACATTTGGCTATTTGGTGACTAAGGCTGGAGCGAAAAAATTTTTGAATTTTATAAGTGACAATGGGATAAGACATGGGATAGATTATTTAATGTTTCATTATCATCGAGAAATGAATTTGAAACAGTTCCAAGTTATGCCCCAGTTGATAGTTTCTGAATATGTCGCTAGTAGTAAAGCGGTTGATTCAGATATACAATACGATGCAAGTAGTTTGTTTTGAGATATAAATTGGATTATGTAATTGAATTTATATTTCTGTTAGGATGAATACACCAAGGTTACTATGTAGATGTTTTTGATTTGGAAATAATAACTCGGTGAAACATGAAGAACATTGTCGACAATTTTTGAGAACTAGATTATCCGGTATTTTGACTTTATGTATTTTGTATAATCGAATTATTCCAGAAGATGGGTTGCCATGGTAACAACATATTTCATTTTTGATAATCGTGTACGTATAAACATAATCATATGCTCTTATTTTTCGTGTGGGAAATATCGACTCAGATTTTGTTTGATAATCAATTTTTGTCACATTAATTGGCATGCTGAGACACATGATCTCATGCAAATCTGATGTGGATAGTATTTTCTTTTCCTTATCATCTGCCAAGTAAAAATTAAATCCTCTTACGTAATACTTCTTGAAATGATCGCCATGTAACGGTGCATTTGCGCAAATATTTGTACGTCTGTGCACAATATCGTCAAGATTATAGATTTGTAAATTATTCGTCGATAGATCATTTGAATCTGAATCAATATGTTTGAATTGATAAATGATTTTACATATGTTGTAATGATAATGATATTTTACGTGATCAAGGATATTATTTGTGTCGATGCCCATTAATTTTACTTTAAAACGATTTTTTATAAAAAAAGTTCTCAATTCTTTCAAGCCAATTCTTTCTGTGTCAGGATGATCAAGAGGTGGTGGGATTGTTAAACCGTAACTGTCTTTTGTTTCAGGATAACAAAAAAGTTCGAAATTTTTAGGTAAAAATTTGTTTGCGTTAATGGCGACGCAAATATCAACGTTACTGTCCCAATATTCCCCGAGAACACATTGAGTAATAAAAGAACCTACGATAATCGCCCCTGATCTTTTCAACTTTTGTTTAGTTTCGACATAATTCTTTCCATAAATTTCACGCAATCGCCTGTTTATTTCTTTGATAACTTGAATTTTGAAATCTTGGTAGGTAATATTTTTGGCATAATATTTGCATGTGGCAAACATATTGTACAAACCCATTGGTAACAATAATGGTTTTATAGCATCACGGAATATGCCACTAAAAAGAACGTCGTCCATTGAGTTACTTTTATTCATCATATTAGCGCATCCTAATAATACAATTATCAATTTTTTGAAACGTAAATTCGATTATGTAATCAAACTTATGTTTTTTTGAAAGAATGAATAGATTGTTGCCACTTCGCAAATGATCTAATCCAGGATATAAAAACATACACTACACCAAGTTCTATTTCCATGGCAAACTGAAGGATAAATATTAGTGAGAAACCTGTGACTACAAATTTTATATATCAAATTCCATCCATATGATCTTCTGTCGTATATCTCACTGCCAGCTAATAAATTTTCGTAATTTCATTATTTTGTTATCAAAATTCCTTTTTTGTTATCTTTTTGCTAAAGATTTACATGATAGTATCAAGTTACGTAATTCAATTGGAAGTAAGATCGATTTAATGACAGAATATATGTCGCCGTAAAATGCGATTTCCATAATGATATTTTATCGTTATGGAAATGGTTTTTGTAACGTTTTGATTATCAATTTTATTTGTTTTGACGTTGCATTAGAAGAAAATATATCATTCAAAGCAATGTTGGGAGATTTGCTTCTAATGTGACTTTAATGTCAAGAGACTTATGTTGACAAGATTTGAACTTGGCAACATTGATTTGTTCAATGTGATATCAAGAGATTTGCATTGATGAGACTTTGAACGCGCCAATATTGGTCCGTTCAATATGATGTCAAGAGATTTGCATTGATGAGACTTTGAAATGTGTCGAGATTTGAAAAGATTCACGTTGACAGGACTTTGAACGTGCTAATGTTGGTCTATTCAACATGATGTCAAGAGATTTGCAGAAGTTTATGTTGACGAGATTTTGAATGTGCCAATATTGATCCGTTCAAAGTGATACCAAGAGATTTGTAAAGATTTGCATTGACAAGACTTTAAACGTGCCAATATCGATCTATTAAATGTGGATGTCAAGAGATTTGCATTGACAGGACTTTGAACGTGCCAATATTGATCCGTTCAAAGTGATGTCGTGAGATTTGCGAAGATTGCGTCGACGAGACTTTTAATATGCCAATATTTGTCCATCCAATATGATGTCAATAAATTTGCGTTGAGGAGACTTTGAACGTGCCAATATTTGTCCATTCAAAGTGATGTCAAGAAATTCGCAAAAAATTACATTGACGAGACTTTGAACGTGCCAATATCAGTCCATTCAAAGTGACGTCAAGAGATTTGTAAAGATTTGCATCGACAGGATTTTGAAAGTGCCAATATTGGTCTATTCAATGTGATGTCAAGAGATTTGTAAAGATTTGCATTGACAGGATTTTGAACGTGCCAATATTGGTCCGTTCAATTGTGATGTCAATAGATTTGTGGAAATTTGCATTGATAGGACTTTGAATGTGCCAATATTGGCCATTCAAAGTGATGTCAAGAGAATCGTGGAAGTTTGCATTGACAAGACTTTGAACGTACAAATATTGGTCTATTCAAAGTGATGTCAAGAGATTCGCGAAAATTTATATTGACGAGACTTTAAACATGCCAATATCGGTCTATTCAAAGCGATGTCAAGAGAATTGTAGAAGTTTGCATTGACAAGACTTTGAACGTGCCAATATCAGTCTATTCAAAGTCCTGTCAATGCAAACGTGCAAATATCGGTCTATTCAAAGTCTTGTCAATGCAAATATCGGTCTATTCAACGTGACGTCAAGAGAATTGTGGAAGTTTGCATTGACAAGACCTTGAACGTACAAATATTGGTCTATTCAAAGTGATGTCAAGAGAATTGTGGAAGTTTGCATTGACAAGACTTTGAACGTGCAAATATTTGTCCATTCAATGTGATGTCAAGAGGTTTGCGGAAGTTTGCATTGACAAGACTTTGAACGTGCAAATATTTGTCCATTCAATGTGATGTCAAGAGATTTGTGGAAGTTTGCATTGGCAAGACTTTGAACGTGCAAATATTTGTCCATTCAATGTGATGTCAAGAGATTTGTGGAAGTTTGCATTGGCAAGACTTTGAACGTGTCAAATTTGTCCATTCAAAGTGATGTAAAGAGATTTGCATTGACAGGACTTTGAACGCGCCAATATTTGTCCATTCAAAGTGATGTCAAGAGATTTGCGTTGACAGGACTTCGAACGCGCCAATATTTATCCGTTCAAAGTGATGTCATGAGATTTGCGAAGATTGTATTGACAAGACTTTCAATGTGCCAATATTTGTCCACCCAATGTGATGTCAAGAAATTTGTAAAGATTTACATTGTCAAGACTCTGAATGAGCGAACGCTGGTCCATGCCAATATAATGTTAATAAATTTGCATTGACAAGACTTTGAACGTGCAAATATTGGTCTATTCAAAGTGATGTCAAGAGATTTGTAAAGATTTGCATTGACAGGATTTTGAACGTGCAAATATTGGTCAATTCAATGTGATGTCAAGAGGTTTGCGGAAGTTTGCATTGACAAGACTTTGAACGTGCAAATATTTGTCCATTCAATGTGATGTCAAGAGGTTTGCGGAAGTTTGCATTGACAAGACTTTGAACGTGCAAATATTTGTCCATTCAATGTGATGTCAAGAGGTTTGCGGAAGTTTGCATTGACAAGACTTTGAACGTGCAAATATTTGTCCATTCAATATGATGTCAAGAGGTTTGCGGAAGTTTGCATTGACAAGACTTTGAACGTACAAATATTGGTTCGTTCAAAGTGATGTCAAGAGAATTGTGGAAGTTTGCATTGACAAGACTTTGAACGTGCAAACATTGGTCTATTCAATGTGATGTCAAGAGATTTGTGGAAGTTTGCGTTGACAAGACTTTGAACGTGCAAATATTGGTTCGTTCAAAGTGATGTCAAGAGAATTGTGGAAGTTTCCATCGATAGGACTTTGAATATGCTAATATTGGTCCTTTCAAAGTAATACCGAGAGATTTGTGAAGTTTTGCATCGAGGAGATTTTGAATGTGCCAATATTGGTCCTTTCAAAGTAATACTGAGAGATTTGTGAAGTTTCACATCGAGGAGACTTTGAATGTGCCAATATTGGTCGATTCAAAGTGATGTCAAGAGATTTGCATCGAAAAGACTTTAGGCGTGCAAATATCGGTCCATTCAAAGTGATGTTGATAGATTTGTAGAGATTTGCATTGACGAGACTTTGAATATGCCAATATTGGTCCATTCAAAGTGATGCCAAGAGAATTGTGGAAGTTTGCATTGACAAGACTTTGAACGTGCGAATGCTGGTCCATTCAATGTGATGTCGATAGATTTGTAAAAATTGGTCTATTCAAAGTAATGTCGATAGATTTGTAAAAATTTGTATTGACAAGACTTTGAACGTGCAAATATTTGTCCATTCAAAGTGATGTCAAGAGAGTTATGGAAGTTTGCATTGACGAGACTTTGAACGTGCAAATATTGGTCCATTCAAAGTGATGTCGAGAGATTTGTGGAAGTTTGCATTGACAAGACTTTGAACGTGCCAATATTTGTCTATTCAATGTGATGTCAATAAATTTGCATTGACGAGACTTTGAACGTGCCAATATTGATCCATTCAATGTGATGTCAATAGATTTGTAAAGATTTGTATCGACAGGACTTCGAACGTGCCAATATTGGTCCATTCAATGTGATGCCAAGAGGTTTGCAGAAGTTCGTACTGACAAGACTTTGAACGTGCCAATATTGGTCCATTCAATGCCCGAGATTCGTAAAGTTTGCATCGATAAGACTCCGAACGTGCCAATATTAGTCCATTCAGTGCGATATCAAGAAATTTATGAAGATTTATGTGCTCAAGTCTCCAAACAGCTTATTGTTGTTGCAAAAAGAACAAAATATTAATCAATAATTAATATTTTGATTCATTCAAAATAATCACATCTGTACAGTTGCTATGTAAATGTTTCTGATTAAGGAATAACAATCGTGTTGCACAGATATTACGATCTGTGCAATGATACATGCATATGTTTTTGGGTAGAATTCCATCACGAATTTGATATGCAACCGTATCTCCAAATGTATATGGGATAACTTGAATGCGACTTATTATTTTATCGCCATCAACGATAAAATTGTGCAATGGGAAACTAAATTGATTTTATTTTCTGGCGCAATTGGTGTTATAGATATTGATATCGGCTTGTCCAAAAGATTCTGCAATTCAATGTTCGATAATAATTTTATTGTTTTGTCGTTTGATAAATAAAATCTGAATCCTTGCGTGTAATACTTTTTGAAATATTCTAAATTCTTTTTTATCTCGCGTCGTTCATCGTAGCTTCGAATATCAGTGCATCGATACATAAAATTCTTAAAATTATGAATCTGTAATTTTGGTCCTAATTTATTGTATTGATATATATTTTTATGGATATCATATTCTGAATCGTAATATTTAGTAAGATTAAGACATACCAACCCAATTTTGAAATCACCGGCAGTAAAACAATGTATACCCATAATACCGTGTACCCCAAAATCATATCCGACAAAGTTGTAATGGTGTTCCAAAAAAAACGACAATCCGTTTTTTAAACTGGGTGCATCAACAATTATTTTTATTGTGACGTTCTGCCAACGTTCGCCAAATATACATTGCACAACTAGCGATCCCACAACAATTGCGTCAGATGTTATCAACAACTCTAACAAATTTTCATAATTATCACCAAAACATTCCATCATTCTCCTTTCTACTTCATGATCAACTCGTTTTCTAAAATCACTCTCGCAAATATTCTTCGCATAATACTTGGACACGATGGACATGTTATATAAATCCATCGGTAACAATAACGGTTTTATGACGTTAACAAATACGTCGCCAGGGTAGTAATCCATTTTATTATTAACTTCAATAATGTAGATAACTTCTAAGGATGAGAAAATCAATTTTTTTCTAAATAAAATATCAATCATTGATCAATATTTTATCATTTTTCGTGCAAAAAAATTACCCCAATATTACTATGCAAATGCTTTAGATTCGGAGATAATAATTTTGTTACACAATTAACGTTTGCACGTTCGCAACATTGTAAACACATTTTTTTCGTATAACGATCCATCACAGATCCGATATGCAACTATATCTTCAGTTTCCATTGGAGCAATTTGGACGCGACTGATTAATTCATCTTTTTGAACAATAAATCTATGTGTCATATCATTTGTTTTGATATCACATGATGGCGCAATTTGTGATACTGTTACATTCGTTGGCGAATCAAACATATTTTGCAATTCCGCATTTGATAAGATCTTTTTCGTTTTATCACTAGTCAAATAAAATCTAAATCCTTTGTCATGATACGCTGCAAAATAATCAAAACCATATTCAACGTCGATGTTCATCACTCTATTTACAAGATTTTTAAAGCTGTATATTCGAATATTGTGTCCAAAATTTGTGTATTGATACGCATATTTATTTATATCATATTTTTGAACCTGTAGCTGTTTTTGATAAATATACGATAATCTAACACTAAAAATACCAATCGTGAAACAATAATAAGAGTCCCCTTTTTTCATAACGCTACCAAAAGAACAATTATCAAGAAATCGATATATGATGGCATATCGATCTTCGCCATCTGATATTATATCGACAGAAAAATCATGCCAGTCCTCGTCAAACATCGATTGTACCACAAATAATCCAACAACCATCGCGTTAAACTTGCTCATTAACTTTTTGAACTCAACATAATTCTCCCGAAATACAACCATCAATCTCTTTTCAATTTCTGAATCAACTCGCGCCTTAAAATCATTTTCACCTATTTTTTTGGCATAATGTCGACATACGCAACTCAAATTATACAAATCTATCGGACTTAAAAGTGGAACCACAACGTTAACTAATATATCAGTAAAAGAAACGGTATCCATTATGATCTTTTTAATGATTATATGTTCAATCAATACAAAAATCAATTTTTACGCAGATTATCAAGTATAAAATATATATCGATAATATACTATGACAACAAAACCAAGAGTATGTCTGAATATGATTGTTAAAAACGAATCTCATATTATCAGAGAAACGTTGGAATGCGTATACAAACATATCGATTACTATGTTATTAATGATACTGGATCAACTGATAATACTATTCAAATAATTAACGAATTCTTCGCTGAAAAAAACATACCAGGAGAAGTTGTTGTGCATGAATTTCGAACATGTACGTGCCATAAAGGGTTGTACAAAAAATATTCATTTTTTCACTTTGGCTGGAACAGAACATATGCTTTAGAATTATGCGCTGGGAAATCAGAATACATTTGGGTGATCGACGCGGATGATTTACCTATGGGCGATTTCATAATACCACAAAATCTAACTGCAGACAGCTACATGCTCCGAATCGGTCAAAATTTTACGTATATGCGAAATCAAATATTCAAAAACGATACAGCATTAGCATGGCATTATGTTGGTCCGTTGCATGAATATCCAACAACTAAAAAGGCAAATGCGACATGTGAGGCGATTAAAGGCGATTATTTTATTGATTCGCGAAGAATGGGGGCTCGTAGTGCTAATCCTAATAAATATTTGAATGATGCCAAAGTATTCGAAGAGTTTTTTCCAGATGATCCAAATAAGGATAGGAATATATTTTATTGCGCCCAAAGTTATTTTGATCATGGTGATACCCGTAAAAGTATTGAGATGTATCAACGACGAATCGCAATGGGTAAATGGTATGAGGAAGTTTATTATTCGTATTACCGAATTGCCGAAGGATTAGAAAGATTAGAAGAACCTTGGCACAAAATAGAACAAGCTTATCTCGACGCATATAATTTTTGCAAAGACAGAGCAGAACCGTTATGTCGAATAGCGACACACTATCGCATCCAAAACGATTTTCAAAAATGCTATTCTTACGCTAAAAAGGGAGCTACAATACCCTATCCTGAAAAATGTCTGCTTTTTATCACAAAAGATGTCTATACATACAAATGCAAAGACGAATTAGCGATTGCCGCCCATTATTTAGGCAAATATTTAGAATCCTACTCCATATGTAAACAATTACTAGATAGTAACTCCGTTCCTGATCATGAAATCGAAAGAATAAAAGCAAATATGATCTCCAGTGAAGCAAAATTAAATGACAAAAATAAAAAGATGTGCTGTTTTTATTTAGGTAATGAATTATTATCGCAAGATTATGATATTTATAACATCATCGATCATTGCAAAAAATATTTCAAGGTCATCGTAATTGGTAATAAGATTGATCCGTCTGGATTAGAGAACGTATTATGCTTTACTCCAACAGTTTTTAAAAAATTTATGGGTTGCGAAAAGATCGATCAATTAATCCTTGTCAATTCGCTAAATTATTTTTACGACAACATCAAAATTCAATGCGAAAACATCGTTTTATTGCACAATGATGTCCGTTTGAGCATTCATCTTGATAGTGATATGTTAATAGAAATGTGTAACAGAACTTATCTCAACGAATTATTTAAAAACGTCAAGAAAATAGTTTGCTTCAAAGAAAACATCAAAGAATTTTCCGCATTTTATAAATTCGATAACGACATCAAATGCATCAACACAGCTGATGATTATTATCTGATCTATGATGATGATAAATATAATTACATATTTACAGCGACGTTAGAGAATGAAACAAATGGTCTCATATATGTTAATCCGCCGCATATAGTGCACTTACTAAACAACTTGGATATGTTCCAAAATTCAAAATTGATAGTGACTGAACATTACAGAGAAGTTCTTACGCGTTTCCCATCATATCGCGAAAGTCACTATCTCATGGCAGCATTGGAAGACAAAATGAAAAATTATGCATCAGCGATTACTCACATTGATAATGGTCTTAAAATTTCCAAAAAAATTGTTTCTTACGACGACGTATTATTGATTAAGAAAGCAGAATTATTGAATAAACAGGATAGATATGAAGATTCATATAATTGCGCTAATACCGTTTTGTGTCGTGATAATTTACCAATTTCTTTACGCGATTGGGCCGAAAAAATAAGAGATGTCAATGTAGACATGATAAAAGATAAGTTTTTGTCATATCCGAAAAAGAAAATAATGACAATTGCAAACAAGACCGATAGAAAGATCATGTTTTCTATTACCACATGCAAACGATATGATTTATTTGAGAAGACGATGAATTCATTTATCAATACGTGTCTTGACCTAGATATGATAGATCATTGGCTATGTGTCGATGATAATTCGACAGCAGAAGACCGAGCTAAAATGAAAAAATCATATCCGTTTTTTGAGTTTGTGTTAAAAGGGGCTGATAAAAAGGGGCATCCGGTGAGTATGAATATTATTCATATCAAAACAAGCGATTATAAGTGCCAGTACAATTTGCATATGGAAGATGATTTTCATTTTATTCAAAAAAGGAATTATATTTCTGAATCATTGAAAATTATGCAGGAAAACAAAATGATTGGGCAAGTTTTGTTTAACAAAAATTATGCAGAAGTTGAATTGTATAAACGGGGTATTCGTGGAGGTATATTAAATAAAACGAAAGATGGAATGCGATATGTTGTCCATGAATATTATGAGAAAGATACGCAAGAATATGCAAAATTCATAGAAAGACACGAGGGTCACGGTACTTGCGGATATTGGCCACATTTCTCTTTTCGCCCATCACTTTTGAGAGTATCAATGTTGCAAGATGTCGGAATTTTTTACAATACAAACCATTTTGAGATGCAATATGCTTATGAATATGTTTCTAAAAATTATGTCTCTGCTTTCTTAGATACATTTTCATGCATCCACATTGGCAAGAAAACATGGGAAACTAATGTCAGCAATTCGTACAGCCTAAATGATCTTGGACAATTTGATCTTAAAAATAAATTCATTTCAATCAGTATCCTTAGCGATGCCAAAAACGTTAGCCAATGGAAAAAGTTCAAAGATAATGCCCACAATAAATTACCTCATTATACCCGAAAGATATTCAAAACTGCCACAACTCTCAATGACTATGAGAAAAAACTATTTTTGAACAACGAGTTTAACTACTCACGACAAATAATCGCCAATATAATGGATCATGTAAATATATTGAATGATGAATGCGAATACAAGTTGGTATTGCGAGATAAGTTAACTTTAGCAGAAAATTTTGAAAGTTTATTTTCGGAAACAATGAAAACGATGGCCGAACATGGATATGATTTTTTGCTACTCGATCATCCTGACACTATGGATGATAAGATTGCTGCTTCAAAATTTGATTGTCCTAAATTGATCTTAGAAAAAATGGATGGTTATATTATTTCTAAGGCCGGTGCAAAAAAGATTCTGGATCATATTAATGAACATGGAATCAAAAAAACAGAGTATTTGAACAAAAATCTAATTGATGTGTACGTATTGAATAAACAATTATATAAGGTTACTGGCGTTGGGAAGAAGATTGGTGGTTGCAATTTTGTGAATATTCCTGGTTATAAATTTTATAGTCAGATGGATTCGTTTGGTGGGGATGATTGTTTTCATTCTGGAAAAACTCCTGGCGAACTGAGACAACTTTGTGATAGTTTAGAATGTAAGGCATTCAATACGTTAGGATACATCAAAAAGACAGTTGTTGCTGAAAGTGATTTTATATACTTGCCCCAAAGTCAATTCTCGCATGAAGGATTGTACGTTAAAAAAAATTGACAATTTTATTAATAAACTTGTCAATTAGTATTGTTAGGTTCAAAAAAGATGGAGTCAGAAATCCAACGTAAAACTATTGCTCAAATAATTAGTTTTACAGGATACGCTGATGTAGTTTGCGTTTGTATTGGGGCCAAAACAGACGATCAACAGTTTTGGCCGATTATTCAAAAAATTTCCAAAAGGTATCGATTGGTAATCAAAATAGTACTAATTAATTCCAATGTAAGCAAATTATCCAGTATTATGATGTCAAATTCATACAATATGAGTGAGATATTTGTGTTAACTTGTAAATACACGATTTTTTACCATAATTTTTCATTTGGCTTTAGTTCTGAAAGTTCTGATAAATTGTTTCTATCTCTCTTGTTTCAATTAAAACGCAAAAAAGAAATACATCCCTACAAAACTAATTTGTTATTCATTCAAGACTTTACGGGCTACGAGCTCGAAACTTTACGAAAATGTATCATCGCAGAAGGCGAATTCAAAAAAATATTGAAAAACATTGTCATTGGATTTTACGATGATATGCCATTGGAGAGTTATCCATTATTATACATCAATGAATCACGATTAGAGATTTTTTTACCAGAAATCGTTAGTGACGCAGAGTTAGCTTACTATTTTATGAGCGCAGACAACAATACACAACTCCAATATCATATGTTAGACCAAGTACAAAAAAGGATCGTGGTTACCCACCAGTATTTAATACCAGAATGGTTAGATGCCTTTGTTTTTTTATCGAAATTAACTAAAGATAAACCATCTGCCCAAAATTTTTTTATGTTGGTGTGTGATATTGATTTGCAAATGATAGGCAATGATATTTATCGTCATCGCATGATGAGATATGTCACTGCATCGTTGATTATGGAGATAAGAAAGAAATTAAAATTCTTGAGCTCTTTAGGATTTTTGGAGGCAGCGATGAAAGATTTCTATGAATTTTGTAAGAGTACTGTTATTTATCTGCAATTGTGTTATGAAGTGCAGAATAAAATGATAGTATGTTGTAATAATATTGTTAGGAAATTGTGGCGAACAAATCTTAATGTACAACTTGTCGAGGTGACTTTTCCGATTGTAATTCAAAAGATTTTGAGTGAGTTTGCATGGATTTACTAAAATTTTTTCCCATCGCAAATGAACTATTATATTCATTATTAGTATATAATGTCGAAAACTTATGATTTTGAGAAATATATATTCGAAAATATGTTTGATTTTGATTTCATACCGGATGAAAAATTGAGAGGGGATTATATTAAAGAATTCAAAACCTGGATATCATTTATTAGTAAATTACTCATTAATGTGGAAGGGATACGGATTTATGTCAAAGGTGGTACGCCACTCGGGATAGATGTGTTAAAAAGGTATTTTGAGAAATGCAAAAATAAAAATGTTACCGTCATGGATGCGCTAGAGTTAAAATTGATCAAAGATTGGGATTTCATGACGATTATTAGTAGCAAAGAAAAATTTAACGTTTGTATCAGAAGTTATGATTTGATGCGACCATTTTTAAAAAATAAGGATGTGACAGGTTTTATGAACAATAATCCGGATGTGACGGCGACAAGTTCGGAAATGGCACCGTGTGTTACTTTGCATGAGATAATAAACATTGCGCAAACACATAATATTCGGAAAGAAGGATCCAAGATGATAATCATTCGCAAAGCAGAGACCGTTAAAATAGGTGATGATGTGTTTTTTGAGATGATGATTAAAACGGAAGACACACTTGCAGAGGTTGAATTACCAATGACGACGACAAAGGTATTATTAACGAAACGTAACTACAAACAAATATTTTTTTTGAGTAAAATCGTATTTATGGTGACACAATATGGAGTTGACATCAATAAATATTATGACGTTTTGAAATATATTCTCGATCAAACTAAAATAATTATCTATCCGCATGACAAAGATGGTTTCCTGCAGGCTAATAAAAATACATACGACACTGCAGATTTATCAAGTGTCATCACCGGGATACTTAATAAGGTCTTTACTGATTGCAATGATAAACAATTTATCGCGTCACAAATGTCTCATCCTGATTCTATCTTCTATCGTCTTTTCAGTAAAAACATACCAAAATGTGATAAGATAAGAACATTTGCTGAAAATTGCAAAATGAAATATCCAACTTATCTTATTAATGAAACAAGAGCCAAACGAGTGGTCAAAAAATTTCTTAACGAATTGGCCAGAACGATGCAAGGTATTGCCAAAAAACATAATCTCAAAGCAGCTGAATCAGCTATTAAATTGTATTACGATGCAAAAAATGATTTGATATCAGACAAGATTCAAATTGTGAGTGATGCGGATATTGAAGACTTTATTGAAAAATTTGATGCAGACAAGGAAGGAAAATTAGGGGAGAAATTGAGATTATATTTAGACAAACAACAAAAATCGATAGTTAGTCTTAGTAAGAAAACAGTTGACGTTGTAGAATTTGTATGTATGGAAAAAATCAAAAAATTCCAAGATATCATTTTAGAGATGGTGAAAGAATATGATGCGTTATTTGTGGGTGTGAACATTGGGCGACTAAATGCACAATTTGAAACGTTTGTTGAAGATGAAAAGGCAAGAATTCTATTATCCAAAATATCTGTTCGTTTTAGCGCTAACGTAGCAGATAGAATTAAAGTAATGAAAGGAGTCTGTAGTAATCATATACTATATAAATTGTCTACGTTAGAATATGATTCAGAAGCATACAATAAATTACTAAAATATTAATTTATTGTGTGATTTATAAATTTTAGATAAAATGCATTCTTTTGGCAAAACAAATATATCAAATTTTTTAAGACGCATATATATGTGCATCTCAAAATTAGTCAAAATTTTTTGTTCGGAGAGTTTCTATTGATTTCAAAATCAATAACCTATGGCCTAAAATTGAAACGCCCAAATCGTTTTTCAAATGATTTTCGGTTAGTTCCAACAAAACTTGGCCATAAATTTCTTCTCGAACAAATGCCTCCATATACGCTTCCATGCCTAACAATTTTAACCATATTTTGACGTGCTTTTCTGTCCACAACGTCACCTGTTTACTATTTGCCATATCTTTTTCAAATTCGTTTATTTTGATTTCGCCAATTGAAGATGGAGACAATGATCTACGTCTAAATATTCTTTTCTTGAATTTAACCGAGTTTTTATCATCAGATGCATAATTATCTGATATATATTCTAAAAATGCGTCATCATTAGTGGAGTGTACATTTATCTTGACAGACTTCTCATCGTTTGGTGTTCTTGGGGATTCTGTGACAATGATCCGAGGAGAATCGCCATCGTTCGAACGTTCAAGAAGCGATGTCATGTCTATAGGAGGCATTGGGGATGATGAAACTTTTTTGTGCGATTTCGTTCGTTGAAGATGGACATTTCTATTTTCGTCATGTGAAAACGTTCTGCGATGTTCTGCGAATTTGGTAGGCGATGCGTGTTCTGAGTCGGATCCGTCTGATAGGCTGTGTTTGTGTATGATATTCCCAATGTTTAGTTTATTTTTTGTTTTAATGGGAGATCCTGCGTCGGAGTGTGGTGAAAGATCTGTTTTTTTTCTCTCATTAATAATCTCCATTGCAATATCATATAACTTATCGTCATCATCACATACAACAAACGATGAAAACCAATCACATATCCGATCATTATTTTTGATTTTATCATCAATATTGATATCTTTAAAATTATTTATTGTGTCGATTATTTTATGACAAACATTCCAATTAAAATCCTGGTTGTCGATGTCATATAATTCTTTCTCTAAGGTATGTTTCATATCAAATAAAACAGTTCCAAAATACTGCACATAGTTATTTTTGATCAATTTTTTGATAGTAGTACGATATTTTCCAAAATTTTCTAGTGGACTAATAAAATCGCACAATTCGTTGAATGTTTCATAATGTGTTGTCCCCGGTTTCCAAAGTTGGGTCATCTTTTGCACGGCTAAATTATTTAATCCAGCAACTATTGCGAATAACGAATTATAATTATGCAAATGTTTCAGTTCTGAACAAATTTTGAGTAAATATTTGATCGTTTTTAATCGTGATATATTGGTATTATCCTTTAACAAAATCATTGTTGGAACCATATAACTAAGTTTATGAAAATCATCAATTATTTTAAGACCATGTTGTGGATCATTTTCATTAAATTTGAGATTATCGTGATGTGATATGTATATTAGTTCGTGATATGACATATTTTTGATTAACATAATCGTTCTCGCTGTTAGTTCGACTGCAATCTCGTGAGGTGTAAAATTTCGCATATCATATGTTATATTTTCTTTATTTTTTTTATTGATCATGTTGATTAATTGATTCTTCTCGATGCCTCTTGTAGAGCGACCATTTATAACATTAGTTTTAATGCGCTTAATATATGTTTCTTCCTCTCCTGCATCATGCATTACCTTAACTAATTCAAATATATCGCGTGTCTTGTACTCTATCAAATTATGATATAATGCAAGAGTGATAAAATTAATAATTTTATCCCGATTAGCATTTATTTTTTTGGCCCCCATATATATGTCGTTCCATGCTTCAAAGATATTCAAATTTTCTTTGAAGATAGGATAGATTTTTAAAAATAATAGTTGTTCTTTGTCATTGCCGTTGATGATATTATCGGTCAATTTTTTGATAAATATCTGTGTCTTTTCCATCTTGTTAAAATTTATCTAGATATTTGTAAGTGTGATGGATGCAAGATACTTGTAAAATGTAGATAAAATATGTAATAGTTTATCTATATTTTTTAATGAAACTCATCAATGTTTGATTATTTGTTTGGTACAAGAATCCAAGTAAAACAAAACCAGCTAGCGAAGTTAGTGACAATCCTAGTTTAGTATATGTCATCCATGGTTCGTTTTCATATTTATCTACTAGAGCGTATATCATACTTACTACACCACCAATAATAAGACTAAATGTTAACAGCTGATATTCATTACCATCTTTGTAATACATACCTAATCCAACACCACCGACGATCGCGAGAGATGCCATTACCATCATTACAATGAAGCGCGTCTGTAACGCAGCCTTCGTTTCTTCGCGTAAATCATTTTTTTCCTGATCATTGATTTTGCTTATTGAATTATAAATCTGTACAAACGACATCATTGAGGATAAAGCAATTCCTATGACAATAGCATATTGTGCACCGTCGAGTTTAAAATAACTATCTTTCTCGATGAGATTAGGATCGATTGTTTTGATAACGGTTTTAGGAACATCATCAATGATTACGGTTTTTGGAACTTCTTTGGCAATAATCGATTTGGGCGGATCTTTGACATCTAATTTTGCTACGAATGTTTTGCCTTTATCTGACATTTATATTGTCACGGTAGATTTTTTTTATAATTAAAAATTGATTTCTAATGACTTAAAATTAGAGTGATATACATTAATAATTATTACTATGTCTCATTTTTTATTGACATCCAATCAAGTTGACGAATATGATAAAAAATTTATGCGAACGATCAAGAAAGTGTCTGACGAGGTTTGTAACATCGACAATATTGGTAAATTGATGACACAAAATCCGTATGAAAAAATAGTCCCTTTTAATATGTGGTTTGATTGTGCATCCCCATGTTATGTAAAAGACATTTGCGAAAATAATCAACATATACGAACTCGGAATTATAAAAACGCGATGTTGACTCCGTTGTTAACAAAAAGTAACAAAAAATTTACCCAGTTGAAATCATCTTTACCGAATATGTCGTTATATCAACCTTTCTATCCAGAAACATTTTATGGTATGTGGGAATTTTTATCTCTCGATCATTTGAAGGTAGATACTAAAAACATAATACATATTGGATTCGAGAACAGGTTAGGATCAATCGAATCCATTATATTATATTTAGAAAAAAACCAACAAACGTATCAATATAATACTTATCATTGTTGGTTGATAGAAAACGATCAATATGATATCTTCACCGGCGATTACACATTAGAAAAAATTCCAATCGATTATTTAGGACAATCGTACAAGTTGGAATATCTACAAAATACAAATCAATTATTGCCGGTATATGATTTTATTAGCATCGACGTGAATCATCAATTTAAATCTCCGTTGAATTGGACTACTGCTGAATGTGATTTACAAGCGACCTTGTTTTATATTATCACCGCTATGAAACATCTCAGAAACAGAGGAGCAATGTTTATCAGGTTCAATTTGATGGTTCCGAACAATTGGATTATTTTGTTCGAAATTTTAGAAGATTTTTTTGAGGAACATACATTTTTTAGGGCATCTATCTGTAATTCATTTAATCCTGAGATTTATTTATATGTCAAAGGGTTCAAAAAAAATTTACCGTTGGATACTCCTTATTACAACATATTACGAGCATTATATAGACGACAAACGTTTCAATATCTTACGATTGAAACGCCAAAAACGAAAACGGAAAATAATATGTTCGAAAAATACAAAAAGTTGGCAGATGATTGGGCAAAGAATATGAAGAATAAATCCGTACATCCGACACTTGGAATTCCCCCTTCATCACAGTGGCACGCAACGAATAGTTTTCCTACTATTGATTATTTGCTGAATAAGTCATATCTGAAAGGTGAAGATGCTCCTTTTAATTTTTTTCGATCGATAAAACGTGTCCTTGAAACGTCTGCTAAAAAATTCACTATCAAACCGACAACACCTTTTGCGCTGTACGATATTCCTTTTTATCAAAAAATAATTAAAAAACGGGCTGAGTTGAATTTTTGCAAAAGGATTATGGACACAAGACCGAGTAAAAATTTTTGTTCCAAATTCCGCAAACCAAATAAATTGAACGAATTAATAACATGGGAACAATTAACTAACAGTGTTGATCCCCATAAAGCAATCAGATCAATTCTTGCTACAAATTATGAACCTGAAATGTTAACGGGAGCCTGGATTAAAATGTTTGAAATTTTAAACAATAATATTGACATTATCGGTAAACAAAAAAATATCAAAACATTCCATATTTGTGAAGCTCCTGGCGCATTTATTTCTGCTACAAATCACTACATTGATACATACAACATTAATAATCCTGATAAGAAAATTGAATGGGATTGGCACGCTCAAACATTACTTCATCAAAATAATGGTGTCGGTAGGTTTGCGTTGGGTGATCGATATGGATTGATTAAAAAATATCCAGATAGATGGATATTTGGCGACGAAACAGATAGATCTGGCGACATAACCCATAGCTATATCATTAAATATTATGCACAGCACGCAAAATTGCAAGATATTGATTTTATGACGTCTGATGCAGGATTAAAATGCCATCCTCGAGAATTGAACGAACAAGAAGCTTATTTGGCAAAAATAAGTATGGGACAAATAGTATGCATATTGGCATGTTTATCTGTTGGAAAATCTGCGATCTTCAAAACATTTTTGCCGTTAACTGAACCTTTAGATATTTCGATGATATATTTAGTTACGCATTTATTTGAATCAGTGGATATGATCAAACCAATGACCAGTCATAGTTATAATTCTGAAATATATTTCGTGCTAAAAAAATACAAAGGAATAAATCCGGCGACATTAAATATTTTGTATGATATGTTGGACGATCAGAACATAACTTCAAAATCATTATTATTTGCAGAAATAGATAAAACATTTTTTAGATCTTATTTGACGAACATGGTAACATTTGTTGATCAACAAACACTGGCGTTATTACAAATGTATTATTACTATTTCGCAAATGATAAAATTTCGCTTGTTACACACGATGATTATGTTGCTACATGGAAAAAAATGAATCCTATTGCGAAACTTTGCAACAAAATATTATAAGTCATATGATTAATAATTTATTAATCATATATCTTTGCTTTTGCATATGTTATTAATATATGTGATATAATCCAATAATTGAATGTATTCATTAGAACTCATTTTCATTCTGTAAAGAATTTTGCTCGAATACTTTATGATGACTGCTTTTTTGAGATCAGATATTTTGTCGTGGGATAAAATTAATGAAGTCATTTGTGATAAAACGTTATCGATTGGATATCCCAACGCCATAATATTCTTTCCTATTTTGACTAATTCACATACACTTTTCGCAATCATAATTCTAGTAATTATTTTACCAGCATGTTCTTTATCAATATATGCAAACAAATTATAAACTTCCTTCTCTGTAATATCTTCAGTATCGAATTTATCCGATCGATATAGGGTATCAATATTTTTAAGTTCTTTGATCGACAAGTTACAAATCGAACTGGATGATTTTTTTTTAAGATAATAAAAATACTTCAAATTCTGCAACATCATGATAGCCTTTCTCATATCGCCGTTTGAAATTTCCACAATATAATCATATATATTTGATTGTAATAATATGTTTTCTTTCTTCGCTATTAGATTTAACTTTTCAATAATGCACGGAATCTCCAATTTCTTAAAATATACTGAATAACATCGAGACTTGATTGCATCTGTTATTTTACATATATAATTGCAAATAAAACAAAATCTAGTTACCGAACTGAATTTTTCGATTATGACTCGCAATGCATCTTGTGCTTCATCCGTCATGGCATCTGCTTCGTCTAAAATGATAACTTTATATGCCGGGATCATAGTACCATCTGAACATATTGAATTCGACACCATCTTTTTGGCTTCATTGGATATTTTGTCTCTTACAGCATTGATTCCTCTATCGTCAGATGCATTGAATTCAATAACCCTGCTAGAATAATATTCTTTGAAAATTTCACGGCAAATTGCTAGTATCGCGGACGTCTTACCTGTTCCTGGTGGGCCGTAAAACAAAAGATGTGACATATTTCCAGTAGTAATGTAATCAGTAAATATATCAATCAATTTTGGATCTTGAACCAAATCCTGCAAATTTTTAGGTCTATATTTTTCAATCCATGGTAAATGATCATTTTTTGACATTGTGATGATATTATGTTGATAGAATTAATATATGATATTTTTATGTATCAATTTTTTCTCATAACAAATCACGATAATTCTCTTGCCAATAATGATCAATATTTGCCCGTTCAAATCTCTTGGCGGTAACATTGAATGATCAAATATTGGCGCATTCAAATTTCTCGGCAATTTTCTTGCCAGCCACTCTGGACAATAAAATATTGACATATTCAAATCTCTCGGCGATTCTCTTGCCAGTCATTTTGAACGATCGAATATTGGCGCATTCAAATCCCGACAATTCTCTTACCGGTCACTTTGAATGATCAAATATTGGCACACTCAAATTTCTCGCCAATATTTGAACGATCAAATATTGGCGCATTCAAATCTCTCGACAATTCTCTTACCGGTCACTTTGAATGATCAAATATTGGCGCATTCAAATCTCTCGGCAATTCTCTTGCCAGTAACATTCAAATCTCTCGGCAATTCTCTTGCCAGTAACATTGAATGATCAAATATTGACATATTCAAATTTCGGCAATTCTCTTGCCAGCAACATTGAATGATCAAATATTGACACATTCAAATCTCTCGGCAATTCTCCTGCCAGTCCCTTTGAATGATCAAATATTTGCGCATTCAAATCTCTCGGCAATTCTCTTGCCAGTAACATTGAATGATCAAATATTTGTGCATTCAAATCTCTCGGCAATTCTCTTGCCAGTAACATTGAATGATCAAATATTGACACATTCAAATCTCTCGGCAATTCTCTTGCCAGTAACATTGAATGATCAAATATTGACACATTCAAATCTCTCGGCAATTCTCTTGCCAGTAACATTAAATGATCAAATATTTACGTATTCAAATCTCTCGCCAATTCTCCTGCCAGTCCCTTTGAATGATCAAATATTTGCGCATTCAAATCTCAAGGCAATTCTCTTGCCAGTAACATTGAATGATCAAATATTTGTGCATTCAAATCTCTCGGCAATTCTCTTGCCAGTAACATTGAATGATCAAATATTGACACATTCAATGTTACTGGCAAGAGAATTGCCGAGAGATTTAAATGATCAAATATTTACACATTCAAATTTCGGCAATTCTCTTGCCAGCAACATTGAATGATCAAATATTGACACATTCAAATCTCTCGGCAATTCTCTTGCCAGTAACATTGAATGATCAAATATTGACACATTCAAATCTCTCGGCAATTCTCTTGCCAGCAACATTGAACATTCAAATCTCGCGGCAATTCTCTTGCCGATAACGTTGAATGATCAAATATTTGCGCGTTCAAATCCATTACCAGTGATATTGAACGATCAAATATTTGCATGTCAAAACAATTTAGCACTAATGCATACAAATCTGGGTCACATAGTCTACCATATCGTCTATTTATTTATCAATAATTAGTAAACACATGAATCAGCAAATAAATCAGGATATTGTCTTCTCAACTATCAACGATAAAATTATTTACAACAGAGGAAAATCCATGTCATCCATAAAATTAGAGAGTGAATTAGCGAATTGTTATGAATGTGTACATTGCCGAATAACCAATTCTGGTTTGTCGGCAATCAGCATATTGATGAACGCACTATATATCAAACATGTTAACGATAATATCAACATCATATACGCTAACGAACTATACCCATTAACACCAGCAGTTCTATCTGCACCCACAAAATATGGTAACAAAAATGTAAACGTTGATGAATTTGACGTGACAAATGCATCGGAATTGATAAATCTATTTACGCAAAAATATTTTAATGGTATTAATATCCTATTTGCAGAGAGTGCGAGTAATCCACATTCATATATGTTTGATTTCGAAATCATACCACTATTACGAAAATTATCCAAAATATTATACGTTATAATTGATAATACTTGGCTGACCGAACTGATTTTGAATCCATTTGATTATGACGTTGATTTTGTCATTTTATCGTTGACAAAATATTATTCAGCTGGAAATGCTATAGGTGGGGCCATATTAGCAGATTATAACATTGAACATGTTGATATTTGGATGGAATTGACAGGACAGCACACGAGCCCTGTCAATTGCGAAATTATTTATGATAATATAGCGTCAATGGCGCAACGGATTGAGCGTTGTAGTGATTTGACTACTCGAATAATAGATTGGATCCAAATAAATACAACCGTTAAAACTATTCATCCATATAACAAAAATAATTCATTGTGGGACAAATATGCAGAATCATTTTATCCATGTGTCATCGTACTTGTTGTCGATGAAACTGTTATACAAAAATTCAAAAATCAAACATCAATCGATATCAAAGTGTCGTTCGGTTCTAAAATGTCCCGTATCAATCCATTGTCCATACTTGAGACGCAAAAGGATGGATTTTATCATATTAGGTTGGCTATCGGCTACGATGATACATATCAACGAATAACAAACATTCTTGGATCAATTTTGTGTTAATAATAAATTTATCATTAACGCATTAGAATATCATATATTTTTAATAATTTTATAATCGCAATAATTATCGTTTTAATAGTTGATTCTGTCACAAAATAGATCATTTCCATTATCAATTCTATTATTTTACTGGCTTTGCTTTCGACAACCATTTTTTTGGGATAATCAGCAATTTGAGGCACGGGTTCAGTCTCATCGAAATTACATATCAATTTAGGATCGCCATTGTAGTCAATAATTGCTGTTGCGTATTTTTCCTTCATTTCTTCTCTGGACATTGGATCATCTTTTATGACTTTAAATGCAATATCATATTCTTCTTTTGATAACTGTTTAGGGAAAATACATTCTTCTTCAAGAGTAGCTAAAATATCCACATACACATATTTATTATTATGATGTAGATGATACTCTTCATTTGTCATGATTGATTTATGATCAAATAGAATAGAAATTTCTGGAGTTACTATTAGTTTTATGAGGGATTTTATGACGTTTTCGCTGTCAGGAATTGAACCATAATTTTTCGTCGCTCCACCGTTTCCTTGAGTGATATAGTCACAATCACGATATTGCGGCCCCAATAATCCATCTTCGGTAGGATGATATGTCCTGAAATATAATCTATCGGTTATCTTATCCTCCAAACTATTTATTGATCGCAAAATGTTCCGAAAATATGCTGTGAAATTATATTTCATTAAGTTTGGGTTCGTCATATTAGAAATTAATGCATGAATATATTTTTCCCTATCCGATAAATATTGATTTATTAAGAATGTGGGATCTTCTACATCATAATGATAATTTTTACAGATCGAAACAAAACCTGGCGGACGAAATGATTGAGGAAGAATTTTTGACGCACAAAAGCCGCCACTAATGGAATTATAAAAAAAAGGTTTAATAATATCGGAATCATCTGGCACAATAATTGCGGCTGGTGGAGTACGTCCGATGCTCAATGAATCATTTTGCGATTTCGTTAAAATTTGCGTATTGTTCTGTACATCTTGATGTGTTATGTATAAAAAATTATCAACGAACATTATGTTTTCCGATAATGCATCAAACACAATGTCATCATATCGATACACACCTCCATCCTTATCAAAATATCTTGATAAATATATTGTCTTGCATTTTTGTAACCCCTTCAAAACATCGCCACAATATTTTTGATTTTCGCATAAATCATATATCAACAACGAATCTGTAAGATCCAAAACCTCGCAATTTAGATTCAATAAAGAATGTGGATCCATAAAATAACAACCCGTTAGTTTTAAATATTTCCATACTTTTTTGGTTTCAATAAATTCGCCAGTGACATTGACACAGTACGAAATATCAAGATTCTCACATGACTTTAATTTTTTGATGAATGCATCTGTGATGAGGTAACAGTGATGTAGAATGAGAGTGTTGCATTTTAATAATTGTATTGGAAATTGATCAGATATCATAGTGTTACTCAGATCTAATTTACAAAATTTCCAGTCAGATAGAACTCGTTCGATGATTGGACATCGTAAATGATTTAATCGAACTAATCGATCAAATGCAATATGATAGGCAAATATTTTGTAACACTCTGTCCTAGTCAAGGCAAACGATCGTACGTCATCCAAGTTCAAAAAATTTAGTATATGACTAGTGATATCTTGAGGAAATGATAGCATTATAATATAAATTATAAAATAATCAACGTGTTTTTATTTCAATTATATATTTCAATGGTTGAAATATGTAATTAATTTGAATCAATCGGCGAAAATGAAACCTTCATCGTTCCCAAATTCGGAATATCGAATAATAAAACGAGTGGAAAATCTTTATCCATAATGATTTCAGTTTCTTTTTCTTTTTTTATATAATCAATAAATGACAAGATTTTGCTGACATCAAATTCTCCGTCTACATTGACTGTGTTTTTGCCCATATACGTAACGTCCATACTTTTTTCAATGACGCCTATTTCTTTACTTGTTACATTAAAAGTCATTGTATCATTAGTAGCCGTTATCATCACTTTATCCGATATTCCGTTAAGTTCGGAGCAAATCGAACGGAATTCGTTTCTATTTATTTTAAATCTACATCGTCCGTCTAACGACATTTTAGGTATTTGTTGATCGTCAATTTTGATCAAAATAAAATCTATTTTAACAGGTCTGTCTTCAACAGAGCGGACGTACAAAGTATCCGTTGAATTATGGCGCATGTACATATTGACAGGTACATTGTCTTTGATCAAATTTAACACCGTAAAAAAATTTTTGAAATCGATTCCTATTCGCATTTGTTTATCTGTACACGTAAATGGGTCAAAATATTTTGATTCTAGGCGCATATCGACGTATATATTTTTGTCTTCCGACATTTGTTGCAAAACGATACCACCTTTTTCATTATTACTATCTGGTTTTACAAAAATTAAATATCCTTCGCGAACGACTGGATATATTTTTTTGATTATTTTGGTCAAATCACCGACTTCCGCAATTTGTACTTCCAAAAATTTTTTCGAACGGCCACTCATTATATATATACTACTGGGTTAACTTTTAATATATATATAATTTATATCATCAATTTTTTTCTTTGTTCGTTTCTTCTTCAATGGGGGTCAAAAAAACATACATTTTACCTAAAGTAGCAATCGCTATCACTAATACTAATGGAAAATCGTTTTTTAAATATATGTCAATAGTGTTACATAATTTATTGCATTTGCTAAAAGATAATAGATTTTTTAGTTCATATCTACCTTGAACGACAACATTTTTGCTAGGATTTTTCGCACCATGTATATCTTTATAGGTTTTTGTGATATGACCTGCATCGCTTATTCCTTTGAACGATATTTGATCATTTATGGATATAATTTCAACGATGCGGGTATTATTATTAAAATGTTTACAATCTGTGTGAAACTTATCTGACGCAATTGTAATAATATTTTGAAACTCTGTTTGCGGAATTTGTAACTCAGGATTACTAATATCCATCAAAAACAATTCAATGTCTGTTTCTTCGCTACCATCGTTATTTTTGGCTACACTATTGATATATAACCTATTCATATTATCCTTGTTCATGTAAAAGATAATCGGTTCATCATCGTTAATCATTTTAAGCATAGCGTGTAACTGATTAATATCAACACCAATCTTGATTTTTGGTTCAGTGCACATAAAGTAATCAAATTTATCTGAATCTAATGCTAATTTAATCAGAACGCTTTTGTCTTCCGTTAATCTGAGAATGCGAATTCCTCCGCCACATGCTTTCTTTGCAGTGTTTTTTTCAACAAGATTTTTTTTCCTTTTTTTCCTCTCATTGGTCGGATTTGCATCAATTTTTTCATAATAATCGTCATCTTGCGATTGATCGAATGTCTTATCTGGAGGTATAAAAACAATACAACAATCAGAAATGACAGTACTTATTCTTTCGAACACTTGTTTAAGCACACCAGTTTGGGAAGTTCTAACTTCTAGAATCCGTTGTGGTTTGTGATTTTTTTGTATATTTTTACTCATTCCTTAACAAATATAGTATTTAATTCTTTAAATGCGTTCGATTTGCGCGCGAAAAATTATTAATCGTGATTTATAAAAACATATAATTAACATTGGATGTCATGGATATTAAAATTTATATGTTTGAATAAAAATTCTAGTCCTTATCGAAGATATTTACGCAAAAAATATTTTCTATTAATATAGAAATATTATGAGTGTTAAAAATAGTTACCGTTTAATCAATCCTTATGTTGAAGGGTCTATCGACACTATAGTGAGCGCTAAAAATGCTAGGAGCGCCGGCAAACATTTGTATAACGCCGTTTCTAAGTACTTTACCAATCATGTTGAAGATTTTAATTTTGCCATCCAAAATATAAAATCAAAAGATATCACTCACTTCAAAATTAATGAAAAACGAGACGGTACGAATACTAATACAGTTGATTATAATATGATACAATTGCCAGATGAAGTTTTGTCAGCTAAACTAAACGAAAAATTAATGGACAAAGTAGATGAACTAGAAAAGCAAACAGGAGGTAAAGGACATTTTGACGATGATTCATCTATTTCAGATTCATCATCTTCGGATGATTATTTACGTCGTAGAGATAATATATATGTTCATCCAATAACACGGTTCACGTATTTCAATTTGCCATATTTGTACAATACGACTACAAAATTTATCGGATTAAACGCAAATGATTACAAGAGCTTATTTATGCCAGTATTTAGTTGGCCAATCAGTCCAGTTGTAGAAATACGTATGGATTTGTACAAATCATAGATGTCAACATTATAAAAAATTTTAATGTTAACATATATTAATGTCGTCAAAAAAAAGAAGCAAAAAACAGCAAATGTCTGAAGAAATATCTGAAGAAATATCTGAAGAAGTCGAAAGTCCAGTCAAAAAACCAAAAAAAAAGCCGGCTAAAAAACAGCCAGTCAAGAAGGCTGTCAAAAAGGCCAAAAAAGTTGTCAAAGAAGAAGATAGCATTTCCGAAAGCGAAACTGTTATCCGCGAGACAGCTCCTCCAAACGAAAAAGTTGGTAATTTAGCACATGCCCAGCTAAAACAGAACATATTATCCTGGTTAAATGATGATGACAAAATCAAAGAACTAAATGCTGAAACGAAGAAATACAAAGTTGCTAAAAAAGCAAAGGAAGATAATATCATTAAAATGATCAATAAACTTGGTTTGGAAGAAACACCGCTCGTTATCAAAGACGACGATAATAAATTACGAGGACACGTGCGACGTAATAAATCAGTCACTTCTGGTGCAATAAAACATGATATTATCAAGAAAACGCTGATGGAGGTGATCAAAAATGAAAGTCAAGTTGATCAACTTGTCCTCAAAATAGAAAATAATCGTCCTAAAGTTACCAGATACTATCTTAAACGCACCAAAGGAATCAACGAAGAAAAAAAATCTACCAAAAAATAATCATATAAGTATAAAACGTATACATATATAATTATTAAAAAAACATTGCACATGTACAGTACGTTCAAAGATATCAATGATATGTCGGCAGCAGACATACAAGAAAAATTAAATAGCGGCTCATACATGTCATCAAATACTCGAAAAACGTTGACAGATCGATTAAATATGTTATCGGAAAACGGATCCTATACAAAAAAGAAAGAGGCTGGTGCACAAAAACCTCAATCTAAAAGTATTAACGACGCAATGTTCCCAACATTTATAACTGTCGAGAGTAAATCAATGAACAGTTTAGATTTCGCAAAATTCGCCAAAAATGAAAGCAGTCACTCACAAGAATTACTAAACAAAGATATCAACATCAATTATGACGAAATCTCAAAAATTTATGATGACTTTGCTTTTCTGCGCCTTAAATTGTATCATAACGAATTATATAACAAAACTCGAATTCTATGTGCCATCAAATTAGTGAAACATTATGGTGCAAAACAATTCCATGATCATTTTGAATATGATAAACTGAAACAACGCGAAGAAATGACAAGGGAGCGCATCTTAGTGTGCGAAAAGTTGATTTTTTTATGCGAATATATCAAACAAATAGAAAAATTATACACATCATTCAATCAAGAAATGTTCAAATTTGTTATCGAAAATAAAGCCTTTATTTTTCAAATTAAATATTCGTTGGGTAATCATGAATCAATGGAATTTATTGAAGAAACGTTGAATATTCTGATTCAAAGACTAATAGAGCGCAATTTTGATGCTTATTCCCAAGATCTGATACAAAAAATTTTGATAGACAGTCAACGTATCTTAAAAAATATTGTTACACAGTATGATCCTCATCTGGAATGCGAATATTACGTTTCATTAAATAGCACAATTACAAATTATGTCATTTCACCCATAGGAATAAGCACTAACTACTATGTTGACACTGACAATAATTTTGCCCACTATCAGTTAGATATTAGCGATAGGCGGTTACAAGAAATTACGATTTCCCAATTAGAAGCGATATTTAATGAGAAGTATGATTCCCAATGTGATGACTTTTTTGTTATTTATGATGGTAGCAAAAAAATTCGCATGAACTGTGTGATAAGTGGCAGGGATTTCATAAAAGCTGGGACCTTTAATATTTCTAATATGCCTCCACATGTGCGCACTTTTTCGTCGATTATATCAAATAGAAATGGAGAACCATCATTCTTACCACAAAATACTAAAAAATGTGTTTCAAACTGGTATCGTAAAGAAAATAATCTAGGATGCACTAATCAACAATTTGTTGACGCAGTTTTTGACGAATTATTGGAGTTAGATAAACATGGAATTCTAAGAGCAAATATGAAAAAACCATTCAGAGTTTTAGCCAGCAAAACATCGAGAGCAATTTAAAGTTTCATTATTGTTAAATTAATAATAATGAATTACGATTCTATCATAACCGACGAAATGTACGATTGGATTGATAATTTAGATGCGGATTGTAAATATATTGATGCTGTCCGTAATTTGTATCAAGAGCTAATGATGATGGTGAATGACGTCGACAGTCCCATGTTCAATCCGGATATGTTTGCTCATTTGACAGCTGATCAATTTGTAGATTGGGTAGTAAATGTTAATAATCAATAATTATTAACATTATATTGAGTTACAAATTCCTTTGATATTAGTATCAGGTTCGATTGAAGATTGCATCCATGGTCCGACATTGAGTTTTGGATTAACAATATCACCTCTAATATCATTAGGAGGATCGCGCAATGAAGAAGCGACTGTTTTAACTGTCATAGGAATTTTAGGATGAATCAAATGCGTTTCTTTGATTTTCTTGGTGGATTTGATTGGTTCCGCGTCAAACCAATCATGATCATTCGGCATGTCAACATCGAACGGTTCTTCTTGTGTTCTTTGTGTAAATTTGTTCTTTTTGTATTCAAAATTCTGAGAATCATCTTGCTCTTTGTCTGACTGTTTATTTTCCATCTAATTACTAATGTTAATAATTTATAATAATTATTAACATTATGTCGCATTACAAATTCTTTAAGGTTCAACGGTGGATTGCATCCATGGACAGATAATAAATTTTGGATAAACAATATCAACTCGAATGTCGTGAGTTACGTTACGCATTGGAGCACCGATTGTATTAATTCCAACACAACATTTAGAATAACGATAAAAATCATTTACAAGCCTGTTACGTTTGCGCATAGAATATTAATATTAACAATTTATAATAATTATTAACATTATATCGCGTTACAAATTCCTTTGATATTAGTATCAGGTTCAATTGTAGATTGCATCCATGGACCAGTATTAAGTTTTGGATTAACAATATCACCTCGAATATCATGAGTTGCGTTACGTAATGAATTAGCAACTGTGTTAACTCCCATGTGAGTTTTAGGATGGATTAGATGTGTTCCTTTGATCTTCTTAGTAGATTCTAATGGTGTTACGTCGAACCAATCTTGTCGTTCTTGCGGTAACATTTTGTCAACATCAAACAGATCATCAATATCTTTTTGTGTTCTTTGTGTAAATTTATTTTTTTTGTACATGAAATCACGAGGATCATTTTCAACATATCGATCATCTTCTTCTCTATCTAACGGTGATTTTTTTAGCATTCTCTTTTCCATATATGACGGTTGGCGATGGTCGTACACGTCTGATGAGTATGGTTCTTCCATTTTTCGCATATTCAACTGTCTTTTTCTACCATAGTTATCAAATGGCGCATGAGTTTCCGACATTGGATCTGCAGGAGAAAAATCACCAGAGCCTCCGTCCAATGTTCTATCTTCGACAGAGTATTGCGTGATCAAATCATCAATCAAATCTCCTGGAATATCATCGTCAGATCGATTACTCAATACTGGAGGCTGGATAACAGGTCTATTTCGATCTGCACTACGCGGTTCTCCGCCTAATGGTCCGCGTCTTTCCCTGATTAAAGTTTCATCCATGCTGTATGTTTGCATATCATCATCTAAAACTCCATCATTTTGAAATGGTTCAGAATCTAATCGGTTGAAATAATAAATTATAGCAATTACTACGACTATAACCAATAATCCTAATAATAAATTGGAGTCCATTTTCATATTTAATTATATACTAATTTGAGATATTAATATTTTTTAATCTTATATCCTGGCATTTTGAGAAAGATCTTAACTCATATCATTTAAGACACGTTTTTTTGCCTCCAAAAGTTCAGCGCGTTTGGACTAAACTATCTCCATCATCCAAAATTTACTAATTAATAATTCTGTATAAAAAATCTAGCTTAACTATATAATTTTAAATATGTCGACGAATGAGAAAATATTACAATCGTACAACGAAAGTAATTACAAAGAAATATTGGACCGTTTAGACACGGTTATTGATGATATGGGAAATACTATCATTCATCACATCGCATCTAAATTGGATAAAGACTCAATTGAATCATTGAAAAAATTAGACAAAAAATGTATTACGTACACATTGATGAATAAAGCAAACAAAAATGGGGATCTTCCAATTCATTTGGCGTTAAAAACATTGATCGAAAAAGATGCAGATTCGCATGATTTTATTGATTATCTTATCAACGAATGTCACGCCAATCCAAATATTCCTAATAACGAAGATATGGTGATTACACAAAAGAAAGAACCAGTTCATATTCCACAATCGTCCGCACCTCAGACTGACCATTTTGATTTTATCTCAAAATTGATTCAATATTACATAAATTCATTTAATCAGCCAACTGCACAAATCAAAGGAGGATATTCAAGCAAACGCATCATCCGATCCAAAGTATCTGATTTCACAGACAGCGACGTTTTACCCGATTCTGGAGTCAATGACACATTCAGACTAACTAAAAATAAACGTATACATCATAAAATTAATAATGTAGATTCACAAGATGGAGGAAAGCGAGATCCTAAAATTACTGATACATACAATCAGATTCTTAAAAAAATAATAAAAGTACTCAATGTTGACGAGGCGACTGCAAAATTGTATAGGATGGCTTTAAAGAAGAAAGTCATTGATGACGATCCAGATTTAAGAAAAGGGTCTAATGATGCCAAAAAAATGGAGGCGATTGAAAAATTATTGGGGGATGATAAAAATGCCAAAAAAGTACTAAACAAAATTTCACCAGACACAATTGATGGGTTGCGAACTTGGTTATCCGAGCAAGATGCAAAACGTTCAGAGAATTCTGAATCAATCAAAAAAAAAGATGACAAACCCAAAGAAAAAAAAGCTAAAAAAGTAACCAAGAAAGCACATGAATCTGAAAAAGGATATTTACATTCTGACGAAATATTGTTCTCGCCAGATTATTTTTAAATTTGTGTTCCGAAAAAATTTTTCTAATCTCAATTCATATAGCCACTGATGAATCCAAACGAATTTAAGTCGGGTATGGGGCCAATGACAGATAGATTGTTAAATGGGATATTAGATGTCATATCCAAAGAAAATTTTTCACAACGATTTACACAAATAGTAAATGATAGAGTGCAACCTTATGTACATATTGGTATGTTTATGTATGCGGTAGTAATTGTCCTACTCCTTGTAATAATTTATTTATTGTATGATAAGAAAAAAATAATATGATAATATCATTTTTTTCTCATAAAAGTTGCACATTTTTTGGCAACTGATCGAAACTGTCTAAACTAAACGGGGATTTTTGAATTTTTAACATACATGGCATAACAGATGAAGTGACCGATGCGGCCATATATCCCTGCTTATTTCGAGCATGAATCTTTGTTCTTATCCTGATGAACGATTCGCATTCAAAATATGGAACGCCAAATCCGCAAACATCCTGATACGTATGATATAATCCATGACTGCCAACTTGGATGTACTGACAGCCTTTCGCATGATACATCTTAGAAATAAGATTATTGGAGCACGGAAATCGAACATCAGAAAAATCTGGCGAACTTTTCTTTATCCGCAACCATTCATCATGCGTTATTTTCTCATTCATAAATTTTGGTATCTTACCATTGAATATTTTCATGTCACCTATATTTTTCTCAAACAATATCTTAGCATCTTCTGGTATCTTATTTTTCCCTCCTGATTTCCATGATCCACTTGTTCTGTCAAATTGCAGCGTCATCTGCATCCCTTCCACAAACTTTTTTTTGCATTCTATTCCGATCTCATTGACACCATGTTTAATAATGACATCCACTCCTGCTGATGATCCAGCAGTATTTTTTTTTGTTGTCAATGGACTTGAAGATCCCTTAAACTTGATCTTGTGACACACATCGAGCGTGTCCCTTTCATATGCCTTGCCGCTCGCTGCAGCTTTCCCTGAATATTTTTTATGAATAGTGATAAGTGTATTTTCGAATTCATCTAAATTAAATCTAGGAACTGTTTTGATATCTTTCCTCTTACATGACGTTGGTCGTATCTTTTTTGGAGCTCCCGGAGTTACTAATTGCGCTACGAATAATAAAATTTCAAGATCAAATTTGGGGATTCTCGTTATTAATTTCTTACGGCTAATACTAAAAACTCTTTTTTTAGGGGCAAAACAACGTTGCATGTTGAATATATAATAGGGATATAGGATGGATCAGTGCAGAATTAAAGATTTCAATTTTTTTCGTAGAATAGGCAAATAATTTTATCAATTAATTATAGATAAAATGATATCGTTGGAAAATATAATCACTTATTTAGGTGCCGCAGGGATAATTTATTGTTTGATTAAGGCTTTTAGCGATGATGCGATAGATGATGTCAAAATAGGAATCATCATTGCGATTGTGATGATAATAATCATTTTTCTAACGAACAAAAATAAATTGACGGAAGGATACAGAATTGTAGAACCTCCAGTGCAAGATGCTTTATTTGCATCAACCGATGGAACTGTCAGTGGTGTTTTCAAGCCCGGCGTAGAAATTCCTTCAAACGTTGTTGGTCTTCCGAGACCTGAAGTGAATGTCCCCGTAAATATTCCCCCGGCACTCATCGCAGACACAACAGAACCGCAAATAACTCTAGAACCTAAAAGAAGAGTTTTTGACTATCGAACATCAGATCAAGATATGATCGATTTTATGAATTTATCTGGCGTAGATAAACAAAAATTTGAGGAGATGATGTTCATTGAAGACGCTGCCAAAGAAGGTATCAAAGAAAGATATCAGAACGAAATGGTTTATACGAGTAGCAATCCATTCAATACCGTTCCATTAGGACGTAATTTGAATCCATATACATATCTTCCCGAGTTTGCATGGTATAGAGGATATGAACAACCACCAGTATGTATTCCATCTCCAAATGATTGTCCAGTATGTCCCCTCGCTCCATCCGGTACAACGGATTTGATGCATTTTAACAATGTAGATAATGTTAGGGAACGAGCACCTCAAGGAATAAATCTCAAATATACCAAACGCGTACTAAACGGTGATAGATCTTAAGGTCTATATAGTTCAAAAATTGCAAATAATTCTACGACTCAAATATATAGCATATTCAATGATCGAAAGCAAACATATGATTATCGTTGGTGTAATTATATGCGCATTAATGGCGTATTATTTTTATAGCGAATTGACTAAAATGAAAAAAATAGTAGATCCTATTCATCACAAATCCCTTTCTATGGAATTAAGACTCGGTGAATTAGAAAAAAAGATTAATACAAATGTGTCAAAAAGAAAAATAAATACACATTCTCCACCGTTATCGATCACATATAATTCTTCTGATATCGGGAGAAATCAATTGAGTGTGATATATGATGAAAATATTCGAGAATCAGAAGCGAATAGGCTTTTAAAGAACATAGAGAATAAAAATAAGCGGCAAACGGTGGCTCAAAATATGCATTCATGTCCGGCAAAAGAATACAACGATTTGTTAGTAGATTTGAGTGAATCAGATAAACAGTCTTTGAAACAACAAATTGATGCAGCAAAACAAGACGATTTATTTGGGGGTGACACGGCTAGATCGGCAAGTAACTCAGGATATGATTCTGATATCATGAGATATGTATCAGAATCATTGTATTACGCCGACTTACCATCCGACGGTTCACAATTATCTGACATTCCAAAACCGCTAAAACGGTCAGGGTTAGGATCAAATGTGATGTCAAAAATAACGTTAAAACATAAAAATGAATTAAAAAAATAAATTATGTATAAAATCTCATTTAACATTAGACATGGATAATTCAAGAAAAAAAAGATTAGGAGGAAATAATGTGTACTACCCGGATGGTTGTCCAGCGATAATGGATGACGGCAGATTTATTACTTATTTTGGTTCCACAAACGAACTTACTGAAACTATGCAAAAAATGAACGGATTTCGTAGTTCCAATCAATTTCGAACGTTTATGCAAAAAAACGGGCAACGATTTATGGACGCTGAACGAGAATATCAAAACAGAACCAATACATGTTCGCCAAGAACAGCATGCAGTGAAGGATGGTATGATTTATGGACCATTAAAGATGGTTATTGGGGTAACGATTATTCATCCGAAATAACTCTCAATCGTTAATATAATGTATTATATTAACAATTGTCTATTTTTGATTTCTATTTTTTTAACATGCGGTATTTCACCTTTTCTATGTTCAGAACCCTTGTCTAATATTACATGTGTGACAGATTTAGGTATATTACCGCACAACTGGCAAGAAAATTTTGCACCAAATGTTATTTTTTGTACACCTAACGGAATCGCCTTTTTTATAGTTTTATTGAATGCGTTGCCAAATTTTATTTCAATAACTGAATCTGGAATGCAACCGACAATAGACGAATTAAAACGAGTGCCAAATTCTAAATGCGTGACACCATATGGTATAGAGCCAGGACTTATTCCACATTCTAAAATGAATAACATTCTCACTGAATTGGGAATCATCCCCTGTGATATTACCCCATATTCAAATTTAAGTTTCAAAGTGGTCACTGTCGAAGGTATGGATAATGATATTCTAACAGCATGTCCACGAATAGACAGTACTTTAACAGGTGGTATTATTGAATTTTTTACCAAATAAAGACTCCTCAACGATAACCTCTCGACACTCTTGGGAAAACCTTTTTCTAAACTCTGATTAAATGAATCCCCGAATTTAAGAGTGATAACACTATCAGGAATTCCAAATACTGGATTTTTTGAATCAGAATCGTCAATAATCGGTTTATTAAATTCATATCCAAATTTTAAATCGGTTACACCATATGGAATACTGTTGATTATGTTTTGGTTAAATATCATACCAAATTCCAATCTGCGAACACTTTTAGGTATCATACCATCTATTTGTTCATTAAAAAATTCTCCAAAAAATAATTCTGTTACGCTGTTTGGAATATGTATTTTATAATTGGTACGTATTGCTTTGACATTTTTTGGCAAAATACACAATGGAATTTCATGACCACAATAATAATTAACCCCCATGAATTTTGGCAAAATACGTGATAGAATTTCATGACCAGAGTAATAATTAACCCCTATGAATTTTGGCGGACTTTCGATTATGATTCGCGTAAAATTATGATACAACTTGTTATGAATTATTTCGTCTATATACATAGGTTCGTCGTAACAAATTATCACTCGTTTCGGATACATTTTTTTATTAGTTGATGTCAAACATATCTTGTCTTTCGAACTCAATGTTAAACAAATACTAATAAAAGAATCATCAATAATGTCTTCCATTTTATGATAATATATGACTAATACATTATCATGAACTAAATAATTTTCAATTTTTTTAACAGAGCAACAAAGTACCCACTAACCCATTCGTTTCATTATTTGGACCTGACGCAAAGTATATATTACGACCATATGCCAATCCCCAAAGTCCATCAATGATAACATCCACGCCACATCTATCCCTCAACCTACCAACGAACACACCGCGACTGGTGTAAACACCGATCGTACCATCACCAAAATTACCTATCAAAAATATACCGCATCCTGTACAAGTCTGAGCATATGTATCTTCTCTCAAGCGAAGAATGCTCCAGGGTGAATTAAGATATCCACCACTCAAAAATCTGCCTAAAAATACTCCCTGAACGCTAAACATACTTATAAATCCATTTCCAAGACCAGATACATCATCTTCAGCGTTACTATCTTGTTTTGCATATGACACATATAATTTCCCACAAATGTATGTTATGTTAAACGGTGCGTAACCGATTGGCAATGCTGGATCAATAAATGGATATCCAGCCAGTAAATTAAAATTATCATCAAAAACATCAATACGATTATTATGAAAATCTGCTACATACAAATTATTATTAGCTATTGCGAGTCCTTTGTAAATTGCGTTCACACTTGATCGATCAACAACGATGATAGTACTTGTTGCGTTGACAGTTGCGTTATATCCAGAAACAGTTCCGTCCTCTGTGCATGTTATCAATGTTGCCGGTCCACTTACCATCCCGTTCGTAACAACAAAATTTGTCCCCGTATTAACAACTAATCCGGTAGGTGACCCAGTTCCTGTCGACGCTGGTGGTACCGTTATTATAGTTAGTAATGGTACTCCATTAAGATTATATGTGGTGATCAAACCAGTGCCATTGTCTGCTACCCATAACCGTCCTGAATAATTTACGATACCCCATGGATTTACTAAATTTACATCTTGATTTGGTGCAACATTGGGTTGATTCGAAACTAGATTTGTAATGATAAAATTTTCATCCACAATGCATTTCTTTTCTTGGCGACAACAATCATCGCTCGATGAAGATGAAGAACTTGATGAACAATATTTTCTGCATTTGTATCTGCACGACATTTCTTATATGTATATTACTTATAAAAAATATAGCAAGCACGGTGATTACATTAGTCTGTTTGATATTGTGACCAATTGATAAGTATGTAACAAATATCTCTCATAACCAAAAACTGTCATATTTATAGTGTTAATGAAATTTTGATAGGTGTTCAAAATAAATGGGGCCAAATAGTTATTAAAATTTTCAACAAAAATATGATTGTCATCGATAATAATCATCTTAACACTTTTGATGATATTTAAAATTGGTATTAGCAAGTCTTTATCATTCGTTATTTTCTGTTCCGGATCGTTGCTATTATCATATATTTTGGTATAAAATTTGATGGCTCTTTTGGGTAGGATGTTATTCAAATACATATCCAATGTTGTATTATTAAATCTCGTTTGCAGAATTTCGCCAAGTACATTATTTGAAAAGTCATCATTTTTGATCAGGATATTTGTGGCATCCGATTTTTGAATAGAATTATATATCTGGCGCAAAATGATATTTTTGATAGCTGGAGTGATGATTAAGTTGATAAGATAGATAAGTTGGTCTCGTTGTTCTGCTAAAATTGGATTATCATCTAAGGATCGTGGCAAATTGTTGCGAAGTTCGATATAATCTTTAACAATAGCCATGTAATCTGCAATGACGGTAATATTTTCTTTGTTGTTTCGGGGATCAGTTTGGAGATATCGTTCTAATACGTAACCTATTCTAAAAAAGATCAGTGACGGGGTATTCAAAATATCTTTACTAAAATAATTTTCCCAGATACTGATATTCATTTCAACCATACTATCATCATACACTCTATTTGTACCTTTACTTATCTTATCAAACGAATTTTCGTAAAAATTGGTCAAAGTGAACGATGATTCTCTACTCTCAACTGTATCAACGATATTTTGTACCGCGCGCATGTAAAATGATTTAAACAAGTCATTTTCCATATCATCATCTTGTGGCAAGACTATTTCTATGTTTTTGATCTTATTTGAAATCAATCCTTTACGTACGTTTAATGCGGCAATAGCAGAATCAATGACAGGAATTTGCAGAGGTTTAGAGTCCTTCTCTTTCGTCAAACCATCAATTTGATTTTGGATGATCTCTATTTCCTTCTGAAACTTTGATATTTTTCGCTGATTAACATCTTTAAGATCACTTGCAGCCATCTTCTCCAAATTATCACCAAAACTGGTACTGATAATTTTATTTAACCCGGGATCATTTGGGCCGACTTGATACAAATCAACTGGATAGATGTTATTTTTGTCAGAAACATTGCTAATAATTCTTTTAATTTTGTCTTTCAATTCTGATGTGATATTATATCGATAATTTTCGGTATAAATGTAGAACATATGATTATACATTGCAATTTGTATTGGAACTCCTAGTGTGATATTTTTAATGATGTTGTTATTGAATTTTTCATTTCGCAATCTTGAAATCAATACATCATTAAATGGTTTCGAAAATTTCTCCAATGCATTTTTGATGGGATTTTCATTTAAGAAATTTAAATGACGAGACAGATCTTGTATGATTGTATCAAGTGGGGTCTTACCTTCGTTGTTTTTGATTGCAACTGCGCCATTATCGACTAAAAGTTTTACTAGTTGGGGATGACCCATCTCGACTGCCAGATGCAATGGAGTTTCGCCATCGGAATTTTTACTATTGATTGTATCAGATGTTATTGATTGTTTCACGACTGCAGGATTGATATTGTAGCATTTCTTGGCGTTAGTATTTGAAGAATTCTCTGAAAAGTAGTCAATATCATACAGATAATGAATAAATGGATCATCTTTTGTGGCATAATCGAGTTGTGTAGGTTGTTGTTCTACATGTGACATTTGAAATTCCAAATTTGCATAGGTTTTATTTTGAGTCAATATATTTTCTAGCGCCTTTTTTTCTACAGAATTTAATACCATTTGCAAATAATCATTCTGTTTAAAAAATGGAATTTCCGGAATGTTGTATTTGAAGTTATTGACTTTATTATAAACCCAATCGATGACCGATTTTTTGACCGCAAAATCGATGATATCGATGATGATTTTGTCAGTCACTTGTCCAATAACTATTAATGTAGGGATGTCCGATAATTTTGTATATTGCGCGTCACCCAATGCGATGTTTTTGAGTTTAGGATAGAATCCTATTTGGTTTGCAGGTTGGTTGTAGTAAGTGATCGTTCGTTCGAGTATCTCTTGTTTTACTAATTTTATGTGGTCATCGAGTAAAGATTTGATGGATAAGGGCATTCCGGTTGCCCAGATGGCGTCAATATCAAAATCGTTCTCTAAAAAAGCAATGAATGCATCTTTGTATCTAATGGTTTCTGGTCCGGCTCCAGGAATTCCAGGTCCAGCAGCAGGTACATAATCTAAAAATTCTCCAGCGATACTGTTTTGTACCTCTATATAATTTGGTCCAGGAATAACATTTAGTTGGTTATTATCTCCAGCAGCAGGAACATTAGAAATGATTCCTGTTCTTGTAAGTAACATATCACGATATTTATCGTTAGCAAAATCGAATGATGATAACGGAAGAATATTGCCGATTGGTATATGTGCTCCAGCGTAAAAGTTAATCGCATTGATCGTATATTTCTGCAATGTCGCAGTTATTTTGTCGTTGGCCAAGTTTTCTGATAAACTTGTGGGTACATTGATCATTGGCAAATTATTATCGAACACATTTGTTCCTTTCTTAGATAATAACGCATATGAGTTATTTCGGTTAATAAAATCAACAACTTTGTTATGATATTCGGTAATTCTTGCTACAAATTGCGTGCTATTTTTGATAAGCATATTCACGTTTTGCGTTAATTTTTTTTGTCCAGCAACTAATGACGAGGATGTGGGATCCGTTATGTCGACAAATGCGTCATATTCAACTGTGCCAACCTTACTCATATTCTGTTCGAAATCATTCACATCTTTGACCATATAAAATAACTCAGCAATTAGGGTCGGTAAATAGATTTGCGGAATGTAATAATAAAAATTCTTAGAGATAGACCAATTAATATCAGACATTATCTCATTTACTTTTCTAATTCGAACGTTGATGGTATTAATATTTCTGATCACAAGCCTATAATTTGCTCCGATACGTTCTGTGATAAAAAATGATGCGGGTATTTCGTCTCTGCGGACGGCATCGAGTAAATCAGAATTGTTAATTAATTGAATTTGATCGATTATTGATTGATAATTTTTTCGGACGTTGTTAGTACCTAAAAATTTATTGACCTGTTCGTCAAATTCTTTGTTTTGTATCACTTTCAAGAATTCGTTAAATACCGGATTCATTGCTTCGGCGATATCTAGTCGAAGATTATGAGTTCGCCCTAACTTAAAATCATCCGGTTCTAGCAGGACATTTACGGGAAATATTTTTAATAATCGGGCATGTACATTATTAATAACGGATGGATCGACGTTTCCTTGTTCTATAAAAGTTTTAAACCATGAAACAAGAGGATTATTAATATCCCATTTTACCGTTTCATATTTTTGAAGCAGGTCGATATTATTTGGATTCATCATATCTAATCCATCAGGTATTATCAAACTGTAAAGAAGAGAATTGTCTATCTTAGGTAATCGTTTTTTATTGTCGCGGGTATATCCAAATATTTTTTTAATAGATTGATTTATTGCTTTTCTGTTTCGATATTTCCGAAGATTTTGAGAAATTTGTTGACATAATGATGCTATCATGACTTCGATATTATTTTCAAAGAATTTGTAAAAAATTTTCATAGTGACGATCAACAGTGGAAACTCTTTTCTAAAACTTTCAGTGAATACTTCGTCAACGTGCTTCCATAAATCCTTGAACGGACGATCGAAAGCTGTGATGTATGTAAACATACTATAAAAACCGTCATGATTTATGTTATTCGCAACTTGGCGGATGGCATCAAAAATACGGAAGATATCTATATATGTCAGACGTTTTCTTAACGGACTAATAATGTATCCAGATATTGCTGACTCTGGAACGCCTGATAAAAACAAGGGATATCCCTGTGCCAAGACTGGATTATTGGCAGTTCCAGCTGGCGGATTGAATATAGCGAACCATTTATTCGCGTTGGGGCTACCTGCGCTTGTCATATCCCTATTTATTGGTTTTTTTGATAAACCATAATCAATAATCGATCTACTAAAAAAAAGGTCGTCATTTCCGCCTGCACTTACGAATTCCTTCCGAAACATTTGCAAATAAGGATAACGTGCAAATATATTCCTGAATTCAGTATTGGTTAATCCTTGTATATCAGACGGCCGAATAGGGGCACTTAGATTTCCCGGAATGTCATAAGTTATCATCGCTGTCATGTTATTGTTCAAAAAATTTGTCAGTGTTAAGTTACCGTTCAATATATCTATCTCTTCTATGGTCTTTTGTAGATATTCAAAAAGTATTGGTCGGTAACTTTTTTTTAAAAATTTATTTATCAGAACCGGATCTTTAAATAATAAATATGCATCATCAACATTATCTGCTTTAATTTTATCCGGTATTCCAGCTAATCCGGGTTGATTCATCATATTTTGCGCAGGATTATATTGTCTCCGTTGTGTGTATATATTGTATGCCTCTGCTGACATGAACTTCATCTTACTCATAATCGTATCTACCATAACAGTACATGGATTTTCCGTGAACTCCTTATTTGCGATTAACAACGATAATATTTTGCTGTACAATATATCTTTTCCATCTTCAAACGTCATTTTAATCTGTTCCGTTTTAAGATTATTCAAATCAGCGGCGATGTCGATCATCATCTTATTGATGCTACTATCTGTAGGATCCAGAATCTCTGCTTCCTTCTTTTTCAAATTTTCGCCTATTTTTTGAATAGATTGATCAGTTTCGTTAGGCATAATTTTTTCGTATGCAGTTAATCCTGGTCCCCATCCCGTATTATTTGATCTAAACGTAATCGGATTGGTTGCAGTTCTTAATAAATCCTTTTTAACGTCATCTGTCATGTTATCAATTATTAACTCTAATCCATTTTGTTGTTCTTTCAAATCACCAGTATAATTTGGATCCTCAGCCACGTCCGTAAAAATCTTCGTTATTTTATCCTCTAAATCTCGCTCAGTAGAACTGTTTTCATACATATCAGCAACCTTGTCAATGGTATTGATCAAATGGACAAGATCATTTTTAGTATTAGGATCAGTGTTAAGTATCTTCATAATTTCACTTTCGGCTTCTATTAATGCTTCAGAGAGCAGTCTATCATCTATTTTTTGCGATGGAACTAGATCTCCGGGTTTGACGTCGTTGGGACATTCAACTCGGCTTCCACTGATGGCATAATGCAATGGGGTATTATTTGAACTATCTTTCCTTACCATAACAGTTTTTTTATCAACAAAGAACTTAATAATATCTTCATTTTGTAATTGTGCTGCTAAATGGATAGGCCAAACATTACTTGCATCTGGTAGATCATATGGTGCCCCCATTGAATCTAAATACCTAATTAATTCTAACTTTGCGGCGTCATTGGCTATTTTGTCATTCAATTCAAGCACAACATGAAACGGGGTCTTTCGAGTACCACCTTCGATCAAATTTAACCTATTTTTGTGTTCAATAACAAATGATCTTATTTTGTTAATATCTCCACTTTTAAGTTCTGTAAAAAAGTTTTCGGATATTGTATCAGGTATCACTTTTTCTGGATTTTGATCTAGTATTGGATATTGTTGTCTTTTCATCATACCTAATTATACTTACGAACGATAAAAAATGGCAATTTTCAACAAAAAAAATTGAAAAAATAGTTTTCAGGCAGTTACATCAGTATTAGTAGTATTAATACATCCCATGAATAAGCAGACATCACAATCTAAAAAGATAGCTCCTGGTCCATTGGATTGTCCCATTGATTTGCAACGTGTTCGTGCAGCGCTGTTGACAAGAAAACACGAATTAGAAAAAGAATTGGAAGATGCGGGAATTTCAATCAAAACGCCAGACAACGGCACAAAACCCCCAAAGACCCCAATTTGCAAGTTTCACAATTTGGAAGGAGGATGTACCAGAAAGGGTTGTACTTTTGGACATCCTGCTAAGGACGACAAAAAGACCAAAAATACCATCTGTAAATTTCATCTTAAAGGAGGTTGCACCAAAGAAGAATGTCCCTTTGAGCACCCTAAACGTGGAATCTGCAATTATAATTCTAAGGAAGGAGGTTGCACCAAAAAAGGATGTTCTTTTGAGCATCCTAAACGTATAATCTGTAATTATGATTCTAAGGAAGGAGGATGCACCAAAAAAGGATGTCCTTTTGAGCATCCTAAACGTACTGCGACAGTCCTTCAATCGGAAAATGCTTTTATGGACATCTTGAAGAAATTTAAGGATGATTTGGGAGCTTTGTCATTGACAGAATCAGATCCCCTTGAAATTCAAAAATCTTGTTTGAGAGAAATAGAATCGTTTGAAAAAGTTATGCTAACATTTGCGACAAAATAGATTCATGGAACTAAATTTAATAAATTTAATTTCATAAAAAATTGAAATTTTTTTTTACAGGGCATTCCATTATTAATCTAATCATCAACAACCAAATGTCTACAGCAAACGTACCAAAACCACAGAACAAAAAACCTTTTGTTGCAAAACAAAATCATCGACCTGCAAAAATTACGCAAGATAACGAAAAGGAAGATTTCGAACTATTTTTGAAGATGAAATCTTTAGGAATTGATCAATCTGATTTTGACTTGTTCACGAATTATGCAAAGATGGCAGGAAACACTCCCATCACTGTGGAGGGCTTTAAAGAATTCAAAATCAGATACGATGCGTTCCAAGAATTTAAGTTGATGCAACAAAACAAACAAAAGGAAGCATCCGGCCCTAAAAAAGCTGCTCCACAGAAACAAGTTGAAAAAGTTGTTGCTCAGAAACAAGTTGAAAACTATGTCCCGCAAAAACAAGTTGAAAAAGTTGTTGCTCAGAAACAAGTTGAAAAAGTTGTTGCTCGGAAACCAGTGGAACCTCTTTCTGAAAAAGAAAAATTGAGGAAACTGATGCAGGACAACATTGATTCGTTAGAAAAATCGTTAGGTGATCCAAATGCAGAGGATCATGCTACGAAAGAATCGCTTATTAAATTTTTACGACTAAAAATGATTGCGTTGCAATAGAAATGTTCTTTTTTAGATAAATATTTTATTAAAAAAAAAATGAAAAAATGACTTACAGGCAGTTCTATATATGTTCTATGTGCAATAACTCTGCATACAGCTATGTATCATTTTAAAGGAAGATTTGGCGACCTACGTGACCTTGATGAAAGTGCGTTGTATGCAGAGCCCAAACAAGAACACCAATATTCTTCTCATGAGCAAATCGATAAATTGCACGGTGACATTCGTGACCTAGAATTATTGAAAGAACAGGCCGAAAAATCAATGTGTAGATATGAAAACACTCCAGGAGGATGCGCACGGGATAATTGTCCATGGCAACATAAACAACCGAGAATGAACGCATCAATCGATAAATTGAATGCTCAGATTCATTTTCTAGAAGGATTGAAAAAACGGGCAGCGACCAAGATGTGCAAATATGAAAATGATCCAAAATATCCAAAAGGATGCACGAGGGACGATTGTACATGGCAACACGAAAAACCGAAAAAGATGGTGCCTCCACATTTAACTTTTGCTGAAAAGTCACGCACTCAGTGCAAGTGGGAACTCAAAGACGTAACAAATGAAAAAACAGGCGAAATTATAAGAAAAGGATTTTGTACCAAATGGACTTGTCCGTTTTATCATCAACGCAAACAACAACCTCATTTTGACACTGACGATCAACCAGATGTCTCTGATAATTATGTTCTTTTTCCTGACGTTCATCATTCGCAATCTGAATCGATGATGGATAAAATACATCCTGAAAATTTCGGAGTTTCTGAAAAATTCGATATGCCCGTTAAAAAACAAGGAAAGATTGTATTGAATGACGACGACGCAACGTTCTCCAGTTTTAATAACAGCTTGATAGAACTTGAAAAGGAACTCGACGAATTTAAGGCAACCGATGGAATTTTGTTAGATATTCGTGCTAGGAGTCTTGAGTTAATTCGTGGCGCTCTTAATGATGAAGACGAAGACGACTGCAAAGTTGATCATAGTTTACTTACGCCACAAACACATTGCCCCAATTGTGATTTATTTGTTTGCAAAGGTAACTCAACATTGTCGCTCACAGATGCTATAAATTTATGTGCTGGACCTCCAAAAGATATTTCTCCTCCAAAACTTGAACCCGACGAGATGTGGGTTAGAGCTAAAAATATGGATTGGGGTAGATCCGAAGACGAAGATGAAAATTAATTCATATCAAAATGTATCAGAACCTGGCGCATTTTGATAAAAAAATTGAAATAATATTATTTAGGATAATCCTTTTAAATAATTGGGATAACAAACATGTCTTTTCAAGGATCTAAACAAGTTCGAACCGATACCAAGAGCGTTGAAATGTATCAACGATTGGTGGATATGGGGATGAAAAAGGTGACTCCAGTAGATTTAGATGCGTTAATGAGGATGGTTGGCTCGGGTAGAACAGATATAACTCTTCAAACGTTTGAAGATTTTAAAAAAATCCCTCCGTCGAATTTGGACATATTGGTACAGACGAATGATTCAAAAAAAATGATTCCATCTGATTCGGATTTGGACACATTGGCACAGATGAGTGATTTGGGAATAACAGATATAAATCCCCAAACGTTTGAAGATTTTAAAAGTTTCAAATCTATGGCAGAATCCAAAAACCAAGTTGTATTGGGAAGTGAACAGATCCCCATGCTCGAAAAAAAACAACCTTTTGCGACAAAGAAGAAACGACCTACTGTACCAAAAAAGAAAAGACATCATCCGTTTAAGGAGGAAACAGTTCAAATTGCGAAAGAAGAACCAGTTCAAATTGCAAAAGAAGAACCTGTTCAAATTGCAAAAGAAGAACCTGTTCAAATTGCGAAGATCGCGAAAGAAGAACCTGTTCAAAAACAGGCTGTAAACGAAATGAAGAATATGATTTCTACAAAAATAGCTTTGTGGGAAAGGATGACATTGAGAATCGACGATTGTGAAAAAGAATTAGCTATTCAACTGATGATTGCTAATTTTCGGCAAATTTTAGATGAACTAAATAAATTGTAGATCCTGATCTCCATAAATTATATAGATCAGGATAAAAGTTTTTTAATTAGCTCATCTACTAAAATGGAGTAGATTATGATTATCAATTCTTTTGGTAACGGAGTCTTATTTTCTTCGGCCATATTGCAAGATAGTAATCTGATCATATTTTTTACATATGGATTGATAGCAGGAAGAGATAAATAATATGCTGTTATGTTGCGTCTGAAGGATAAATACGCAATTTTGAAAGCACGATTGTTAGATGCGGTGATATTAAAACATATTTTTTGTTGTACTATCTTTTTGATCAAATCTAGGTTACCATTTTGACTACATAATCCGACGATCCGATGATCGGATGGTAGTCGAAGATCTGAATTAGGGGCAGTCATCAGATAATGATGATGGAATTGATCGTATAGATGGTTATTATTGGCGCTAATTATGAAGGACAACATCTCTGAATTCATATATTTCATCATTTCGTGCACTGTATAATATTCGCCAATATTTATCTTGCCTTTCTTTATTATTTTGTGTAATATTGGATAAAATAACGTGCGTTGGCTGACTTTTTTAATTAAAAATCCATATATTTTTTTGTCTTCATCCGAAAGCTTTCTTACAAAATTATGTATCATAACATGAACCGTTTTAACAATAGTGTTGTCACAATATTCGTTATCTACCCCATCGCATTTTTGTGTTAACAAATTTACCAATTGATAATTTCCTTTTGTGACAGAAATAAAAAGAGGATGATCTTCTAGTTTATAATTATGTATGTTGAATGCTTGTTCGCCAAATTGCATAGTTTTGCAAGCATAATTTGTATGGATTTCTTTCTTTTTGAGTAAAGTATCTAAATGTCACATTTTCTTGTTTACATATGAAATTTATTGCAGTCATATCCCATTTAAATGATGAAATGAAATGATCATACAATTCTATGATTCGTTTGCTGTTATCGTCGTTCGATAAATTTTCGATCATCTCAATGTCTCCGTTAAGATACGCGACATTTAATACATTATAAAATATCCTGTTGTGGTTTCTTTTGATTGTCGTGGCAAAAACACTTATCCCTTCGTTAAATGCGTTGATATATACATTTAACAACTTCAAATTTTGAATATTATGCAATTGTTTTATGATTCCCGATAGTAATGGATCCTGAAGTAGTTGCAAATATTTTTTTGCGGTACATAAATCGATCAAATTTATATGGCTTAGATATTCAAATTCTGATATTTTACCGTTAGCTAATAACATTTCAAGGAGTTTGTTTCGATCTTTTTTTGACAAAAATTGTATTATCGTATTGGTACGACCAAATAATTGTATTGTTTCCTTATCATTGGCAAGTTCCTTGATAATAACTGTCGCATCTTCGAATTTTGATGTAAATTTTTGATGATAATAGTCATCGAATAGTAATGTTTCGGCCATTAGTTGATAATTGAGTAATATAAATACCTATTTTGTAGTGCAAATATCAATTTTTTTTGAATATTATGATTTATATATTCATATGAATCATAATACTTTAATGTCTTCTGCAACCACATTTACATTTGCGTTTCTTTTTACAACATTCAACGATGACGTATTCGACGCGCGGTGGTTCGCAACATGGTTTAGCACATGGGTTGCAACATGGTTTTGGGTCGCAGCATGGTTCGCAACATATGATAGGAACGTTACAGCATTTTAATGGAACTTCTTTACAGCATTTCTTTGGACACGGATCACAGCATTTCTTTGGACAGGGATCGCAGCATTTCTTTTTTTCGCACTTGTCACAGCATTTTCTGCCATGGTTGTGATCATCGTTATGGTGATGGGACATTATATAAGTAATATACAAAAAAATATATTTATCAACAGACTTTACCCACCATAATAATTATATATTTTGAACTCATTATTTCAAAAGCAAATGTTTGAACGCATTAAATATGTTAAATGATCGATATTTGCATAAATAAGATATTGGATGTACCAATATTTATCTACTCACGTGCTACCAAGAAATTTACATCGACAAGACATCAAATGATCGAACACTTACACGTTCAAATCTCTTGCCAGAAACTTTGAACGATCAAATATTGGTGGATCCAAATCTCGCGGCAATTCTCTTGCCAGTAACATTGAATAATCAAATATTAGCACGTTCAAATCTCTCGGCAATTCTCTTGCCAGAAACTTTGAACGATCAAATATTGGTGCATTCAAATCTCTCGGCAATTCTCTTGCCAGTAACATTGAATAATCAAATAATAGCACGTTTAAATCTCTCGGCAATTCTCTTGCCAGTAACATTGAATAATCAATATTAGCACGTTCAAATCTCTCGGCAATTCTCTTGCCAGTAACATTGAACAATCAAATATTAGTGCATTCGAATCTCTCGGCAATTTTCTTGCCAGTAACATTGAATAATCAAATAATAGCACGTTCAAAGCTCTCGGCAATTCTCTTGCCAGTAACATTGAATAATCAATAATAGCACGTTCAAATCTCTCGGCAATTCTCTTGCCAGTAACATTGAATAATCAAATATTGGCACGTTCAAATCTCTCGGCAATTCTCTTGCCAGTAACATTGAACAATCAAATATTGGTGCATTCAAATCTCTCGGCAATTCTCTTGCCAGTAACATTGAATAATCAAATAATAGCACGTTCAAAGCTATCGGCAATTCTCTTGCCAGTAACATTGAATAATCAAATATTGGCACGTTCAAATCTCTCGGCAATTCTCTTGCCAGTAACATTGAACAATCAAATATTGGTGCATTCAAATCTCTCGGCAATTCTCTTGCCAGTAACATTGAACGATCAAACATTGATGCATTCAAATCTCTCGGCAAGAGAATTGCCAGAAACTTTGAACGATCAAATATTGATGCATTCAAAGCTCCCGGCAATTCTCTTGCCAGCAATATTGAGCGGTCAAATCTTCTGGCAAATTTTTGTTAGTAATATCGAACGAGCAATTCTCTCGCCAGAAACTTTGAATGTACCGATATTAGTCTGTTCAAAGTGACATCAAGAAATTTGCATTGACGATATTTTGAAGGTGCCAATGTTGGTCCATTCAACACGATATCAATAAATTTGTATCGATGAGACTTTGAACGTGCCAATATCAATCCATTCTACGCATTATTAATAAAATCACAATAATAAGATAAAAAAAGTGAAAATTAGATTCTCAGGATGGCCCATCAATCTGTTTTAGTCACAAACACCCATATGAATCCTAAAATTGTGCCCCAGGAAGAAATTTTGGCAATAAGCGACTTTCTCAGCCAAAATGATGTTCCGGCCAAATCCCGTATTACGTATACGGTCGAATCACATGGGTGTAACATAAAGTTCGATAACAAAGTTGTTCAGGTCACTTACTTTAATAACAAAATCAATTGTGTTTGGGAAGACGGCATCATTGTTCAAGAAAAGTTTGAAAATCTCCTCATGATCCTCATTGAAATTATTACAAAGGGTACATTGATCAATCATTGTTTAGAAACGTGTCAAAACTATTATTGCACATCAATTCATCCACCAACACGACAACAAATATGTAAGAATCTGCAGTGCGCTGAAGACAAATGTTTTAAAATTCATGCAGATGGAAGAGAACGTTGTATGAGAGGGTGGGATTGTTTATTTAAAGGATGTCATCTGTTTCATCCAGTTGAACGAAAGATTGATTTTCCTGGTGATAATATTTCCACAAATCCTTTCTTATCAGCTGTTCCATCGATATCTAACAATCCATTCTTGTCAGTTCCAGTTGCAGCACCTAACAATCCATTTTTTGCATCACCGCAAAATCCATTTTTAGTACCAAGAACACCATCTCCGCCAATGTACGCGCCCGTTCCTCAGCGAACGATTTTGGCGGATGATCTCAAACATGAAACTCCACTTGTACCTATTCGAAATTCGTCGACAAATGTACCTATTCAGAAACCAGTAGAAACAGTTGTATTTCCCGTTAATCAGAAACCAGTAGAAACAGTTTCGATAAAAGTCCCCACGGAAAAAATTGTTGCACCTAACGAGAATGCACAACTTTGCAAGTGTAAAGATGAGAAATGCATCCAGAAACACATGCCATGGTGTAAATACGATGTCAGTTGTCGCGGATACAACGGTTCATGCAAATTTAGACATCACGAAAAGGTAATCTGCAGATGTGATGATGAATCGTGCGTCAAAGTTCACGTGCCGTGGTGCAGATATGGAGACAAATGTAAAAATCCAAGTTGTACTTACAGACACACAATAGCAAAATAATTTGATTAATTTATTATAAATAAATTAATCAAACCACTCACAATGAATTTTAAAATATTGATTAATCACATTGGAAGAAAACATGATAAGTACAATTTTAGGCTACCTATTTGAAATATTTTTTGGCCACATAATTGCTGACTTCATAATCGGAGTTTACCATTGGATTAAAGATACATATTTTGATCCACATACGCCAGTATTAGGAGGAATATTCATTTGGAGCAGTAGATTACATCATATTCGACCGCAATATGTCACTACCTTTTGTGATTATGATTTATTTGTAAGTTCGGCTAAATGGACATTACTATGGATGGCACCTGTTTTTTATTACATAGAATTTTCATCATTTACCGTTACAATGTTTTTGACAATTTCATTGAATGATGTTGTTCATAAATATGCACATATGTCCGATGCGGAAAGACCAGAATGGGCAACTTTTCTGCAAAACATAAATGTCTTTCAATCAGCCGAAGAGCATCATCTACATCATACACATCCACATATTACCCACTACTGTCCAATAACTCCATTTGTCAACGAAACGCTCGAAAATTATAACTTTTGGAGGAAATTAGAAGATCTTATCGAAGCTAAATTTAATATCAAACCTAGAGAAAAAGAAAATCATTTCGTAGAAGACAAACGATATCCTGCTGGGATCAAATTTCTACATAAAAAATAACAGATCAAACTAGTCTGACGTATAAAAAATTTATAATGTTACAATAAATGTTATCGTACTTCTCAATTTTATTTATAGGTGCCCTAATATATCTAGTAGTCACCTCTAAATCACCAGATACAATAGTTAACGAAATGCGACAGCCATCGCCACGAGCATCAGATGATGAAATAATCGTCACATACAAATGTAAAAAATACAATCTTACCGAATTTGCATTGAGTCATCCAGGAGGAAAGGATGTATTGTTAGAAAACAATGGCAAGAACATCGAAGAGTTAATGGACGACGTAGGACATAGCAAGAGTGCTTACAAGATGCTCGAAAAATATTTAATCAAATAAAAATATATTTTCGAAAATATATTTTTATTTAGAAGGATACGAATTTCGCTGGAGAATTCGATATCTTGTAGAACTATTTTAATCGAGATTTTGTAATTGGACGAAAACGTGTTGGAATTATATTTTCGAAAATATAATTTTATTTAGAAGGATACGAATTTCGCTAGAGAATTCGATATCTTGTAGAACTATTTTAATCGAGATTTTGTAATTGGACGAAAACGTGTTGGAATAATACTCTGATTACGAATGGGTCAGAAGAACTGCGCTCGAGAATTCTATACTTGACGCCAGTGATTGATGTATTGTCCGCTGGAATTGCAATTCCAGCAGAATTACTTTGACATAATCCGCCAACAACACAATTTCCATCATCACGTACATAAATTTTTCCAAGTAACCCGACCGGGATCCATTTTGGATCTTGTGATCGAGGTACATATGGTTCAGATCCGCGTGGACGATGTCTATGAGCTGGTACAACAACGTTGACTGCTTGTACACCTTCTAATTTTCCTTTTAATGTGTTTGTAAAGGTCTGAACAATACTATCATTTGAATGAGGAACTATGTCTTGCTTCTTGATTCCATATTGCACTAAAATTGCTTCAATGCTTTGAGTTGGTAATTTTAAGTCATTTTGATTGATAGATTTTGATTTGTTGAGTGGTAAGTTTAATTTAGATACTAAATTGTTGATCGGCAAAGTAGGCAAGTTACCTGCTACATTGTTAACTGGCAAGTCTCCAGTTGGCAAATTACCTAGCACATCCGCAACAGATAGATCTTTAATTAATCCAGACGCTGCCAAATTTCCTACTAAACCAGCTACAGGAGAATTTCCTAACAATCCTGCTACAGGTAATTCAGAAACAGGAATACCAGATACAGGTAAAGCTGCTAACAAACCAGATACAGGTAAATTACCCAACAATCCTGCTGTTGGTGAACCTCCTAGCAAATTAGATACAGGTAAGTTACCTAACAAACCAGACACCGGTGAATTACCCAATAATCCTTTTGCTCCTAAAGTAGGGGCAAGTAAGCTTTCTAACAAAGTAGATGCGGGTAAATTAGCTAAATTTGCAAGGTTAGATACTGGTAAATTTGCCAAACCAGTTAACATATTTGTAAGAGTTACTTGTAATCTTGATGCTAAATTATCAATTGATATGTTTGTCAAATTTAATTTAGGAATTATATCCACGACTGGTAAGTTCAATCCTCTAGATAGATTGACGACAGGGACGTTTCCTAAGTTAAGTAAATCGGCTACTGGTAAATTTCCTAATTGTTCGACAGTTAAACCTAATGTTCCAGCTAAATCAGGGATTGGTAGATGAGTATCTATTAAAGTATCTACTAAGTTAGCAATTGGCATATTGATTTTGTTAGCTAATTCAGCAACAGTTATGTCACCAATGTATGTATTGAGAGCTAAATTAGCAATTTGTTCGCCGGTCAAGCCCAATACAAGAGCAAGAGGCAAGTTCAATAAAAATAACAATTGAGCTAAAGGTATTCCTGATTGTTGAGCCAAATCATGAACTGATACAGGTGTTGATGGATACACAATTGGCAATTGATTGATCAATGGTACTTCAGTTGGAATTATTGCGCCTAATCTGTTTACCAAATCAGAAACTGGCAAATTTCCCAAATAATTGTTTAAATTAACAGCTTTGACATTTGATGCTTTAACTTGTTTTGCGTTTAACAATGATAACAAATCTGTTAATGGTAAGTTGGCAGGATTTATTTTTGCAGCTGCTAATATTTGTTTTAATTGCGATACGACTAATGTTAGTGGATCGACATGTGCAGCTTTCAATTTTGATGATAAATCTTGGATGGAGTTGGCTGGCAATAGTCCTAATTGCGCAATCAAATTTGCAACTGGTAAGCTTGATAAGATGCTACCCACTGGTAAGCTTGACAACACACCGCCTAAATTGAGAGGCTTTTGTTGGATTAAATTTTTATTTTTTACAATTTGTGATTTGACAGCAGCTTGTGGTTTAACAATTGCTTGAGGTTTGGCAACTTGAGGCTTGGCAACTTGAGGCTTGGCAGAGGATAATTTAGACAGTAAGTCTTCAATTGCTTTATTTGTAGCAGCATTGATCATTTCGTTTTTGTCGGTGAACGTTTCAGTTAACGTAGTACCATATTGAGCTAATACTGCGTTTGCGCCGACAGTGAAGCTTGATTGAGTAATTGGACGTCCAAATGGATCTCGTTCGATGAGGTTAGGATCTCCTAATTCAGCTGCATCTGCGTTGACACATGCAGTACGGGAAGTAATCCCAATTACTTTGTCTTGTGATGTTGCATATTGAATTTTGTTGCCGTTAACTAATTCGACAAAATAACCAACTCTATCTTCATTATTAGGATTTCCATCATTCCATTCAAAATATTCAGCATAATCTGCATTACCTGTCGTGAAAACGTTAGTAATCATTTCGCCAGATGGTTGTGGTGTACCGAAGAGAGTAGTTCGAATGATAGCGCTAATTCCTTCTCCTGGAGTGCCAGTTGGAGTTGTACCTCCTGCTAATTGCCATGAAAATGGATCCAATCTTGAGCTACCAAAAGATCCCATGATGTGAGTTCCGACATCGTTGGTTTGGGTGAATAAACCTTCAGCGTGAGAGATTGGCGCATCCGCAGCAGTAAAAATACCTTCAGTGTGAGTAGCTGGTTCCAATGCAAAGGTAAAGATACCTTCAGTGTGAGTAGCTGGATCAATAGAAAAGGTAAAGATACCTTCTGAATGTGATGCGTCGTCTGTGGCAAATGTGAAAATTCCTTCAGCGTGAGATCCAGCTCCTGATGATTCAGTGTTTATTCCTTCAGCGTGTGCAGCATCATCTGTGGCGACTGTGGAGATACCTTCAGCAAAGGATGCAAATCCTAATGCGGTGTTGCTAAAACCAAATGCAGCAGAATTATTACCAACGTTTGCATTATCCCATTCATTATCAACAACTTCGCCAGCACGAAATGCGCCTCTATTTTTATCAAAAGTCAATCTACTTCCTGCTCCAAGATCAGGAATGTCACTCGCAAGAGCGGCGACCAAGTTTTTATTTATATCAGATCTGACTACCAAACCGGTAGGGATGATTTGATCGCAAACGGTTGCAAGAGGAGTGCCGTTTGGTGGCGCAGATATGGTGCAAATATTTAACTGTTTTTTCTCGTGTGAATGGCAACACTTTGACGACATATTTATGATGTTTCTTTATAAATTAATTATTACGATGGGAGACGATGTCCCTCCCCACCCATTTTTATCACCCATAAAATTGATAAAATTATGCCAAACAAGAAATGATTATGATCCATAAAACAAATTCAGAATATTGCGTACGCAAACATTGGTTCGTTCAAGGTGTTATTTCCTTTTTGAATATATTATTATTAGTCGCAACATCACAATTGTAGACCACTGTATTTGCATCACTATTAGATATAACATAAAATAATGAGAACTAAATATTCCTGATGCCAGTTAGATTTATGTGCTGCAAAAAATGGCTATATACGTCGGGGAAAAAATGGTCGGGCCATAATGTCAGGCAAAAATAGCCCAGCTCGTCGGGGAAAAAATGGTCGGGCCATACACATGGAAAATGATCCGGCTATACACCGGGTACATATCAAGGAAAATTTGTCAGTTGTGCACAAGAAAAGGAATACTCCGGTTATATATGGTCACTGTCGGGAACTGTTTCGATCCAGAATGATATCTTTATTAATGTTGAAAAATAATATCAAAAAACCGAAACGGCACTCCCAATGACGATCATATCTGATAAAATAGCTAGGATATATGAATACAGGTTCTGTATTGATTAAATCGATTATGTAATAGTATTATTAAAAAGTAAGATCAATTTAATAATAATAATATTGTTTTTGCGGTAATATTCTGTGCCGAGAATTATTATTTTTGGTATCATTTTATAAATATAATTATATTATGAAATGATATGTTGCATTAATCAACCATAATGTGATTCAGACGTTTATCAAATATATTTTTGATATCTTTTATCAATTTTTGTTCAGTATAATCGCCAGATAGATTAAAATCGTTTCCATTAGCAATAATTTTTTTGTTTTTTCTATTTGCGATTTCGTTACGTATATTTTTCCACAACACTATCGAGTTTGGAACGTATTTAATTTCCATAACAATTGTTAATTTTTTAAATATTTTTTGTTGTTTTACTATCGCAATATTTCTGTTTTCTTTGTTTGTCCGTGCAACATAATAATCATAGTACACGTACTCTGTTTTTCTCTTAGGTTGTTCATTTTTTTTCATAATAATTAATATATTATCATCTTTTTGATTTTCTGTTCGAACAACAACATGGCGGCATTTTACATCTAATTCATCAACAAGGATATCTACATTTTGTCGAGAATGATCTGCTATTATGCGCAATTCACATAATTCCTTATCTTGTTTCTTATTTAATTTGAGCAGTTTATTTAATTTAATGTTCCCTTTTTCCATTTTTTTATCTTGTTCTTTATTTATTTTGAGTAATTCATTCATATCTGATGATAATTTGATAATTCTATCATTTTTCCCTCTCAACAATGAATCATTTTTTTCTCTTTCTTTGGTTGAAAAATATTCGTTGACTATTTGGGATATTTCAACTGCAAATTCAGGTGATGCCCATGAAGCTATGTGTGTGATCAAAAGATTATGCACATATGTACCTCTAGTTTCATTGCCACCTGAATTTATGATAAAAGATAAATTTTTGATATCAATACAAGTATATGATGAGACTGATTTTACTATTTTTTTAGAATTTTTATTTTGAAACCATTTTTTTAATTCTTTTGTTGATCCCAGTTCCCTGCCGATTTCTTGACATAATTTTGTAGCATTAATGTAACCGTTTTTTTTCATAATAGTTACCGTAAATTTATTATATTTTCCGAGACTATAGTGTTCATTTATGTCCCTAAAGCATATTTCACGGATATCCTTGCCATCCTTTTTCATATCAATTTTAACGACTTTTTGTAATTGTTGTTTTTTTGATTCAACAAGAATATGTTTTCTCTTTTTTTCTAAGAAGATATTTTCATCATCATCAAAATTTTGGCTCGCATCCTCGGACGTTTCTGTTTCGCATTCTGATTGATTCGTATCCTCGGAGGTTTCTGTTCTGTATTCTGGTTGACTTGCGCTCTCAGACATTTCTGTATCGCATTTTGATTGACTATCATCATCGATTGTTTCTGTATAGCATTCCGATTGGTAATAATCCTCTGACGTTTCTGCGACATCCTCGCTATCAGATCGACTAACATGTTCGTTTGATTCTGACAAACTCGATTCATATATTTTCTTGCTTTTCTTATTCATTTGTTTCTTTGGCATTTAGCTAATCCTATATATGTAGGTCACGCTCGCGATAACAATTATTATTTCAATTTTTTAATCAAATAATCAACAATTATTTGATTAAAATAATTTATGGATTTACATCAATGAGATTTGCGTTGATAAGATTCTAAATATATCAACATTGGTGTGCTCAAAATATTGTCTCAAAAGAAATTCACATTGACAAGACAATGAATATGCGAATATTAGTCAAAATCAATACTGTTTAGGATTTGTTAAGATTTGCGTCGACGGAAGATTGAATGTGATAATATTGATCTATACCACATGACATAGAGATTTGTAAAGGTTTGCGTTGGCAAGGTTTTGTTTGTCAAGAAATTTTAAAGGTTAGCATAGATAGGACTCAAGGTTGCTGATTATTGGCTTATCCAAATGCCTCTCGAGAGATTTGCTTTGGCGTGACATTAATATACTAACGTTTGTCCGTTCGAACGATTGTTTTTTGGGAGAGTTTTATAAAGATCCATATTGGCGAAACTTTGAACGCGACGATATTTATCGACCCAAAATACTGTTAAGAGATTTGTAGAGATTGACATTGACTGAATTTTGAGGGTGTTTGGTGACGTCGGGTTTACCCAAAGTGTATGTCCTTCAAGAAATTATAAGAATTTACAACAAGTTGCGTTCAACTTTCAACGATCCAATGAATGTGACGTGCAATTTTTTAGCAACACGATGCGTTGCATTCGACTTTCAATGATCTATTGAATATGATATGCAAACCTCCAGCAAACATAATTCTTTGCGGCAACGTTGCGTTTAACTTTCAACAATCCGTCGAATATTACGCGCAATTCCACCACAAACATAATTCGTTGCAGCAATATTGCATTCAACTTTCAATAATCTATTAAATATGACATGCAATTCTTTTGCAATTATAATTCTTTGCAGTGACATTGCACTCAACTTTCGGCGATCTATTGAATATGGCATGCAATTCTCCAACAAACATAGTTCTTTGCGTTAGACTTTCAATGATCTATTGAATATGACATGCAATTCTCCAGCAAACATAATTCTTCACAGCAACATTGCATTCAACTTTCGGTGATCTATTGAATATGACATGCAATTCTCCAGCAAATATAATTCTTTGCAGCAACATTGCGTTCAACGTTCGACGATCTATTGAATATGATATGTAATTCTTCAGCAAACGTAATTCTTTGTAGCAATATTGCATGTAACTTTCAACGATCCATCAAATGCGAAATGGAACTCTTTGCGGCAACATTGCATGTAACTTTCAACGATTCATCGAATATGGCGCAATTCTTTACAGCAACGTTGCATCCAACTTTCAACGATCAATTGAATATGACGCGTAATTCTTCAGCAAATACAATTCTTCACAGCAACATTATGTTCAATAATCTATCGAACATCAAATTTTGATAAAAAATATTCATATTCCTTATCAAAATCAATTCAAAATACTCAAACGATAAATAATATACATAATCAAAAGTAATCCGCAAACAAACAAAACGTTATGAATCATCATCGTATCATCATTGTTTATCGAAAATGTCTCGATGACGGGTTTGGTGATAAAATCAATAACAATTTTTTCTTCGTCTGGTGTTAATAGTGCATCTGGTACTATATTTATTATCCCATCGTTTGCCGTCACCAAGCGCGGTATAGCTTTAATTGGCATGTAAATGTTGACATACTGATCATTTGTATCAACAATTTGCATAAAATCAGGATCCATCTCTTGCTGCCCTTCAACCATCGTATCTCTAACTAATTCCAAGAATAACTTCCATGGCACAAAATATCGTGATATATTATTCATCATTTCACTTTGCAATCCCCTTTCAGCAACAAAATCCCCAACTTCTTTCTCGTGCAACTCCGCACTATCAATAACTTTTAATTCATTATCCACATCTTGATAAAATTTGATCGACATCTAATATATATTATACTGCTATATTATATATTTGCAAGAATCCATTGTAAAATAATAATAATATACCTAACACTCATTTTAAACATACAATACAATATTGCTCGTCTATTATAAGGTTGCGCATTTAGCAAATGTATTTTATCGATATATGCATCTCGAAAGAAAATATTGATATCATCGTCATCATTGATTGACATAGTATACGTAGGTGTCAAAAATGTAATAGCATCATCTTGGTATTCTATATTTATCATTTCTGGTCCATTGAATTTTTTGTCCGATATTTCAAGATAAATCTTTCGTTCGCCAACATTATCCAAATTTATGTAATAGAACTGCTCGTTAGAACTTATCATTTTGATGAAATCTTTACCACTCATACTGTATTTATTTATCGTAGTATGTTGTGTTAGTCCATTATCAAATATATATTGCGCAATATCTTTCTTGGTTAATGTTCGGAGTGGGGTGGATTTGTTTGATGTTCGATATGTTGAAATTGACATTAATTATACGCATCATTAAAAAGTTTCGATAGTCTATCTCTAATTTCAAAAACCTTTGCTAGCCTATTTTTTTTTAATCAAATAAGATCGCAATCTATTCTTGAATTGATGTATTTTGTTTTTGCCAACCAGACTTTTAAACGATCCCTTCTTAATTTGATATTCTGACTTCATTGGAACATGTGCTATTAAACCCGCTTCGTACAAATATGAATTCACATCCAACGTATAACTGATATTATAAAATGGATTCACTTCAATCGAGGAATACAATATCTCCATCTTTGTTTCCATCAAATTTATAAATTGCGGATGATTTTCGATGATGTAGATATACAAATCTTTGACATTGGACGTGTTCGAATCCTGTGCAATTTGATAAATCTCATCTCGATCTTCTTGCTTTACAACTTCATCAACATTAGATCCCGCCAAAATATCTAATCGCCCATAATCAAAATTTGCCCTAACATTAATATTACCATCAAAAAATTTTTTACCATGCTTCAAATATTGATAAATATTATCCGAAAATGTGTATCTCGTTTTATTTTGTTTTGTTTCAATAGTATCTGTCGACTTATTAGGAAACAACGTGTAATTTGAATGAATGATCACAGATTCACTGCCAATATAATACGCAAATAAGCTTAACCATTCTATCCATTCTGTATTGGACAGATTTAATTGTTGCGATGAATCTGTCACGCTATATCTAAAATAATAATTAACATGTATTTCAACGCCTATTTCCATCATAATATTAATATTACCATAAGTCGGGTTCGATGAATAACAAACTAATCCCGTCGCTGTTGAATAATAAAAAAATTCCTTGTAAACTGACGTCGAATTGTAAGATTCTATCACAAACGTGAATTCATTTTTACCGATGGTTGTATTGAATTGATTGTTGTCGTTGAGATAATTTTTTGTAAAGTTGTTAAGACGGTCAGAGATAGATATGTATCCGATATCATCTCTCATTATCAATTGTCTAAAATTAACGTTAACGTTAGTCGGCATAATTGCGTTAGGTATTTCTAACGTAATAGTATCGCTGTCTATGTATTTATTATCTAGCAATGTAAATTCATATTTTTTTTGCACACGCTTGTTAAGTTTGATCACATTATGATAATCTTCTGTTTTTTCGATGATGTCATCTAATTTGTAGCGAGACGATGGCGGTAAAATTATTTCTTGTTCTTCTGGAAAGTTAGAATAAGCTTCTATGCATAACCCGATTCCCTTGATATTACCAGGAATTTTAATCTTGATTAATATGTAGCCGAAAGAGTAATTGTCTTGATAATGGACTGGGTCACGAGTGGTACTTAGGAAACTAGGATCGATGTATATGTCTCCTTTTTTGAGATGTCGCAGGTACAAATCATCATCAATAAAACGGTAGAGAGTGTAGGATTTATCGAACGCAGGGGCATTTTTGATCAGTTTTATCATCAGTTCAATTTGATTTTCGAGCGTAGGATTGCTGATTGCGATTCTATCTTCTTGTTGTGGGGCATCTTCCATCATGCAACATCGATATGTGCGCAGATAATTATTGATAAAATAAGAACCAAAAAGAGAATAGTGTTTTACTAATCCAATTGCCCGATTATCAAATATATACATTTGATGATCCAACAAAATTCTTCCTGGGATATCATATGGTACTATTTTGGAGCATAATTCTCGCATTTCTTCAGGTTGTAACGTTACTTTGTCAGTCAAGTTCCAATCATATGCTAAATAATACAATTCTGCAGACGAATAATATGGTTTTATATGGTCCATCTTTGACTGAAAGCTCGGTCGCTTGCACTGGGTAATATATGAATCTAGAATGAAGCTTTCATAAAATATTTTCAAGTATGTTTGATATAGTGCATCCATATTATAAAGTGATAAGATGCGCAAGTTATTTTTGTCGTTTTCGGTTGGCTGTTGCAATTTAGTTAAATCATCATAGAAATTTTGACTTGCAAATCGATAGTCATTACGAAAGATCCTTGTAAAGATGTTATTTTTATGAATTAGATAAATTCGATTTGTGCGTATGTCATATAACGGAACTCGTTCATCGTATTGACTAACTTTAATTCGAAGATCATTTAGATAATTTGAAGGTAAATTTAGTTTTTTCCGTTGTTCGTCATCGATAAGAGTAATTTTGTTATCGAAGAACATGGCAACGAAATCATCTATTTTATTAGTTGATTCTATGACATGTTTGTCAATTAGTGGCACATAGTGGTACAACATATAATGTATATCTATAAATTATATGTTAGTCAAAATCATGTAATGTATCTCCTGTTTTTAGTCCCAAATCTTGCATAGTTTCATCATCCTTACATACATGATCTCCAAATTTCAATCTCATATTATGGCATAAATTGATATCATATTTGTCAATGAATAAATTGATCAATATTGAAATCGTCGTTTTAGGATATACGCGCATGAATCCAGTTTTGTTTTGATGTTTAACTTTGATGTCAATGCTTCCTCGTTTCGCATCGAAAGCAAAGATAACATCCTCATTATCCATTGCCAGTGTTTTTGGTGTATCAAAAATTGTAATTTCGTTTGAATCTATTGTTAGTGTTACATTTTGAATCAGACCAAATTTATCTTTGTAGGAATCGATTACCCATCGCATCGATGTACAAGTTTTAATTCTAAATTGCACACGGTTATCTGACTGACCAATCACTACAAAGTTAATTTGGTTTGCCATTTTAATGTAATCTAAAATAAGATACAGATTCATATCACTTCATAATTCAATTTTTTTCTAAATTTATAATCAAATCCGATCTCTCCACTAATTCATCGTAGGCGCAAAAATGTTGGATGTCATTGTTCGAGAGATCTAGGATTTTAAGATTTGTTAGATTGCCAATATTAGGTACGACTTTGATTTCATTGTGTGCTAGATTTAATATTTCTAATTTTGTTAGTGATAATATTTCATTAGGAAAGGAGGAGATGAGATTACATGATAAATTTAGTGTGCGCAAATTTACTAATGCTGATATATCTGGCGGGATTTTTTTGATGCGACCGAAATTTAATCCTAACGTTTCAAGATTTACTAATTTACATAATATGGATGGGAAGAAACATTTTTTTTCTAAAGTGATGCTATTATAATCTGTATCATTTATTTTTTTGAGATCTTTTATTTTGTTGAAGATAAAGTATATTTGTCTATTTGATAAATTGGGAATAGTATGTGTACTAAATTCTGTGCGCATTTTTGCAGAATAAAACGATTCGCATGTTTGATAGTAAGATTTATTGATTAGCGCATAGTTATTTACGTCATGATTTAATTTTTGAATTATCTCTAGCAATATATCTTGATTCATTGCTATAGGTAATATTATTTAGTTACAGTTGATAACTAAATAATATTATTTTGGAATTTTCCTATGCCTTAGGAACCTCAAATTTAACACTTACTACTGTTGAAGGAATATGTTTTGGATTGAACATATCATAATTTTTGCTGAATATTATATGTGTAACTGAAGATGGTATGGAATTTTTCATTGATTGATTAAAATAATATCCAAACTTTAGATGTGTAACTGATTGTGGTATGTGACCTTTTATAGGATGGTTAAAACATTCACCAAATTTTAAATGCGTGACTGATGGAGGAATATGACCTTCGATTGGGTTGTTAAACAAATATCCAAATTTTAAATGCGTTACTGATGTCGGGATAGTGTTTTTAATATGTTGATTGAAACCTACGCTGAATTTCAAATGTGTCACCGATGATGATATGCAATTTTCAAGAAACATATTGAAACCACCGATGAAAGTTAGATGAGTAACTGATCCCGGAATACCATCCGCCATTATGTGACTACAAATATTACCTAAAGTTAAATGGGTAACTGAATTAGGGAGATCTTTTTTGAGAGACCAACCAAAAGAGTAACTATCCAATGTCAAATGCGTGACAGTATTTGGAATATTTATTTTTTGAAAAAAGTTTCTCCCAAATATTAAATGCGTGATAGGTAATTTGACTAAGCAATCTACATTTTGATTAAATTCATGTCCAAATGTTAAATGAGTTAGATATTGCGGCAAAATATTATCGATATTTTGATTGAAACAGTCTCCGAATGTTATATGTGTAATCGACAAAGGTAATTGGTTACATATTTTTTGATCAAAACAAGCTCCAAAAACTAGTTCAATCACTGACTCAGGTATACAGTCGTCAACAGACCAATCAAAACTTTCACCAAATCGCAAATATTTCACTGTTGGTGGAATGCAATTTTTTATCGGCATATTAAAATCATCAACAAATGTTAAATGCGTAATTCCATATGGGATCTTAGTTGTATGTGCTAAAAAATGAACCGAAATTGCATTTTTTGGATACATACTTTTTTTATTTGATATTCGCACATGCTTGAAATTATCAAAATATGGTAGCTGATAGATTCTCGCAACGTCAATAATTTCATCATATTTGAAAATATATTTTAATTGATCCATGGTTCTTGAAGTTGACAATAACCTTATCTTTTCCTTATCAGTCATATGTTCACTAATTTTCAAAATGAGATCTTTGCATATTATCAACATTTTTAATGAATCTTATATTTGAAACTGCCGCTTGAATGTTTAAATATCAATTTTTTAATCGATATTCTGACATTTTATTTGATACCTTCGTTAAATTTGACACTTACTACTGTCGATGGAATATGATTTTTATTGAACATAACGTATTTTTTATCAAATGTTATATGTGTGACTGACGGAGGTATTGAATTCTTCATTGATTGATTAAAACGTTCACCAAATGTCAAGTGAGTAACTGATGATGGAATACTATTTTCTATTTTTTGATTAAAGCAATGACCGAATGTTAAATGAGTGATCGGCAATTTAGCTAAGCAGTCTATATTTTGATTGAATCCGTATCCAAACGTCAAATGAGTTAAAAATTGTGGTAGAATATGATCAATATTTTGATCAAAACAATATCCGAATTCTAAATGCGTAATTGATGAAGGTAATCGACTATTTATTTTTCTCCGAAAATTATTCCCAAAAACTAGTTTAACGACTGAATTAGGTATGCAATCATCAACTGACTGATTAAAATATTCAATAAATTGTAAATATTTCACTGTAGTTGGGATGCATTTTTTTAGCGATTCATAAAAGTAATCAAAGAACGATAAATGTGTGACTCCATATGGAATCTTGGTCGTATGTGCCCAAAAATGAATTGAAATCACATTTTTCGGGCACATATTTTTCTTATTTGATATCCGAACATGCTTAAAATTATCAAAATATGGTAATTGATAAATTTTCGCGACATCGACAATTTCATTATAATCGAACACATATTTCAATCGATCTGTCGCTCTCGAAGTTGACGATAGCCTTATCTTTCCTCTGTCAGTCATATATTCTCCAATCTTAAAAACAATATCTACTGGCCACATTTTCGATGATTTGTATGTTTGAAATTGTTGTTTAGATATTTGAATATCAATTTTTTAATCGATATTCAAATATATTATTTTTTTTCAACAATATTTTTGAGAGAGATCACGTTTTTAATTTCGTCATCATATATTATCTCGCTCGGCCGATATGAACCAATATTATCTATTATGATTTTGTATAAACGATTTGCCTCAGCATTTGCACTTATCGCGCCAAGCAATTCGTCCAACTCCGGATCGTTTGCTTCAAAATCACTTCTTCGTCGATATCTCATTGTTCGTGACACTTTTTGTAAGAATTCTATCTCGCCAAAAAAATCATATTTTTCAAAATATGTTGGTATTCCTCTGTTGATATTATGGTTTGTCAAGCAAAATGCTAATTCTTTTGAAACATTATTTGAATGCGCAATTGATATCAAACTATTTATGACATTTTCGTGCGCTTCATAATTTTGTCCAAAGATAATACGGAGCACTTCATAAATATCATCAATATGTAATGTTTGTTGTATCCATAAATTGTATAAGTAATCATATATATTTTTATCCACGAAAGTGCGGTACTCAATCATAAGAACCTCTTCGTAGGGAGTTATTTTTCCATCTGAGTAAAATATCGGCTTGATATTTTGTGTATTAACGACGAATCCATGTTTTGAGACATAATTAAAAAAGTCATCTTTCGATAAAAATATCAAACCATCGTGAATTAATTTATAATTTTTGTGCGTTTCTGTGGTTGTTATATGTGCACCCAAATTTATTAATTTTGTTATAGCGGGACTATTATTTATTTGCGATGGTAAACTGTATTTATCTGTTTTGATTAACGATTCAAACATCCAGTTCAAAATTTTTGGATCAAACTCAATGTTATCCAAAAGCCATTCGGTCATATTTGTGTCGTTGTAGAATCTCTGTTTGTCAATCATCTCGTTCAAAATGACGATGATCGATTCTTTTGTTTTGTCTGACTCATAAAAATATAATTTTTTTATGATCGCAACGTTCGATGTCGATAATAATGATTTGATTCCTTCAATATCGTCCATTTTTAATAAATAATCAAGAAGAAAGGTATCCTATCTATTTTTATTTCAATTTTTGTACATATTGTAATTACATCGTAATTATAATATCAACGTCGCAAAAAACCAGTTCTGTAACTGTTGGTGGGACAGAATCTTTAATCTAGACGTTCGATCATTTTAGTTTTGAATTATAAATTTTTTTGATAATTTAATACCGAATAATTTTTGATGCCAAGTGATCTTTAATCGGATGATTATACGTTTTAGATAATTTGATCACCAAAACGGATGACGGAACACGATTGACAGATCTGCTAAAATATCTACCAAATGTTAGATGTGTTACGGATTTAGGGATACTATTTTTAATCTTTTGGTTATATCTCTCACCAAATGTTAAATGTGTCACAGAATCAGGGATCCAATTTTTGACGTCGTAGTTAAAATTTGGGCCAAAGACAAGATGCGTAACAGATCGAGGTATTGTAAATTTTGTAAATCTAAGCCAACAATCATACGTTAAATGGGTAATTGATAATGGAATGGTGCCAAAAATATCGCCCCTTATCGATAAATCAAATATAGTTGTCGGAATATATTCAACATATGCGTCCCATTTTTCCAGCGTTAGTTTGATCACAGACGGTGGAATGTAATCATCGATATATATATATCGATCAAACGACCAACCAAAAACTAATTCGGTTACAGAATTTGGAATATATCCTTTGATGTGTCTGTTAAATCTGTCACCAAAAACTAGTTTGGTTACTGAATTTGGAATGCATCCGTCAATAGGTTGATCAAAGATATTCCCAAATGTTACCTCAGTCACCGAATTTGGAATGCAACCTTTGATCGGCTGATTAAATTCATCATCAAAATATAAATGTGTAACGTACGATGGAATATCACTAGTTTTTGCAAAAAAAGAAACATATTCTGCAAATTTAGGACAATGATTTGGAACGTATGGCAAACCAATGCTCATAAAATTATCAAAATAAGGTAATTGTTCTATCTTCTCTGTCAAGATAACATAATTCCGAAACATAAATTTATGTTTCAACCCATCTAATAATTTCGACGTTGCAGATAACCTTATTTTTTCCCAGTTGTCTAAATATTCAGCAACTGTGATCATGATATCTTCGCATACGAATATTAACATTTTTGGTATTCCATCCAGAAACTAAGCTCTTTGACTAAAATTATCAATTTTTTATTCGTCATATCATTCTTCCATAATTTCATATATATAATTACACATGAATAACACCTTCGAACAAGACAATACTATTCATTTTATTTTTGAAAAAAATTTTGACCAAAGAACATCTGATGGTCAAGATTTATTTGATATCCCATTCAAGCAGATACTGGAAAAAACAATAAACGATCCTAACATCCATGCGCTGATAAATAAGATGACATATCGGCCACTATCTGCTATTACTGATTATTTATCCAACATTGCATTTCTCAATAAATTTCTTTTCAAAAAACTTAAAAAAAAGATATATGTACAGATACTTTTGAATAATCAGGATGAATTTGCAAAACTGATAGCCAGCGGCAGAGAGATGGATAAGACGGCATTGCGATTGATGATTATTAACGGTCGATATTGGCATGAGTATTTTTTGCAAGATCTATGTTCTAATGATATGTTGATGTACGCTGCTGAATTCGCAAAAGATGATATTTATTTTTATCTCAAAAATCAAAGAAATTTGGTACCAAACGATCAAATCTTTTATAGAGCAGTCGTTGGCGGATCGATGCCCATCATCAAAGATATCAGCGAAACAATCAGTATTTCCGATAAAATATTAGAAACCGCTTTCCAAACAAACAATTCGGAGGTCATAATTCATCTCGTCAACGATGCTCTAACGAACGAACTGCGCGTTTCACAAAATTTGATAAGTTACCCAATAATCAACGGAAATATTGATTTATTACACGAATTGGACAAGTTAATGACATTTAATTATCATACTGAACTATATTTTTCAGCATTACTATCAGGATCAATGAAAATGGTAATGTATATAGAAGGGAAATTTCATAATATTCATGAAAATTATGTTCTTGATACTACAAAGTCTAAAAGAGAGAAGGGATTCTCATCTATTTTATCGGACGAAATGGTGTATACTAAAAATGGTAACAATTATTTTTCGCACACGTTGAACTATGCAATACAATCAAAATCGCTCACAGTCATAAGATATATCATTTCGCTAGGTTACGGAGTATCGTCGTCGAATGTCATTACAGCGATTAAAACGGGGGATGTTGAAATCGTATGGTTAATTGTTGAATACTATGGCAAGAAGTTAGAAAAATATTTCGTGTATTATTTTTCAATGAATTCGTACATTCACAACAAATTTGCGGTTGCGAAATTTTTATTAGATAACGACCACATCGATTTATCTGTTAAAAAGATGAACATTACGGGATACCGCCGTGAGACAACGCATTTGAATTTGATAACTCAATCAACACAATTGATGACAGATGATAATTATGATTCTGATTATTTACTGAAATACAAATTATTCTTTCCGCCCTTTAAAGGATTTAATCTGAATCATTTGTTATTGGTCAAGATGCGACTTTATTTAGAACTTGGAAGGGATCAAGAGATACAAAATATGATGAATCAAAAATGGAATGTGATGGAGTCGCAACATATTATTGATAGCATTTACATGTTTGGCGATTTGAATAAAATTAAAAAGTTTTCTGCTTTTGTGCCAAGTGCAAAAATAATAATGGAGACACTATGTTATAATCAAATCGGAAAATTTTGTTTTTTATTGCAAAAGGGAACTATCGATCGTTATTTGGAGAATATATATCCAATGATTACATTGTTGCAAAATCCAATTTTGAATGGCGTAATGAATAAAAAGAACATTGTTATGCCATGTGATTTGAAGTTTTGGGTCTTGTCAGGTAATTATCAAAATATCCCTACGTGTGCAGTAGATAAAGATAATATCAGAGAATTGATAGCGACAGAGGATATTGAATTTATTAAAAAGTTTGATTTAACAGAACTTGTTAATGAAGATGTTATTAATTGGGCTATTGAAGCAGATTTATTAGAGATTGTTCCATATTTAAAATCTTTGATAATATAATATGGACCGGTTCAAATATGATGTTGAAGAACAAAATGAGCAAAAAATATTTAGAATAACATGGATCAATCAACCGATACCTGTCAGAGCTTATACCAAAATTAAACATTTAATAATGCGATCTAATGATTATTCATCCGTAAGCGACGAGGAAAGAGATGTCATGAAAGTTATTCTGGATAAAATAAATTCGCAATATGATGCAAATATAACTGTTGAACAATACGTATCAATTCGCAGTATTATCATTAAGCAAAAAATTATCCAAAATTATCATATCTTGAAATCTAAAATTACGAAAGTTGTCGATGAATATAATGCAGATGTAGATATTATGGATTTATCTAAGAAATATGATTTTCCCCCAACTAATTTGTTAAAAAATATATTGCTGAAGAATGGATTAGATGATAAGAAAGTGACGGCAATGTTCAAAAACAAATATGATCCAAATTTGTTGTTATCTGACAAAGATCTTAAACAATATCAATGTGCAGAAAAGAATGATGCTAATAGCGTTAGTAATCAAAAAAATAGTGCAAAGATTGCGATGGATAATGAAATGTTAGTTGTTAGATTTTTTAAAGATCTTGGTATTAAATGCATGACACAAGATGATTTGGCTGCGGAACAATTGAAAGAATACGGAAAGATCATTATTACGCCGGATATTTTGTTCATTGATCCAGTTTATATTAATGGAAGTAGGATTTATTGGATGGATTATAAAAATTATGTTGGGACGGATGTGAAATTTATTTATGCGAGTAACTATGAGCAGGCTATGCGATATAATAAGAAATACGGTGGAGGAGCGCTATGTTATCATAATTCGTTTGTGGATAATTTGATGGTTCCTGGAACGATGATTTTGAACGCAGATGTTTTAGATGTGGCATATTATTGAATAATATTGAATAATATGTTTATCCGATTCTATATTTTTGGTTCGTCCAATTATATTTTTCACTTTCGCTTGTTGTTCCGGGCAAGTTCCAATATGCGTAATGTGTAACTTGTTTCATTTTTTGTCCCTTGTCAATGACACTATCGACCAATTCTTTTAATTCGGGATAATTTATGATGATGCGTTCATACAGAAAACTATGAGACCAAAGCTCAAACGAAGCTAACATTCTGCCATGAGCTCCTAAATTATATATTTCGTAATAATACGTGCAGTTGTTATACAATTCTAAAATTTTTTTAATCATATTTCCGTCCTTTATGATTGTAGCGATCGTAAACCATGGATATTCTATAATACCACTACCATGGTATTGTTTTGTAAATTTTTCATAGATTTCAGAGTTATTGTGTTCACTAAATAATTTAGCGATAGATTGTTGTGTAACATCGCTTTGATAATCGCACGCGAACAAATAAAAATAAACATAACTAAGATCCCCATTAATTATCGATGTATATAATTTTTCAAGTTCGCAGTTGCCATCAGAATAATACTTTATAACGTCATATTTGGTTTCGCTATAAATAAAATCATACACAAATACAATTTTGTACTTGTATATGCAAGAAATTAATTTATCATTTTTTCGAAACTTGGTAAAAAATTGTTGATCGCGAAAAAATTCGTTTTGAAACATGGTTTTGATTTTATGATGTTTGGTTAAATCAGGAATTTTTTTGGTGACCCGGTTCAAAATCAGAATCGTTTCCAGTGAAAAATAGTCCATCAAAAGAGTAGAAGTATCATGGGATAGAATTTTTACGAGATTCATGTTTTGCGAGATGGATTAGAAGTATGATTTCTTATCTTTTCGATTTTCAATTTTTATTCGGAACGTTGATGTATGAATCTTCTTGACAGCAACATTGGACGAGCAAATATTTGTGCATTTTGATAGTAACATAAATCGAACAAATATTTGAACATTCAAATCTCTAGTCAATCTTCTTGACAGCAACATTGAATTGACAAATATTTGTACGTTCGAATCTCTAGTCGATCTTCTTGACAGCAACATTGAATAAGCAAATATTTGGACATTCAAATCTCTAGTCAATCTTCTCGACAGCAACATTGAATAAGCAAATATTTGGACATTCAAATCTCTAGTCAATCTTCTCGACAGCAACATTGAATAAGCAAATATTTGGACATTCAAATCTCTAGTCAATCTTCTTGACAACAACATTGAATGGGTAAATATTTGTGCATTCAGATCTCTGGTTAAGATTGACAGCAACATTGAATTGACAAATATTTGTACCTTCAAATCTCTGGTCGATCTTCTTGACAGCAACATTGAATAGTCAAATATTTGGACATTCAAATTTCTTGTCAATCTTCTTGACAGCAACATTGAATGGGTAAATATTTGTGCATTCAAATTTCTTGTCAATCTTCTTGACAGCAATATTGAATGGGTAAATATTTGTGTATTCAAATCTCCGGTCAATCTTCTTGACAGCAACATTGAACGAGCAAATATTTGCATATTCAAATCTCCAGTCAATCTTCTTGACAGCAACATTGAATAGACAATATTTGTACATTCAAATCTCTTGTCAATCTTCTTGACAGCAACATTGAACATTCAAATCTCTAGTCAATCTTCTTGACAGCAACATTGAATTGACAAATATTTGAACATTCAAATCTCTAGTCAATCTTCTTGAAAGCAACATTGAATTGACAAATATTCGGACATTTAAATCTCTGGTCAATTTTCTTGACAGCAACATTAAACGAGCAAATATTTGAACATTCAAATCTCCAGTCAATCTTCTCGACAGCAACGTTGAATGTACAATATTTGTACATTCAAATCTCCAGTCAAGAAGATTGACAGCAATATTGAATGGGGAAATGTTTGTATATTCGAATCTCCAGTCAAGAAGATTGACGGCAACATTCAAATCTCCGGTCAAGAAGAATGACGACAACATTGAACTGATAAACGTGGCCTTCAAATAAAAAATTGAAAAAAATAATACATAGGGTATCCAAAGTAATATTATAAACAAAAATGGAAGACACAACCATCTCTGAAATGACAAGCAAGGAACCAATTGATCCCCCACAAATTGCAATGGATACACCCACCGAAAATAACGTTCCACAAATTGCAATCGATGTAACCAGCGAAAGCAAGTGTACTCGCTGTGGTCGCTCAAATCATGCGCTGCCAAAATGTTATGCGAAAACAGATGTGTTAGGCAACAAACTAGACACTGCGACGGCGACGACCACTAACAACAAAAAGAAACTAGATATCACTGAAAAAAAATACATACGATTTCAAAAAAATGGGAAATGGATTACTATTCCTAATAAAAAATATATTGGTTCAAAAACCAAAACGGACACATCATCAGACAATTATGGGTTGGTGAGTTATATTAGTACTTGTGCAATTTTATAATGTCTTGTTATTGTCATAAAAAGATATTATCATATTGCGTAAAATTTTTGGTGACCTATTGAGTTGACGTGCAAATCTCCAACCAATTACAAGTCTTGGCGGCAACTTTGCACGTAACTTCGATGATCGATTGAATTGATATGCGGATCTCTTACCAATTACAAATCTTGGCAATAACTTTACATGTAACTTCAATGATCTATTAAATTGATATGCAAATCTCTGGCCGATTACAATTCTTGGCAGTAACTTTGCACGTAACTTCAATAGTCTATTGAATTGACACGCAAATCTCTAGCCAATTACAATTCTTAGCGGTAATATTGCATGTAACTTCAATGATCTATTGAATCGACTTGCAACTCTTGACAGCAACTTTGCACTTCAATGGTCTATTGAATTGACATGCAAATCTCCGGCCAATCACAAATCTTAGCAGCAACATTGCATGTAACTTCAATGATCTATTGAATCGACATGCAAATCTCCGGCCAATCACAAATCTTGGCAGCAACATTGCACGTAACTTCAATGATCTATTGAATTGACATGCAAATCTCCGGCCAATCACAAATCTTGGCAGCAATATTGCACGTAACTTCAATGATCTATTGAATTGACATGCAAATCTCCGGCCAATCACAAATCTTGGCAGCAACATTGCACGTAACTTCAATGATCTATTGAATTGACATGCAAATCTCCGGCCAATCACAAATCTTGGCAGCAACATTGCACGTAACTTCAATGATCTATTGAATTGACATGCAAATCTCTAGCCAATTACAAATCTTGGCAGCAATTTTGCATGTAACTTCAATGATCTATTGAATTGACATGCAAATCTCTAGCCAATTACAAATCTTAGCAGCAACATTGCATATACCTTCAATGATCTATCGAATCGACTTGCAAATCTTCAGCCAATCACAAATCTTGGCAGCAACATTGCATATAACTTCAATGATCTATTGAATTGACTTGCAAATCTTCAGCCGATTACATTCAAGATCAATCGAATCGATATGCAAATCTCCAGCTAAATACAATTCTTTTGTGGCAATTTTGCGCGTGCCTTCAATTGTCTGTTGAATTGATATGCAAATCTTCAGCCAATTACGATTCTTGGCAGCAACATTGCATATACCTTCAATGATCTATTGAATGGACTTGCAAATCTTCAGCCAATTACGATTCTTGGCAGCAACATTGCATATATCTTCAATGATCTATTGAATGGACTTGCAAATCTCCGACCAATCACAAATCTTGCCAATAACTTCGATGATCTATTGAATTGACATGCAAATCTCCAGCCAATCACAAATCTTGGCAATAACTTTGCACGTAACTTCAATGACCTATTGAATTGACATGCAAATCTCCAGCCAATTACAGATCGACATATGATTTGATGAGTTACATCAGTACTTGTGCAAATTTATAATGTCTTTTTATCATCATAAAAAGATATTATCGCATCGTAGCTTTGATTTCTAAGAATCAAAACGTCCAAGATCTTTGCACTTTCCGTCGGATACGTCTACATATATCCCTTTTATAATCAATCGGAACAACTATCGATCGCACGGTTGATGATAAACTATTTAGAGATTGATCAAAGTTATATCCAAAATTTATGTGGGTCACTGACGATGGAATATTATTTTCGATCGATTGGTCAAACATGTCGCCAAATATAATATGAGTAACTGATGATGGTATGGCATTCTTTATCGATCTGTTAAAATTCTTCCCAAACGTCAAATAAGCAACAGATTTTGGAATTCCACCTTGAATAGATCTATTAAATACATCACCGAATGTAAGATGAGTAACCGATGATGGAATGTTACCTTTAATTTTTTGATCAAAATTAAAATCAAATGTTAAATGAGTAACCGATGAAGGAATCCCATCTTCAATTGATTGGTCGAAATTGTAACCAAAAGTTAAATGAGTAACAGATCGTGGTATCGCATTTGCAATAGGTTGATTAAATGTGGTGCCAAACGTTAGGTGCGTAACCGATGGCGGAATATTTCCTTTTATTGATCTGTTGAAATTATAACCAAATGTTAAATGTGTGACGTTTGGTGGAATTGCTTTTGTGATTGGTTGATCAAATTGCGTGCCAAATGTTAAGTGAGTAACTGATTGCGGGATATTATCTTTGATTGGCTGATTAAATTCACCACCAAATGTCAAATGAGTGACGGATCCCGGGATGCTATTTTTGATAGAAGTATCAAAATCATTGCCGAATGACAAGAATTTTACAGATGAAGGTATACTGTCTTCAATAGATTGATCAAAACAGTTGCCAAATTTTAAACGTATGACTGACGTTGGAATATTACCCTTGATTAGTTGATTAAAATTGTCACCAAATGTCAAACGAGTTACAGAAGGTGGGATATTATTCTTGATAGATTGATTAAATCTCCGACCGAATTTTAAATGAACAACGGATTGTGGAATTGATCCTTCTATGGGCTGGTTAAATTTCCAACCAAACTTTAGATGTGTGACGGATGCTGGAATATTATCATCAATTGGTCGGTTAAATTTATAACCAAATGTTAAATGAGTCACTGAAAATGGGATGTTATTTTTGATCGATCGGTTAAAATGGTGGTCAAAAGTCAAATGCGTAACAGATTTCGGTATGCCATTTTTAATAGATCGGTTGAAATCAAATCCAAAATCTAAGTGAGTTACAGAAGATGGAATATTATTTTTGATCGATCGGTTGAATCCCATTCCAAAATACAAGTGAGTCACTGATGGAGGGATACTATCTTTAATTGATCTATTAAAATCGACGCCAAATGATAAATGCGTAACCGAATAAGGTATGTTACCGCGTATTGATCGATCAAAACTATCACCAAACGACAAATAAATGACAGACGAAGGGATAGCGTTCTTTATGGTTCTCCTGAAATCTTCTCCGAACGATAAATGCGTTACTGATGGCGGAATATGATTTTTGATATATCGATTAAATGTTCTTCCAAATGCTAGATGAGTGACAGATGGTGGAATACCATTTTTTATTGATCTGCAAAAATATCTTCCGAATGTTAAGTGAGTTACAGATGATGGGATATTTCTCTTAATAGATCTACTGAAATCGTTGCCGAACGTTAAATGAGTGACCGAATCCGGAATAGCATTATAATTTATTGGTTTACAAAAATCATAACCAAACGTTAGATGTGTCACTGAATTTGGAATACTATCTCTGATTGATCTATTAAACAAAAACCCAAAATGCAAATGAGTAACAGAATCAGGTATGAATGATTCTATTGATTTATTGAAATCTTCATCAAACGTTAAATGAGTCACAAACTGTGGCATTTTATTATATGCTGAAAAGTGCACATACTTTGCGCACTTGGGTATTATATCATCTGCATTTTGTATTTTCACGTTCTCGAAATTGTTAAAATATGACAGCCGTTTGATCAGATCAATATCGATTTTGTTTTGATACGTAAACCTGTGTTTGATTTTATCGGTTGATTTAGATATCATTGTTAGTTGTATTTTTTCATAATCAGATAAATATTTTCCTATCTTGATAATAATATCCTGATAGACCGTTAACATTTTTTGCATATTTAGTTGATTATCACCATATTTGTTTTATTATTATCAATTTTTTTTGATTTATGTTATCTTTGTTAGAGTTATTGATTGGCAGAAATGTTACGTGTAATTTCAATGACCCACCGAATCGATAATACAAATTTTTAGTCAGTTACAAATTTTGGCGGCAATATTTGTAACTTCGATGATCGATTAAATTGATATGCAAATCTTGGCAGCAACATTGCATGCAACTTCAATGATCTATTGAATTGACACGCAAATCTCCAGCCAATTATAATCCTTGGCAGCAACATTGCATGTAACTTCAATGATCTATTAAATTGATATGCAAATCTCCAGCAAATTACAAATCTTGGCAGTAATATTGCACGCAACTTCAATGATTTATTGAATTAACATGCAAATCTCCAGCCAATTGCAAATCTTGGCAGTAATATTGCATGTAACTTCAATGATTTATTGAAGTAACATGCAAATCTCCAGCCAATTACAAATCTTGGCAGTAATATTACATGTAACTTCAATGATTTATTGAATTGACATGCAAATCTCCAGCCAATTACAAATCTTGGCAGTAATATTGCACGTAACTTCAATGGTTTATTGAGTTGATATGCAAATCTCCAGCCAATTACAAATCTTGGCAGCAACATTGCACGTAACTTTAATGATCTATTGAATTGACATACAAATCTTGGCAGCAACATTGCACGTAACTTCAATGATTTATTGAATTGACATGCAAATCTCCAGCCAATTACAAATCTTGGCAGCAACATTGCACGTAACTTCAATGATTTATTGAATTGACATGCAAATCTCCAGCCAATTACAAATCTTGGCAGCAACATTGCACGTAACTTCAATGATTTATTGAATCGACATGCAAATCTCCTGCCAATTACAAATCTCCTGCCAATTACAAATCTTGGCAGCTACATTGCATGTAACTTCAATAATCTATTGAATTGACATACAAACCTCCAGCCAAATTGCAAATCTCCAGCCAATTACAAATCTTGGCAGCAACATTGCACGTAACTTCAATGATTTATTGAATTGACATGTAAATCTCCAGCCAATTACAAATCTTGGCAGCAACATTGCACGTAACTTCAATGATTTATTGAATTGACATGTAAATCTCCAGCCAATTACAAATCTTGGCAGCAACATTGCACGTAACTTCAATGATTTATTGAATTGACATGCAAATCTCCAGCCAATTACAAATCTTGGCAGCAACATTGCACGTAACTTCAATGATTTATTGAATTGACGCGCAAACATGTAATCCTCGTTAGTGCGATTTTCGCCAAATCCACTTTGGATCTCTCTTTGCTTTTTTTATCATGTGCATATATACAATTTTCGTTAGTATACTTGTCATCAAATTTACATTTAATTTGAGTATCTATTTTTTTAATCTTTTGCGTGTCAGTTGGATGTGTAAAAGGTGCATTTGTCGTTAGTGCGCGTTACACCAAATTTGCAAGCGACTTTGGGTGTATTTTTGTTGTGTACAAATTTACAATCAGGTCTATTACAATTTTTGCCGAATTTACAAGGAATACTTTCGCGTACAAACGGGCAATTTTCTTTGTTGCATTTTTTGATAATATATTAGGGTAAAATGTATGCGAAAGCCTTTATTTTTTTAAAAAAATTGAAAAAAATAGTTTTAGGAGGTTCCATTATATTTACATCATATCACAACCAAAACAACAACAATGTGCGCTTGTAAAATCTCTGAAATTAAATCCGTAACTGAAATTGTCACTCTTCCTATTGACGCATGTACACTTATGAACAAGAAAGGAGCTTCTGTATCTGGAATACAAATCATCTTCTCTGTGCCAGAAGTGCCTTTGCCGAAAGACACAGTGACAATTGTGTTACCAGCAGGAACTGAATTAAAGGCAATGACCGCACATAGCAACAAGATTTGGACACTTGTAGTTCCAGAAAGAACATTGTGTGAAATTTCAAATAATACAGTAGTTAATTTTTATGGAAAAATGTCAATGTTGATCAGCAGCAGCAACACAAAACCGGAAATGCCTGTAGCTGCTTACAACGTTTCATTTCCAAAAGGAACATTGTTAGGGATCAAGGACAAACTTCAAGAAATCTCTGTAGATTTCTTTAAAACGATTGTATTGCTTCCAAATACCGAGATCATTGTCTTGCCAGAAACGTTTACTTATTTTTCGCATGAGAAAATTGTCTCTCGCAGCAAAACTGATGAAGAACAGATTGCTCACGTTCCACAAAACTAAAATTGTCTTGAAAATTATTAATTAACACAAACAATTTAACATCTTATTGGGTTGTTCTTGATTCAAAAGGATGATATTTGTATTCTTTCATTTCGTTACCACATAAAAAGAGTTTTCTGCGTATCCAACGTAACCAAAACTGTTTTTGCACCAATCATAAATCTTGGCAGCCACATTGCAAATCTTGGCAGCAACTTTGCATGTAACTTCAGTTATCTATTGAATTATCATGCAATCTTGGCAGCAACTTTGCGTGTAACTTTGCGCGTAACTTTGCGTGTAACTTCAGTTATCTATTGAATTATCATGCAATCTTGGCAGCAATTTTGATGGTCTATTGAATAATCTTGCAAATCTCCAGTCAATTACAAATCTTGACAGCTACATTGCATGTAACTTCAGTGATCTTTTTAATTGACATGCAGATCTCCAGCCAATCACAAATATTGGCAGTAATATTGCATGTAACTTCAATGATCTATTGAATTGAGATGCAAATCTCCTGCCAATTGCGGATCTTGGCAGTAACATTGCATGTAACTTCAATTATCTATTGAATAATCTTGCAAATCTCCTACCAATTGCAGATCTTGGCAGTAACATTGCATGTAACTTCAATTATCTATTGAATTGATATGCAAATCTTGGCAGTAACGTTGCACATGACTTCAGTGATCTATTGAGTTGATATGGAAACCTCAAGCCAATCACAAATATTGGCAGTAATATTGCATGTAACTTCAATGATCTATTGAATTGATATGCAAATCTTGACAGCAACATTGTATGAAACTTCAATGGCCTATTGAACTAACATGTAAATCTCCAGCCAATTACGATCCTTAGCAGCAACTTTGTAATTTCAATAATCTATTGAGTTGATATGCAAATCTCTAGGCAATTACAATCATTTACAGTAACATTGCATGTGAATCTCTATCCAAATACAAATCCTGGCAGTAATATTGCGCGTAACTTTAATAGTCTATCGAATTATTATGCAAATCTCCAGTCGATTGCGATTCTTAGTAGCAATATTGTATGTAACTCCAATAGCCTTTGAATTGAGTTGGCACGAAAATAAAAATTGAAAAAGGAAATCAAAAGGAACATCATTTGACACTAGCTTACAATTCTCATGGCACTAGATTTAAAACCTAAAAATTCTGCATCTAGATCGATCAAGAAACTGGATTTTGGATACGTAAAATTCGGTGACGAATTGATCAATCATCCTCCGATATATGAATTAGTATGCATTGATACCATGTGCAAATATTTTGATGAATACAACGTATTTCATGAAGCAACACGTGATTTAGAGAACGAATACCATCAAGGATTGATTATTATTAATCGATTACCTATGTCATCACTCGTCGCACATCGAACTCTAAGTAGATTTGCACATACACAGAAAATGATTTATGACAAATCAGATGAAGAACAAATTGAGTTACTAATACTATTATGTAAATTAACAAGTGCACAACATATAGAAGTGATAATTGAACATATCGCGTTTAATGATACCGTTTGGATAAAATTACTTGATACAAATTTTAATTTTAGAGATTGTTTTTCGCATGGTTTTAGAATCAATATATGTAAATTGATTGCCAAAACAAATCCTACGATCGAAAAAGGTGAATATTTAAAATTCTATGGTTTGCCATTTTTTGAAAATTTATCAAAGTACAATATTACTAATTCAGCTATCTTTCACGGTGCATGTCATCAACGTATATATGACCCGTTCTCACAAATGATTTATTTAATAACAAGTTTCGGCGATAAAATAATTTTGTATTATCCACGCAAACATGAACCATATAAAATTCATGACAGAAAAAGATTGGGAGAACATGTGTCCGATTCTGATGAAGATGATAACGACGAGATTCACTCTTATATAATGTTACCGAGGCTATCAGTTGAACTATTTGACATGAAATATTTTTTTTACAATTTTGTAATCGATGACATCAACGTCCACACACCAAATGGGGACGTCATTATGCAATTAATAAAAACAACAATAGATGATGGTTATTCATCATTCGTTCGTGTCTACAAAAATGATTTTAAAAAATTATATCGCAACAACGAATATTCTGCATTTGAACGTAGAATGTCAATGTCAAAAGCGTGGGATACGTATTGCGAAACAGGCATATACGTACCTCCATCAAATAAATAATATCTTGTTATCATCATAAAAAGATATTATTTCTTCGCAGTCTTTGATCCCCCATTCGGTTTAGCCGAAATTATTGCGATCACATCCTCCTTTGTCAAACCATCCGCAACCGATCCATATGGCAAGCGAAAATTTGTCCGCTTCTTACCCACTACAAAATTAATATACGGGGATCCATAATTACCTTTCAACACAGTCGCCGTTCCCCGCAACACCTTAAATTCTGTAATAATGTTCGATTTCTTGGCATCAATAATTATAATTGCTGCTTGCAAATCAATATCTTCATTTTGAGGAACAGAATATGTTTTCTTACCATGTGCAATGAAAATCTTATCTTCGTATTTTTTCAAGAATACTTCTTCCTTATCATATTTACCTAATAATTTTGGATACTCGAACAACTTTAGGGCATCTTTTAATTTTATCGTCTCAAGTTTCAATGGCGCACAAATACTTGCGTAAACGTATTTACCATCAACAAGTTTCTTGACGTACGCATTTCCTTTGCGATTTTGAGATGCAATTATCTCTATCCCCGACGGATCAACACCTAAAGATCGACCATCGGGTTTAATTGCCTTCATTTTAGACAATTCTATCACAACTGGATGCATATACTGATAAAAAGTGCGAACAACATCTTGCCAGATTTTTTTTCCGTGCGCGATATCATCCAAATCTTTCTCCATCTTCGCAGTGAACTTGTAATCCATCATCTTCGAAAAATGTTCCTCTAAAAAGGCAGTCACTTTTTTCCCCAATTCCGTCGGCACCAATTTGTTCTTATCATTACCAATCAAAATTTCAGACTCTTTCTTCTTAACATTCTTATCCTTGCAAGTTATCGTAAAAGTCTTAATCTTCTTCTTAATTCCTGGCACATTTGCTACTTCGATATATTTTCGCGTAACTATTTTATTAAATATAGCCGCATACGTTGCTGGCCGTCCCATCCCGAGCTCTTTCATCTTACTGATCAAACTCGATTCTGCAAATCTAGGGGGCGGCTTCAAAAATTCCTGTTTGGCTATTATTTCTTTCATAGCAAGTACATCATTTATTTTGGGCAATTTACCCTTGTGATCACTAATCATATCTGTTTTCTCCACATCATCTTGCGATTCAATATAAACTATCATAAATCCTTGGAAGACCACCTTTTCGATCTGACTCTGAAAGTAATAGAATGGATTTATTTTTGCATATTCAGAAATATCAATTTGTATCGTCGTTATATCAATCTTGGCAGGCTTCATTTGTGATGCGATACTTCTCTGCCAAATTAACTTGTACAAATTAATCTGCAATTGTTCATCGACATAATCATCCAAATCAATAATATCTGGTTTGACTGGTAAAATTGCACTGTGTGCTTCCTGCGCATTTGCATTCTTATTTTTATAAACATGACGTTGATAGTATTCCGCACCGTACTCTTGCTCTACTACTTTCTTGATAGCATTCATAGTATCTTCGGGGATCTCGACAGAATCCGTTCGCATGTACGTGATATATCCTCCTTCATATAACTTTTGTGCAATACTCATTGTCGTTTTGATGGACATCTTTAATTTTCTCGCGGCTTCTTGCTGTAAAGTTGCAGTTTCAAATGGTGGTGCAGGATTTCTCGTCGTATTCTTGCACGTCACATCATGTACCATAAACGTTGATTTTAAACACTTATCCAACACATCCATAACACTTTTATCGTCCTCATCAACAACAACTTGCGCAATCTTGCCATCATACTGTCCAGATACATGTTTCGCTGCTGTATACATCGTACTCTTCAGATCAGAAAACGTGCCATGAACTTTATAAAACGTAGAATCCTTGTTCTTCTCTAGAAAGTCCATAATTTTTTCTTCCCTTTCTACAATTAATTTGGTGGTAGGTGATTGTACACGACCGGCAGATAAACCCATACCCAACGCACGTCCCAAAACTTCTGATACTTCCCAGCCAACAATTTTATCAAGAACACGGCGTCCCTTCTGCGAATTTACCATATCGTAATCTATATCCCCGGGGGTCTTAACTGCATCCAATACTGCTTTCTTATTAATAGATCTAAAAATTAATCGTTTGTATTTTTTGGGTTTGAGCACATTTTTCAAACTGTCAGCAATCTTTTCTCCTTCCCTGTCTGCATCTGATGCAATGTACAACATATCTGCCTTTTTCATAGCAGCTTTAAGATTGGCAACAACTTGGGTATCTGTAATGACATAAATCGGATTAAAATTATTATCAACATCAACAGATAATTTTTTAGGATCCAAATCTTGAAAAATTCCCTTGCACGCCATAACAGTATGTCCTCCGCCCAAATATGATTTAAAACTCTTAATTTTACCGGCGCTTTCGACAACAACTAACGTTGACATGTGTATAATATGTATTAAAAATAGATATTATATACGTATTTATTTTTTCAATTATTTAGCATTGTTAATATATTTTTTGACAATTTGTATTCAAAAAGCATTTTATTATTGTAGAGACTCATATATATATTGATGTATGCCTCCAGAATTTCGAACATTTTATCTAACGATAATTGTTTGATATCTTTTTGATTGTCAATATTATCCAAACGATGCGACAAAATATCATAACGTTCAAAGGAGACATATACGCTATTTATGATGTTATTTTTTTTGTTCTTTTCGATGTATAATAATTGTAGTAACAATAACAATAAATTATCAGATGATATGAATGTTTCCGTCATTAAACTATCTAGCCGTTTGCGAGAATCATTTCTTGTAAATATCAATTTTGGCCATCCCTTATTATTTTGCTCACTGAGATCCAACTGAAATTTTTTATAATAATCCTTCCATGTTTCATCGCGATTGGTCATCGTATTTGCGGCATAAAAAATAAGACTAATTATCTCCTCCAATGTTATACCACCAACTTTTTTATTGTGCAAATTATTCAAATTTATCAATTGTGTATCCAATGAAATTTTTATCATAATTATAATAAATTATGATAAAAATCAGTTGCGTTTTATCGAATTACAATTTTTGCCCCCATATTTCTGGTTTTATACTTTGAAATTCAAGTATTTTTTCTAATATTCCCTCAACGTCAAAATTATTCGCTGCAAAATATTCTATCACTGGCATTGCATTTGCTTTTATTCCTGTCATCGTGGAAGCATCATATGTGTGGTATGTAACTGACACATTCTTTTTTGGCGCTACCATAATCATCGCAATTGATACTGCTACCTTTTGCAAAACGTAAATGACATTGTAATTATGATTAAATACGCCGCATCCAATATTACCAACATGAATTACGTTTGTCATAATATTATTGTCTAATTCATTAGCTATCAACGTTATCATATGCGCTTTTATCAACGACTCTAAAGAAACTTGTAACATTTCTCTATTATACGACGACCCATCTTTTTTAGGTAGGTGTGTCATAGCAATGCACATTATCTTAACTCTGAACGGATTAGTTGGTTCGAATAGATTTCTATTCTTTGCAGCATAGATTAATCCATCATTACCATAATGTTCCTTCATAGATTTGTCTTTGGCAACGACATATGTATCGATCAATAGAGGATTATCTTTCAAATTGCTACTGAGAATATGCATCTTATCGTTTTGGCAACCTCGATATAGATATTGCAACAATCCTAATGACCGCATCATTATCTCTTCTTGCACATTACCCAATCGTAACGTACCACCGCCTAAACATTCGTTCGCAAAATTTTGAAACACTTCACCCGCTGCCCATTCAAACGATGTCTCCGTCGTTTGCCAATCAAAATTATTAAAATTAACATACATACGCAAAATATAAATCCAATCCATCGCATTCATACACAAATCCTCAAATGATAACACTCCAATATCAAAGTATCTCAAATCATTGACTGCTGCAGAATTAGATGCTGCATGTAACAGTTTAGATTTACCAATGGCGGACATATTTTCGATAAGAGGGTGATCATACGCGCAAGTGTTAATGCTTGTACATTTGATACCATATTTACATGGATGAGTGAAATTGCATGTTGACATGTTACATTTTGGCCAATTACAAAATGGATATTGATTGTCATGCGATTTCCTACATGATCTAACTCTACATTTTTTTCCGTCAGGACATAATTCTGCTGGAGCAAGATCAATATGCCAATATTTACATGTCATGGGATTGCTACATCTTATGCCGTACTTGCATGGCATGATGTATTCATTGATATAATAGTTACGGGGAATCATTAGATGTATATTACTATATACATCTAATGATAATTATATTAGTTTTTTGAATTCAATTTTTATAATTTCATGAAATCAAAATCCTCATCAGGGATGTTGCCGAACAAGAACAGATTGATTTTCTTTTTGTCAAATATTTGTTGTGCAACTTGAGTAATGTCCTTTCGATTCACTTTTCTAGAGATCTGACTGTTACCTTTCAAATTAGGATCAAAATTGCGGTTGTACAAGAAATTAAGGCCGTAATATGTAAACCAATCAACAGGCTGACTCGATGAGAAAATACTTTCATTTTTAATAATAGTTCCTACTTTTTTGTACTCATCTAAATCAATTTCAGACGTTCTGAGCTTCTTTAATTCTTTAAGAGTAGTTTTTATCCCTTTTTTTAACTCATCAGGATGGATTGCCATCTCAATAACAAATAATCCCGCATCATTGTAAACTATCGGATAAGAACCAATTGAGTAGGTCATACCATTATTAATTCGCAGTGCAGTAAATAAACGAGAGCTGAAACCAGATGACAGAATATTTGATATCATATTTATTTCTTGTTCGTTAGTTTTGTACAAATTGTACAATGGAAAGAATAATAATACGTACGCTTGCGAAACAGAATCATTTCTATCAATATGAACGTATGGTTTTTTTTGAGAATGCATACTTTTTAATATTCTCGGTTTTTCGTCGAGAAATGTTTGAGGAAAGGCGTCAACACTGTTTCTTGCTGGATTATTTAACGTATTAAATGTACGATCTAGTAATGGTGATATTTGATCTGGAGTAAAATCGCCACTTATAACGAAGACTGTATTTTTTGGAATATACAGTTCTTTTCTGAATTGTATAAAGTCGGACTGCCGAAGATTCAAAACACTCTCTTCAGTGCCAATTATTCGTTTGCATAACGACGTATCTGCAAATACTTTCTCGTGCATTTGATAATATAATCTTGTGTGGGGTGAATCTTCGCGTAAACGCATTTCCTCGATAATGACTTTACTTTCTTTTTTAATTCTTGTGGGATTAAAAACAGGATTGATATATATGTCAAGTACAACGTCTACTATTTTTTTGAGATCACTTGCTACACCGTTAACGTAATAGTAAGTATGTTCTGTGGTCGTGACTGCATTATATTCTGATCCCATACCATCCAATAACTGAAATAATTTCTCATGTGGACGTTTAGTCGTACCGCCAAACATCATATGTTCTAAAAAATGCGCGATTCCGTTATTATGTTCGTTTTCATTTCTAGATCCTGCCTTAATAAAAAAACCGACTGTCACAATTTCGGCGCGTTTCATGGGCACTAACGCGACGATCATACCGTTATCTAATTTTTTTTTGATACATTTCATTATATATTGATATATAATGACATAATATATTAAGTTGTCAAAATAATCATTTATTTTGACGACTGGATAAGCATTAAATTTTTGTCATATTTTTGACGAATATTTGCAGATTGTTGTTCGTAATTCTTTTTGGTAACAGACATCATATAAGCCTCCGCATATTGTGGATTGTAAATAAAATTCTTGATGTAATGTTTGAAAGGTCCTTTGTTAGTCACAAAATTACCTAAGTTCATATCTAACACCGATTCCATATTAAATGCTATATAAATATAATCATCTCCAGGTTCAATGACAAATTTTAGATAATTTCCACTGGCGTTGTTACAAAAAGTGAAATCAAATTGTAAATCGGGGGATAACCAATACCAAAGAATATCAATACAATGAATCGGTATATTGCAAGTTTTAGAAATGGTATCAGTTGTAAAATTCTTAAATAAATATGAATTAACATTATCAATTAATTTTTTGTTATAAATTTCAATATTATTTTTGTAAGCATTATCATACATTTGTTTGCTTCTGAAATGGGTAGAACGTGGTAGACACCAATGCATAATGACCACGTCAACTAAGGCGGGTAGAGTTTTATCTAGATAAACGAGAGTATCCATAATGAACGTCGTTTCGAGTTCGCGCAGATGTTCTACGAATGATAATATTTTTTCTTTGTATTCTTCAATAATTTGGAGACATTGTGTATCATCGATATTCCTACGAAATTTATTGATACACATATCATAAAATATAACTACCATTTTAGTGTCAATGATATCAAATTCGTCGACAAATGCTTTTGCCATTATGTTATTTTAATCATTTATAGAAGTCTTAAATAAATGATTAAAATTTCAATTTTCTTATCCAACAACTTGGTAAGTTACTATCAAACCAGAAGTTGGACTTAGTTCAATTACCCGTACTAAATCGTCTTTTTTAAGATTGAAATATTTATAAACTGCATCTTGTCGAGTTATTTTTGGTGCATTATGTGTATCGATACCATATTCTGCTTTTATGACCGCAATTTCTTGGGGCGATAATAGTTCAAAAATGGGTTGATCATCTTGCGCCACGAGATCACGTAACATATAACCCTCTGGAAATATTTGCGCACCGTTCTTCGTAGCAAAATCGGCAGTCTTATTATTAAAACTACTCGCAATTATGATTTTTCTCGCACTCTCATATTCCTTAACGAATTCGCTAATCAACGATTGTTTACCAGTTGATAATATTTTTTGGTAGAATATTTTAATAGCGTACTTGTCTCCATTATTTGCGGTGATTATATATGTATTGTCATCGTTCGTGACTAATTTTTTTTTGTTAGATGCATAATCTATCAATGCTTGCTTATGTTTGTTTTCGTCAATATATATTCTGCTGCTCAACATGAGTAATACGTTATTAATGATGATTTCAGTCTTCTCAGCTTCTGATTTAAAAACGGAATACAATTTTCTATTCTTTTCCATGTTATGGTATATATTTAGATAATACTTATTTAAATATATTTTATTATCAATTTTTCTAAAATATTTGTTCATAAAACTGATGTTCATCGACTCGCATAGCATTAGTATCTCGCAACAGTCTATCAATTTGCACATCAGTTAACAAGGTTTTTTTATCGTTAATGTTTACATCATATTTTGGCGGATTACTGAAATATTTATTCAATCTATTAACAACGATATTATTAACTCTGTTTCTGTCAACATAATATTCAACACGAACATATTTGCTGTCTTCATCGTCAAAATCTATCTCATTAGAAAAATTTTTGTCAAAACTTTTATGAAAAACCTTGCTTTCGCGAGTGAAGTCATCTCTTGTTTTGTTAGCGATATGTTTTTGAATACTAATAATTTTCTGACCACAATCTACACATTTTACGAATTCATTATTGATTCGCGTTGTCCTATCGTGATAACATATTTTCGAAAAATTCATATTATAATTAGATCCAAAATATTAATTATAATATGAACGTATTTCTATTTGTTTTTTACGGCGCGTTGTTTTTTGTCCGCGATTATCTTATTATGTAGCGAATTTAGCTTTTTGAGTTTATCCTCCATTGATATCTCTTCATTCTTTGGGATATGTGAGAAGTCGTCAATGATATCGTCAATATCGAAAAAATCATCTGCTGGTCTTTGAGAACGTTTTTTTTTGTAAGTGTCTTCAACGGCACGAGATTGGTGATCATTTGCTGACAAACGAAAGTCAGGTATTTGAGTTGGCATTCTGTTGTTGGCATTATTGTACATTGATGGATGTTGCAATTCTGAGATATCTTTCTTGCGATGACTTGGTACACCTGCTCTTACTGGCGCACTAGATTTGAATTCAACGCCATCATTTTTTGATACTGGCGCATATACTTTTGCAGAATTCAGCAGGTTTTGATTCATGATCGTCAATTTATTTAATACTACAGCTCGTTGCTCTGGAGTGATATTTTGCGATAATGTGTTTACTAATTCAGAGTATGAACTTGCTCTTTCCATTTATGTTATATTATTGATAATATTTATTTAATGATTTAACTTATAATGATTATTATGAATTGAATCAATATCTGTATATTTTTGATTGGAGACGTTTACTGATCTTTTTAGTGTATTTGCGTGAAATTCTAATTTTTTTGATAGATAACGGCAAACTATTAAGAGATTGTTGAAAATTAGAGCCAAATTCTATTTCAATGATAGATGGTGGAATATTATTTTTAATCGGTTGATCAAACATGCCGCCAAATATTAAATGAGTGACAGAGGACGGTATTGACCCTTTAATTGGTTGATCAAAACTGTAACCGAAGTATAAGTGCGTAACGGATGACGGAATCGCTCCACGAATCGGTTGATTAAAATCACAACCAAAGTCTAAATATCTAACAGAAGATGGTATGTTTCCTTTTGGTTGATTAAAATCGTCACCGAATTCTAACCAAATTACTGATGATGGAATAGCATTATGTATCGATTTATTAAAACAACCAAGAATTGATAAATGCGTTACTGAAGACGGAATGTTTCCTTTTATTGATCGATTAAAAACGCCGTCAAAATTTAAGTGCGTTACAGATAATGGGATGGCACCTTTTATTGATTGATTAAACTCATTTCCGAATGTTAATTGAATTACCGACGACGGAATATGTCCTTTTATGGGTTGATTAAATTTTTGACCAAATGTTAAATAAAGTACCGATGACGGAATACTATTTTTTATTGGTCGATTAAAATAACTTTCATTATCGAATTCTAATTGTATGACAGACTGAGGAATATTACCTTTAAGGGATCGATTAAACATCATGTCAAAAAATATATATTTTACAGACGGTGGAATGCCATTTTTAATCGATCTGTTAAAGTTCTCTCCAAAGGTCAATTCAACAACTGATGCCGGAATATTATTTCTGATGGAGCTATTAAACCATCCGCCAAACGTCAAATGTGTTACCGATGGTGGAATAAAATCAACAATATCATGATCAAACCATTCTCCAAATGTTAGATGCGTCACAGATTCCGGAACATAGCTTCTGTCAAAATCATCATAAGAATCATCGAGGGTTAAATGAGTTATGCAATCAGGCATCCATCTACCCTTTCCATAATCCATATTTTTTTCATCAAAATAAACTTCTTCGACATGTTTCGGGCATTTCTCTCTTGCACTTTGCATTATTACAGATTCAAAGTTATCAAAATACGGTAGTTTTTTGATAGTTGCAATTTTCACCGTTCCGTAATACATAAACTTGTACTTGAATTTATCCATCGAACGCGATACCATAGTTAATTGGATCTTTTCCCAATCAGTTAATTCTTCTCCGATTGTTAAAATAATATCTTTAGGTATCGATAGCATTTTTGGGAGCGTTTATATAAATGATATTCTGTTAGTTGTTGTAACGATCAATTTTTTTTAGTAACTCAACTTGTAATAATTATTGCAAGTTGAATTATTTAATTTTTAGTTCCTTTCGGAGTAATTATCGACTTAGCAGTTCTAATCCTGCCCATAACTCCAATAGTCCTAAGCTCGTTCATAAACAACATGAACGGATATGGAATAACTATCTTTGATATCTTTTTGGTATTCTGACAACTCTTGCATTCATAATATGATTGACCCAATTTCTTGGATGCAAAAAGACCACAGATATCGCAAATGGAACAAGTATAAATATCTGAATTATCAACCATACGTTCCTTTAACATCTGCATAATACCATGTCCAAGCATGACATCACGTTCCATTTCACCCGATCGCAAACCACCAGATCTGACTTTACCTTCTGTCGGTTGTCTCGTAAGCATCTGTTTCGGTCCTCTAGCTCTCGAATTACCAGTCCAAACAGCTTTACCATTTCTTCTGACATAAAATACCTCCCCTGGCACTTGTAAGCAAAATACTGGCTTATCATAATCTTTGATAATCTTTTCAATCTTTCCATGATTAACTTCTGGTTCGTTACCATCTTTAGAAATTGTAACTCTCCACATGTCCATGCTCGTGTCAATACAACGATTAGTAATGAGAGTTTTAGTATCTGTTTTGCCATGTAACGATTTGTCACCAGACCATCCACAATGCAAAGCTAACTGCATAATGTTATCTGCGAGCTTAACAGATGTCGTATAATATGACGTATCAAGTTTGGATGATGATCCACTGCAGGACATCATAGCATCTAATAATACTCTTGCCTGACGTGTACTCAAATGCCATACCCAAACAGGTAATCCAACATCTGAATTGAACTGTTGCATGTACGCACATAATTGTTTATCGTCGATGATGAATGTGTTATCTTGTTGATGGTAATTATACCCTAGTTTAACGATTATAGGGATCAGTGTATTAACGACCCACTGTCTGTCTTGGTAGATAATTACTCTATCTGATACAATAGATAATCCTTCTGCTATCCATATGCCCAAAAACCTTAACCAAGAATCCATATCTACCTTCTTTTCTTCTTTACTATTCATAGCTGGCAACATGAATTGATAATCTTTGGCATCCCAAACGGCATCCTTTTTGTATTTGCGATGTTGTTTGTGGATATCTTCGGCCAATTCGAACCCGTATTTTGGTTTCTTACCGACACGTGGTTTAGAAACATACATGCGATGATTTGGAGTTACCTTCAAATCCAATTGTTCCGTTTTGACACTATACATATCACCTTTGTATTTTGGATAATTAAGTATCTTCGTTGGATGTTGATAGACTAACTTTCCATCAACGAGTGTCGCAACTTTGTCATTCAAAGTCAACTGATGATTGAATTTCCATCCATCAAGAGTCAGGACTTCATGATCAAGACTTAGGCAATGAGCTTTGTCAGCAACCATTTGCTTGAGGCGTTGGTAAAATGTTGGTCCGATAAAGATCGGATGCTCCATTTTTTGCCCGGTCTTACCACAGTACATGATATCGTTACCCCATTCGCCGTAGCCGAGCTCGATGAGTGCGTTGTTAATGGCGTGTAAGTCGATGCCAGTGAAAGGGGTAGCATCACCGTAAACGCCTTTGATAGCGCAGAGTTTGCTGAGGACGCATTCGATGAGTTGTCCGATGGTCATACGTCTACCGATACAGTTGGGGTTGATGATGATGTCTGGTTTTAGGCCAAATGAGGTGAAGGGGAAGTCGGCTCGATGCGGTGTTATTCCCACTGTTCCCTTCTGACCGTGGGCCGATTGTCCACACCAAACCGGTTTTCCATTTCGTCGTACATAAATAACATGGGAACTAACTGTGCAACAATAGACTTTACCATCATATTTTATCATTTTGTCGCTTTTTATAGTTTTATTGACAAACGGATTGTTTTGGCAAGTTATAATACCTAGTCGCCAAGCTGGAACTGTCGTCGTAACCTCTTGTTCTCTTATTATTTTGGTTACGCCAGCGTCGCATTTCTTTTTTCTGTTACACGACCAACCAGCTTGCAAGCATAATCGCTGAAAATCGTCGACCAACGTATTTGATGATGTATCGTATTGCATATTTCCACAACATAACCAATCGTCGTCTTCTCTCAGATCTCCATTTTTAATCAACTCCCAATGACCATCTCCTAACATCATACCATAAATTAATTCTCTGGAATATGTAACGTTAAGACACCAAACCCATTTAGGAAGAAATTTATGAATGGCTTTTTGGCTGATAGTTTTAAAATAAGCAGCTATTCGTTTGTCACAAATGTTCCATTGATTGTAGATTTCGCCGTTTATAGGGTTTCCCTGCGTTTTGTGTTTTGATAACTTCAAATTGTTTTCTTCACAAATTACTTTGAGTACTCTTTTAACCCGAGGTTTGTGTGCAGATATACTAATCATCCATTTGTCTTTCCAAAATCCTTCAGCTACCCAAATTCCTACTAACCATAACCAATGTTCTAATGTGACAGTTAAATTGGGTAATTGATCCACTTCAGGTAACGTTACAAATCCATCGCTTATTATTATCTCATCACCATAGTAAAATGGATATTTATCTTCAGAACAATGAGCTACTTTTGCAACATTTTTCTGATAATGACGAATTGTATGTAAAATTTCTCGCGCTTCTTGTGTTCGATATATCTTTCTTTGATTTTTTCCTACTTTCGGCGCAGTCCATAAATTATGATTAGGGGTAACGCATAAATTCACTTGTTTTGTTTCAAGCAAATACATTTCGCCATCAAACTTGTCTTTAAAATTATAATCTTTGTAATCGTATTCCATAATTTCTGTTGGATATTGAAAATCCAATGTGTCACCTCCTTGTGTAAAACCTTTTTTCGACCTGATGCCCCGAAGCGTTTTCCCGCCGGGAGGCACAACCTCTCCTCCGATCAGCGTGGCAACCTTATGCTTCATCGTCAAATCCTTAAAAAAGACCCATCCCTTATCAGTCAGCACCTCTGTCTGATCATCATAACAAGCGAACTTATCTCCAATTCCCGGAATCCTCTCCGTCCTGATCCTAATCTTAATAATCGGATAATTATCGTTATTAACTCCAACGATAACCTTATCAATCACTCCAGGAACCAACGACTTAAAAGCAATTGAATTATCCTTCAAAGGTTTCTCATCCGAATTATCTTGTGTAATAGTAACAGGAATCACCATACCAATAATAATATCATTGTTCTCAATCACCGTCTCAACTGGGACGTAACCTTCTTCAGTAAGCTTCTCATAATTAGCATCTTTCAATCCATTAACCTTCTCTCTCGTTGGCTTCATAAATTGCTCATTCTGTGCAGATGCAGGATTCTTCTTAACAGTACCTCCAGTTTTAGACAAACTTTGCGCTCTGAACAATCCTTTCTCAATTGCTGACTTGTCCATCAACATCGAATCCTCTTGATTGTATCCGGTGTACGACATAATTGCAACAATGATGTTCTCGCCAGCAGGAAATACGCCCGAATTGGTATATTTTCTTGCTTTCGACGCAGCGATCGGTACTTGCGAATGATACAATATGTAACTGATATCAATCCTATCCCGATAATCAGACTTATAAAGACCCATAGCTTGCTTAGCCTGATTGTAATGGAAATGTCCTCTTGTACCTGGATCGTGGTTCGGAAAGATCATATTCGACGACATCACTCCCAAAATCATCGACGGATGTATTTCACAGTGAGTGTATCTGACAAAAACATTATCATCATATCGATTTGTCTTATTTATGTAATTGATCTCTGCAGGATTACTTAACGGTGCTTTCCTCATCAAATCATGATTAGATCTAATAAAATGCGGAAATGTTGCTAACATCATGTTCTGCTGCTCTTCAATGTCCAAAAACTCGATGACATACGGATATTTCGCCATAAATTCATCCCAAGTTTTAATCCCTTTCAACATCTCTGGTTTGAAATTTAAGACATTATCCTTAGAAACTGTTAAGAGTGGTCGCAACATTCGCCCGCCTTCAGTATGAATGTTATAATCCTTCGATGAAAAATTAAGAATCAAACTAGTTGTCTTTTCGATCTCGCCTCTAAATCGCAACTCTCGTAGTCCATTATGAATCTTAATGATGTCATCTGTCAATCCAACGTAATTACCATTAAACCAAATGGTCGTATAATTATGTTGCTTAGAGTATTCAACAGCTTCCATCTTAATAAATTTACCTGCAAGATATTTTTTGATAATGGATTCTTGCGATACAATTGTTAGAGATACGTTATTAGTCATGGCAAAATTTTTGATGATACCTACTTTATGACCTTCTGGAGTCTCCAACGGACACATCACTCCATATTGTGTCATGTGTAAATGACGCGGACTTGTCAATTTATTAGTTGATGTATCAATAGTTGGTGTAATAACTTTTCTCAAAAAGGCCAAAGAATGTAAGTAATTCAATCTACTTAACATTTGCGCTAAACCCTTTCTAGTACCAAATGTACCTGTCGACAAAGCTTGACGTAATCCTTGTTCAATTGTATTCGGCTTGATATGCATCACGATATTCGGCGGTTTGCTGTCATCGATGTTATTTTTAGTTCTAAAGATCTTGGCATAATCATTTAACATTTTCTTGAAATATTGTTCAAATAATCCACCTAATAACATTCCGGGTAATTCTATCAATTTGTTGATCATGGAATCTCGATCGTCGCATCCCCTGTGTTCTTCAACTTCCTTGTTTTCATTGATAGTACACTTTAGCAACTTGTAGATCATCTTACTAATGTAGAAAGCTTTGTACAACATATTCATGTCCGGATCGTCAGTGCCAGATGTAACATGAGGCAGTATGAATTGCGATAAGATTTTAACGAGATGTTTCTTCTTTTGCTGAGCCCGTACTTCTGGATTGGTTTCAGAATAGGTCTTTGTAGATTTAATATTCGCCGTCATCAACTCCATCGCTTCCTCTCTAGAAATTGTCGGATTATTTTGCATGTTCATAGCAATCGACAGCTTATTCAAAAGAGCTTTGTCACGATTAGTATCCAAAATAACATTGACGATATCTGCATCTGTTTCTAAACCTAACGCACGCAACATTACGAATATTGGAATTTCTTTAAAGTGCGCGATTGACAAAATAATGGATCCATCTTTCTTCATCTTAATCGTAAAAATTTGTGTATTACCAACAAATTGAGTATACGGTCTTGATCTAACTTGAACGTAATATGTCAAAACATTTTGCTCCTTCTTGGTAAATACTAAGATCTTACGCAACACTGCTTCTTCAATCGATGATATAACTTTCTCGCTACCGTTTATTATAAAATATCCGCCAGTATCATACTTGCAATGTTTTCTGGATAAATCTGGTTTCAAAGTCAAATTACACGTCTTACTCTTGATCATTACAGGAATCTTTGCAAACGGAACATCTTTTTCTGGTACTCCAATAATCTTTCGGGTAACGTCACCGGTTTCCATGTCAGTAATTATTTGCCATTGCGTGACTGTCGCCGTATGAATCGCCATATATGACAAATTTTTCTGAATGGCATCAATTGGGAACATCAATCCTTCATCATTGTCCAACATTGGTGGTTTGATTCCTAAATCCTCAAATTCTAAAGTGTATTTGACCGTCTTGGTTTCACCAATCTTTTCAGAAATGACATTTTCTTGTCCTTGAACAATGTTAGGAATCACTTCTTCGATCAACTGATCGTATGAATCTATTTGATGTTTAACGAGCACTTGACTGCTTTTTTCAAAGTATAAATCTAACAATCCAAAGAAAGGCTCTGGATCATATTTATTATCGATATTATCGGTTGTAACACTGCCAGTTTTCTTCTTACTCATGGAATGATTGTTATTAATTATATAATAAATCTTTATAATATAATTAATCCTGTCAATTTTTTTTGATTTTTATAATTTGGAGGTCATCTTAGGCATATTTCGAACCATGCCTATTCTAGGACCATCCGGTGTTTCTAACGGACAAATACTGCCATAAAAACTCGGATGGACATGTCGTGGAGCTGTCAATTTGCGAGTAGAAACATCTTTTGGTGCTGATATCGTTCGCAAAACTGCTACCGGATCAAGTTCGTTGCGCTTTATTAAAGAATTCATACATTGTGATCTATCATATCGAATGATTATCAAACGAATAAAAATATCATTTTTTTTTATTCATATCCTTCATCATCTGCATCATTAATTCTAATTGTTTATCATCAAGATTTGCTGGATCCATTTTATCAGGTGGAAATGCTGTCATAAATTTCTTTAAATTATCCCCTTGCATCATTGTCTCCATCATTTTGTTCATATTTGGCGGCTGCGATTTAGTGCTCATTTGCATTTGTTTGTTGCGATTACCTCGAGCAGCTTTTTTTGCAGCTATCTTCTTTCGTAACATTTGTCTGTTTTCTTCTGGGGACAGTACTTTAGGAGGTTCAATCGGCACGGCTGCTGGGGATGTGTCTTCATCTTCATCTGATAAGTTGTCGATTTCCGAATCCAATACCATTTTTTCGAATTTATCAGTCATGTCTGTATTTACTTTATAACTATTATTAACGTTTTGAAACGGATCACCACTGATTGTTGATTCAATCAAACTAAAAAAGTATGGTTGCAAATATTCTTGCATAAACATATCTTTTGTTACAGCATACTTCTTATCTAATCTGGCAATTACCTTTTTAGATTTTAGATTATCGCTGAGGTCAGCGTTCACTGTTAATAATTTATCAATGACGACAGTACCGTATACTTGAACATAATTTTTAAAGACATATTTTACATGTTCGCAAATTCTAGTCCATAAATTTGCGGAGACGATGTACAAATCATAATAATTATTCAAACCTGTTAATATTTGTTGTCCTAACGTGTATTTACCCATCCAATCCATTACTCCTTCTTGCGCCATTTGAACAAATCCGCCCATCACTAAAAATGAGAATAAAAATAGATTGACAATTGTATTAAAAAAACCAAAGTAGAAAAAACAGTTGTACATTATTGCTAAAGTACTCCATACTGTATTGCATGTCAGCGAAATGAATAATAAATGACTGATGAACTTGCCAGTTTCCTTCATTTTGTCAGATAATGTACTTGAAATGCTCGCTAAGCCCATCAAAAACATTGCCATCATGGTTGTTGTAACATAGTACATATCATACGGCAGACTAAATAAGTAGTAGCAAAATACCATCAAAGTATACAAAATGATGATTGTTGAGGCACTTGTTTGATTTATCATATATATTAAAGTAATGTATATGATAAATTTTATATATCTATTACATCCCACAAAATGGGAGTTTTATCGACTGATAAAAGGTATTTGTTTGCTTCCCCAAAATGATCAGTTTCTTGGAACGATGGATGCGCTACATATCCTTGGTCCGGACGCCATCCATTCACCGTTATCGTGTATGAATACGGTGAAGGATGGGAGCTATATATCACTTTATGTTTTTTATGATCTATATTGCAACATAATCCGTGCGCAGGCTTTCCCCATGCTAATATGGCTACATTTTTGCAATTCTCGTTGATGTATTCTATTAATTGTTCAGTAAAATCTGGCCATATCTCTTTGTGTTCAAATGATTTCTTCCAGATAGTTGTGAAAGCGCTGTTAATCATCAAACATCCTTGCATAACCCATCCAATTAAGCATCCTTCATGGGGCATTTCCTTAAGATGACCAAATTTTACCAGATTGGCATAGATGTTGTATAATGATGGTGGGCGAGGATAACCATACGGAACAGAAAAACTGAGTCCCATTGCTTCGGGAATATTTATACCATCAAATTCTTTCATGTTAATGTATGGATCTTGGCCCAATATGATAACTTTGATTTTTTTAGGCGACACAACATTGAAAGAGTTGAAAATCAATTCAGGATATGGTACAAATTTTTTATTGGTAAGGAAACGTTTGGTCAGTTTTTCCTCTATTTCGGTCTGAATTTCTTTAGTCTTATCAAAAAATTCACCCCAATCCTCATTTATACACAGTCCATCAAGCTTAATTTTGCCATCGGGAAAATACTCTTGCCAGTCCTTAAACTTATAATTATGGACATTGATCAATAAATAATTGAGATAATGTCTTTTTTCGCTCATGGTGATGATAATTAGATAACCATAATATTTTATATGAATACTATCTATCAATTTTTTTAATATGATTAAGATAACCATATTAAAAATTAACCGTTGATTTTGAAGACACGAATGATATGATCAGTTGCATCATTATCGACAAGTGCTTCGATATATGGCACTATTTTACCATATATTTTTGTGATAGTAACTTCTGATGTTCTTGATAATTTAGATATATCCTTCTTATCGATATTCAGATTTTGATAGTCTACCATCGCTAAAATAGAACTCGCAGCAACAGATTGTGCATTATGATCCGTAGCTATCTTCATTCTGCAACAATTCGTAGATATTCGGACTGCCATATTGGTATCTTTTTCGGTGATCTTAAGTTTTTTACAATGAAACCGAACATAATCTTCAGGGGAACAGACATGTAGACGATCGAATAATATCAAATCATTCTCCATACATTTCTTCCTCAATTTATCAAGAGTGTTCTTACCTTTCGTCATTTTTTTGGCATCTAACCCAAACATCCCTGCGATCTCTTCATTGCTACGGGGTTCTTTATTCGTCTCACACGCTTTACTTACGCAAACTGCCATGATACTAATTCGATTCTCACCTCTAACGATCATTGCTGCTCCTTTATTTTTCCCATCATTATGTCGTGCATCGCTTACTTTTTTATACATAATTCTGGCAGTATGAATGATATCTGTTGAAATACCGTTTGACGCACAAATTTGAGTGATGTAGTCGAACTCTTTTGTTAAATTTCGCTCTTTATAAACTGTCGTATTCCATTTTTGTTTCCTCTTTAATCTACTATTACCGCACCTGGACATGATAGTTCCCTGCGAAGATTGGGGAAAGAAAAAATTAGACGGACAGCCACAGCGATTGACATTATCATTACGACTATCATCATTATTATATTGTCGCCATTCTGGATTGTGATCTAACAACTCTTCATTTTCCATGCCACATTTATTACAAACTCGAACGCTCCTTGCAACATCTTCCAAAAAAGTATCACGCCCCCCACAACCCTTACATACGTTTCCCATCTCCTGATTAAGAGATGTTGTATCAGACGTTGTAGTTTCTGATTTTAATTCGTTCAATATTTTCCAGATATCAACTGGTGAAGCAGTACTTTTGCATTCAGATAAACTAGAATTTTCAGTTTCATTATCTGATGAGTTTTCAAATAATGAACCAGATTTTTTGATCGGATCGTTATTGACAAGTAGTACATTGGGAAAATTATCTGCTGTCAGTTCTTGTTCTACTTTATATGTGTATAAGTATCGTTTGAGAAAATATGTGTTATCACTTCTATCAACAATTGAAAATATTTCTTCATCTTCTAAGAGGCATTCGTGATCTATGGAGGTATCGAACATGATATGAATTTTTAGATATGCATCTAAAATATCTATGGTTTTTATCCATTCGTCAGCGATATTTTTTGATAGCTTGGGCACCAAAAAAATATCATCAAGTTCTTCCTCCAAAAACTGATACGATGTTGCCATCTACCCTTAAGTAGTGAATAAAATAAGGATTATTTATTTATATCATTTTTATTCGCATAATGTAATTTTAAATCAATTTTTATATATTGACAACAACTTCAGATAAATTATCATCCTGTGGAGTAGGTTTTATAGATGATTTTTTGAATCTTTTTGGTGTGGGTAAGCGGCTATTAGATTTGATTTCCATCGATTCAGTAGGTTTTGGAGGATTAGATGGGGATGCACCGTCTGTTCTTGTTATTTGAGATTTCTTGATCGGATTTTCATCTTTTTTACCGTCAGGCTTGTTCTTCAGTTCGATGGTACTATTGCGGCGCGTAAAACGTTCTGTTGGCAATGCTGCTGGTACCGCATTACGAATATTACGAATATTATCAATAAACTTCTCTGTTATGATATTTCGTTCCAATTCACCGTCATGCAAATCGAATTGGTCAGCATCCGTATTATCCACAATGTCCGAGATGATATGTTTGTTGTCCGAATTACGTGCAAATTTATGATAAACTGATACAGGAATAGGATATCTTGAGTACGTTTTCAATAATTTTTTATAATCAGACTGAATTGCGTTGATCACTGTAAATGGGTTAGCGCGTATGTGTCTAGGGAAACTTAATAATGTTTTGAGATCATCTGCGAATTCAGAGAAGGCTACGGCAGCATCCCGACTCCCTTGTGCGATCGCGTCATACGCAAAACTAGAATGTACGTACGTCAATATTGAGACGGTAGCAGTAACGCATGCGCTAGTGATGCTAAATATCCCCGCGTTATTGATTAAACCTCCGTCATTCGTACAATTACAGATACTTGGGGTTGTGCTCTGAATAATCGTCGCAAAAACAGTTTGCATCACGATAGATATTGCTGTCAAAACTATCAATGGATATTTTATCAGATTATTATAAAACATGTATACGAAATAGGTGTCATTGTATAACGTTTTGTATCCTATTGCTTTTTGAATATATTTGTTAACTGTTTTTTCATCCATCCTGGACCATTTTATCGAGTCAGACGATGCATCAACATTAACATATTTCATTAGCAAGTTAGCGTTATCATCGTCCCCTCCATTTGTTTCAAAAGGTTCGATCAATTCAATTTCAAAATTTTCATCCAATGGAGGGATAATAAATTTTTTAGTATTTTTATTATTCCCTACACTATTTCTCTTGGAATTATTATTTGATTGCATTTGTATTACTCTATATATATAAAATAATTAATTTTGTACTCATTACTTATTTTATATTTTACTTATGATTGTGATGTTCTTTGATGACATTCTTACAAAAATCGTGTGAAGATACTCCTAATATTACATATGGATCCGATACAATATCTATAATATGATTGACTACCTTTATTTCGAACGTGTCATCAAATAAAGCTGGGTCTTTTTTTTTAATCATATCGTAATCCTCAACGTTCTCCGAACAAATATATACCCGTTTGATTCCTGCTTTCTTGGCTCCGATCAATTTAGTGGCCAATCCGCCGATCTTATTTATCTTACCAGTCAAATCAATTTCTCCTGTCATAGCAACATAGCGGTTTATTTTTTTCCCCAATAACAATGACACAAATGCGGTCGTGAACGCGCACCCTGCAGATGGCCCATCCTTGGGCGTACCTCCATCAAGCGTGTGAATATGGAAACCGTTCGAATAATCTTTAATGGCATCCTTTTTGCTGATAATATTCAACGCAACGGTCAATGCACACTGCACTGATTCTTTCATTACCTTCTTTTGATTACCAGTAAGTTTAAGCTTAAAATTTGTGACACGGATATCATTAACGTGATTTTTATATATTTGTATTGGTACAATTCCACCTATCCCAATCGTTGACGCATATAGGCCGTTTATTACGCCAACTAGATCATTTTTGTGCACCTCTTCTATAACCGTAGATGGTTTGTCCAAATAATTATGCACTATGTCAACATCGATGTCCAATGTACCAACAAAATCAAAATTAAAAATTCTATCAATATTTTTTGAATCCAATAACAATTCCAATTTGTTATTAAGGTCTGATAATTTATGCTTGTCGTTATGTAACTCAACATATTTGGCGTACATTAATGTCATAAATGGACCTCGCATGTAATATCGATCAATATTTAATTTGAGCAATATTTTCTCAATGTTGCGCTTCAATTCACGGATACCTGCTTCATTGGTATATTTATCAATAATGTACTTAATAATCGTATCTGAAAATAAAATCTTGTCTTGTGGAAATCCAAATTCCTCGACTAGTTCTTTGATAATATGTTTTTTTGTAATCTCTATTTTTTCGTTGACAGAATAGGCTGCGAATTTTATTTCCTTAATACGATCCAATAGGATAGGATCAAGTAATTCAGAATTATTGTATGCAAATATTAATAGTACTCCGCTCAAATCAAAATCCATTGCAGAAGAATAAAATCTGTCTTGAAAATGTTGGTTCATATTAGGATCTGTAATATGGATTAATGTGTTAAAAATTTCATTCGTATCATTATTTTTAGATACCTTATCAACTTCATCGAAGAACATCATAGATCGCCATTTACCAGCTTTGATCATTTGTTTGACGATCATCCCACACTGGGCATTCGCATACGTGAAATTGTGACCTATTAAATCTGATGAATCCTTAATACCCCCTAATCCTACCATAGTAAATGGTATATCTAGAGCGTGACTGATGCTTTTGGCTAATAATGTTTTACCAACTCCTGGTGGCCCGACTAATCCTAATACTTGTCCATGCGATCCTGGTTTTTGGATCCATTTTCCAACTAATTCTATCAATGTCTTCTTACTGTGCTCATGTCCGTATACTGACAAATCTAACTTTTTTTCAACGCCACTCAAATAGTTCCTTGATTTTAACATCGAATCACGGATATCATCATATTCGTTTTTGAAATTTCGAGGTTTCCAAGGAAATTGCATCAAATTATTTATGGCTGTTTGGAGTTTGTAGTTGTTTTCTCCAGATTTGATCTCTTGTGTTTTTTCAATGATATATGCTTTGACAATCTCTGGCATATCTACCATAATTACTAATTTTTTTTCTATCGGGATGTTTTCTATCGTCAAAGTTTTTAGCCTATTCAATTCTTTTTTCATGTCAGCCGTAACCAACGTTAACTTATTTTGCGCATTGAATGACAAGTGATTATATATGATATCGCGTAAAAGAGAATATTGATTTTTTTTATCTTGCAACGAATCAAATAGTAGCGTTGCAATATGCACCATCTTTTCATCGCCCATCAGTAAAACATTGATAATTCGGTACATATTTTTGACGTCACTTTGTAAAAACAGTTTTATGATATTATTTGGCCCTTTTGTTGTGAGCGAGGAATACAAATCATATATTTTTTTGATCATAACAGCATTTTTTGCAGGACTGTTGATGTAGTATATGTAACTATTAGTTATTTTGGTATACTGCGAAAAAAAAAATGAATCTATTTCAGGATAGTTTTGCTTTACCAATTGCTCAAATTCTCGTTTATTACGAAAGAGATATTTTGAATGAATTTGCGATGTTCTGATATACGTATTCAGTGAATCTGTCTCAACATATCCCATAAATACAATCTGCATCGAAGAGCCATTATGAGTGAAATACAACGTGATAGTGCATATGTTGTCTATCAATTTATCGTAGTTATTATTTGCCTTTTTAATCACAATTATATCGTCATCCGTAGATTTTTTACATAGCGAAATGTTGATCGGTACAAATACATCATCATATATGCCGATGACCTCATTATTTTTTTTACTGAAGAGATAATAATACTGTTCGTTCAAATACAACCTGAAAAAGGAGTTCATCGATGAGTATCCATACATCTTTGCCAATGATACGAGTTTCTCTTGAACTTCGTGGAATGGATTCGTTTTTTTCCCACCTGTATCAATTGCAAACATATGATCAAAGACTTTTTTTTTGACGAACATATCATCAAGAGGTTTAGTAAGAGTGTTCGTTTCTTTTTCTTTGTAGTTCTTGATTAGGTGATTATTAAAGATTTTGATCATGTTTTTGATCATCAAGTTTAACTCTTGCAGGATGACGTTACGATCATGAACGTTAATTATTCCATTTGTATGAAGGGTTATGATATGTTTTTCGAAATCCACGACATGATCAGTATATTTTTTGTGCAAGAAGATGAGGTATTGGTTGTCATTATCTTCATTCAATTGCGAAATTCCTAATGATCCGATGTTTAGATTATTTTCATCTTGAATGGTTATGTGAGGAATAAAAGTATCACAATTTTGATGTTGATATTCATTTTCTGTCATTTAATTTATATTGATACTTTTTTTTCAAAGATACTATACCAAGGAAGTACGTCCATTTTTAGAGAGTAGTGCATAATGTAACCATAATAAATATTTGAGTACATAATGCTCTCAATATCTATTTTTGATGATTTTTTAGATCTGGGAAGGCCTTTTTTTGGTATTAACTATAAAAAAACATGGTTCGCTGATATTCGTGAAAATGATATAAAAAAAATATATCACTATAATATAGATCACATAGAATGTCAAAGAACGCAAAGACCGCAAAAGGAAAGAAAGAAGTCGAAGATGTTGAAGAACCAGAAGTCAATGTTGAAGATATGGATCTTAAGAAGAAAGCCAAGAAACCAGCTGCTAAGAAACCAGCAACCAAGAAACCAGCTGCTAAACCAAAAGCTAAGAAATCTGCAGGTAGTAAAACTGCTAAACCAAAAGCTAAGACATCAGGTAAAGTCTCTAAAAGTGGAGATAAAGTTAGATACTTTAAACGTATCGATGCTAAGAACCTTACATCCCATGGTAGATACACTGGTGTTACACCAAAACAAGCTGCCAGTAAAGGATTTACTAAGATGGTTCAAGAATACAAAAAGAAAGGAAGAGCAGTTCCTCCAAGTCTTACCATCTTTCTCCGTGAATCAACTAGAGGAAGCACTGGAAAGGTTTATGGATACACTGCTGAACGACTCAAGCTTGATTCACCACAAGAATTAGAGATTGTTGATAAAGTATCTGGTGATACCAAGAAAATCACTTATGAATACAGAAACAAGATCAGAAAGGGAGATATTCCAGCTCAAATTGGAGGTATGAAAAAGAAGAAGGCAGGTACCAAAGAAAAGAAAGCAAAGAAATCAACCAAGACTGGTAAAACAGCTGCTAAGAAACCAAAGGCATCTGGATCTAAATCTGCTAAACCAAAAGCAAAGGCATCTGGATCCAAAACTGCTAAACCAAAAGCTAAGACTGCAGCAAAAAAAACTGGCAAGGCTAAAAAATAAAGAAATTAATGTTTAATTAGTATAAAATATTAATTTCTTTGGATATAATAGGAATATGACAACGTTTGTGATTTCAGACATAGAAATAGACAAATTTATGAAAGGCAATTTACCAAAAATCCCTGAAAATACCATAATTACGATAGATTCACAAAAACTGAACGAATTCATGGAACAAGTCAGAAAAAATTTTGGTTCAATATCGCAAGATCAATTTAATTGGATTCAAGATATTATTCCCAAATTAGATGAAAAAACGCGCGTCGATGGTCACTCTCTCGTTGACCATATCTCTAACATGTTCAGAAGTGGATTTAAACACGAACAGAGGAATGATTTAATTTGTCATTTGCGTAAAGATAGTGTCAAACAATTCTATGGCATCGAATGTTTTGGCGGAGATGCTATCAAACAAATGAATCCAGACGTTTTTCGAGGTATGACCACAAAACAAATTTCTAGTTTATTGCAGTCCTCTTCTGTTAAATTTTTAACGGATGAGCAAAAGAACGTTATCATCGGTAACAGCACGATCAACGACGAATTGAAAAAGAAATTAAACCCATCCACATCTATTGTTACTCCGTTACCTTCTGAAGCCCCTGTAGTTTTGAATTTTGACAAAAATCCTGTTATTGTAGAAACTTCTTCCGAAAAATCAGATCAACAAGGAGGTATCTTTTCGCCACCAAGCCCAAGATTATATAAATCCAGAAATGTATTACCACCAATATTTGAAAATCCAAAAAATAGTAATGTGTCTGCTAAAGATAATATTTTGTCACTCAGTTTATCATCACCTAAAACTATCGGTAAAACATTATCATCCACACGATCCGAAAAATCATCTAAACGCAAAGTAAATTACGTTATCCGAAAAAAAGAGGGTGATATGGATGAAATGAGTCTTTATTTTAAAACTCCTAAAGGCGGGCAAGATGACGAAGAGGAATTAGCAACAGATACTGAAAATAATTTGATCGAGAAAATAAGCAACCATGTTAAATTAATGGAATCGATAAAAGATATTTCCTTCCCACTTGAGAATGATAACTTGGATGTTGATGGAGTAGAAATTTCAGCCGATTGCTTTGCCCATTTCTTTATGGGAACTACAGACGACGTAGCAGAAAGATGCGGTGATGCACATGAAAAGATATCAAACTACTATGATGGTGAGAATTTAGATGTCCCTGCGATGTTTGATACTAATAACGAAGATAGATCTTTGACAGATTCATTGTCGAGAGCCAAAGAGATATATTCTTTCATTGTTGCCGTTGCTAAAAAAACTACAGAAGAAGAGTTCCGTAACGCTAACGTCGATATAAAACATATTGTTCTCAAACGTCTGGAAGATATGATTATCGAGTACTTCAACTTTACACACAAACTTATGCAAAAACATAAAGTCATTGATGCTAAAATCGTAAATGCAGCAGAAGATATGTTATATTTGTACACTAACGTCATCCAATATCATACGAATGTTGGCAAAGATTTAGGTACTTTGAATAAGACATATGCGGATTTAGTTTCTGTCGTCAACAACAACATCGAATTATATAATGGATTACAGCAAGGTATTATCGTTGGTAGTGAAAATGTTAATTTGACTTCGGATATGTCTGCAACCGTTGAATCGTTGATCGGCAGAATGACAGAATTGAAAGAACAACAAGATTTGTTAAACCAAAATATTAAATTGATCAACAACGAAACTGTACGGGCTAGCCAAAATGCATCCGATACAATGAAGACATTTGTAGCTTCTTTGCAATAAATGATCTTGGAAAACAAAAATCTTAATATAATATATAATAAATGTCGGCGGCCAATACAAAAAAAAGTAAACATGATATCTTGCGTCAAAATTTAAACGATTTGAATAACATTTCAGAACGTTTGCTGGAAGATGTGAAGACAAGAAATTCGATTTTGCAGAAAGGCTTAGATCAAAGCCAAAATAGTGCTAACATTGTTACTAATTTGAAAGGTGGATCTAAAAAATGATAGTATAATTATTTTATTATGATAAGATAATTATAAAAATGCATACTAGTTGGGAGTTCGTCAAGAATCCAAACACCGAATATTATCGAACAATGCGAATAATTAATGATTTGATTTGTCAGCTAAACTATTTGTCTGACAAAATTCATCGCGAACCAAATGCTACACATATTCTTAATAACATATGGTTAGGAAATATGGAAGCTGCATGTGATTTTAATTTTGTGACCAAGAATAAAATTATGGATATTATGAACGTGACACCAGACGGATTTGATAATTTTGGTTTTATCACTTATCATCGATACCCAATAAAAGATGAAAATATCAATAAAAATTTGGCACATCGCGCGTTAGATACCGGCGCAGCTATCATACATAAATGTGTGCGTGAAAATAGACCCATACTAATACACTGTAAACGCGGTCACCATCGTTCGGCAACTATAATTATGTACTATCTGATGAAATACTTATCGTTTGATTTATCACAAGCAATTATATTCATCAAAAGAAAGAGACCCAAGTCATTTCGCCGCGTTACTCATTTTTTACAATTTCTTGTTCAAAAGTAATATGTTGTAGACAGTCAGATAATTTATTTTTTGATTCTTCTATTTTTTCAATTTGTTCATCAGTCAAAGATTCCAATTTATTGTGTAAATGCCAATAAACGATGAATAGGCACTGATTTAGTATTTTATCTTTGCGCTTATTCAAACTATCAATATTTATGTTTTTTATCTCGAACGAAATAAGCAGTTTCTCGATAGATAATATTTCTTCGCTGATTTTGTTGACATGCTCAAAAGACAAAACATCAAATTTTTTTCGAGAATCTTCATCTAACAAATCTAAAATATCGATAACATTTGATATTTTATTTGATAATTGATCCATAATATATATAGGTACGGAAAATAATTAAAATAATTATAACATAATTATTTTAACTAAACAATGAATTTGTTAATATCTAATTTTAATAAAACATCTGTTTTTTTGGGTGTTGCAGGTTTGCGACGCGTGATCTTATCAGGAAGATTATTGATCATCAAGCTGATGTTCTCTTTGATTTTGTTATTCTCTGGAACAGGATAGGATATTTCATCTGACTCTTCTGATGACTCTTCCACCGGCAAATCTTTGATCTTTGACATCCCATGATGCAAATTATTACACATCTCATTAATCAGATCTAATTTCGACTTGTACACTTCTGGAGACTCATTTTGATGCGAAATTGTCCAGATCATCGTATCATTGATGAGTTGAGTCAATTTGTCTGTATTCGATGAACCCAATGAAAAATAATTGTTTCTGATAGACATATTCAACGTTAAACATGTTAGTTGTAGTTCATCCCTAACAGTGAAATTCTCATTTTTCTCAAACATATCTTGAGATGACTCATACTTGGCCATCATCTCTTCGGTTGTTTTATTTATCTCATTAATCTTGGCTACAAATTCGATACTCGTCTGTGCACTTGTTGTATACAGCCAAATATTAACTGAACTGATATAATCCGACATCATCACAATGTCCTCCTCTCTAAATTTGCTCACAGGATTGTTTATGACGCTTACGATATTTTTTCCCAAATCAAAAATCGTTTTCTTGAGAGCTTTGATTTCTTCTTTGTCAAATTGTGATGGATCGTCAGGTATCGTAATTTTTTCATATTGTTGCAATCCTTCATTATCATCATCATCCCCATGAATTTCCGCAACGTTAGATTCAATGTTTTTTTCAGTGAATTGGTCCTTATTCTTATCTGAATGGGCCATCAATGGAGAGTACAAATTCTTCAACCGCGACAATCTTTTTTCTAATTCATCAATTAATAAGTCTTCAAATTTCGTTTCTGCTAACCATTTAAGATGATTTGATGTGTCCATCTTTATCTTTTTCTTGTCCGTACGTGTGAGATTAAAACTGACATCTGCAACATTGCAAGCTACACTGTTACATAAACTTTGTATTTCATCAATCAAGCCTATTTTTGTAGAATACATCATATCGATCTGTTCATTCTTTTCCGCATCTTCGATTAAATTTTCAATATCGTTCTTCGATAATCTGCCCTTCGCTCCCCATGTCGAGGTAATTTGGATAGAATTTTGCACACCAGATTTCTTTTCATTAGCAGTCACATGCAATATGCCATTGATATCCACTTGAAACGTTATTTTGATGACAGGATGTCCTCGCGGTGCTTTCTTGAATCCACAAAGATCAAATGTACCAACATGAAAATTATTCTTCGTCAGCCTTCTTTCTCCCTCAAAAATCTTAATAGTTACTTCATCTTGATCATCTTCATCAGTTGAAAATGTTTTTATTTTTTTAGTTGGGATAACAGTGTTTCTGGGAATAATTACCGTCATTCTTTTTTTAAGAGTTTCAACGCCAAGTGATAGTGGGATGATATCCAGAAGTACCAAATTTTCTGAAAAAGGATCCTCTTGGTGTGTCATGATATAACCATATATACTAGCGCCAGCAGATACAACTTCATCTGGATTCATTGAAGTAGTAACACTAGTAATACTCGTGCCACTAAAAAAATTTAAAATGAGACTTTGAATTTTAGGAATACGAGTAGAACCACCAACCATGACGATATCATCAATATCATTTTTTGTCAATTCAGCACTTTTCAACACATCATCGAGAGGTTTCATACACATAATAAATAAGTCATTACAAACTGTTTCTAGTGTATTCCTGGTTAATATATGATACAATTTGTGTCCATTATAGAAATCATCGATACAAATAACTGTCTTGTCAGTAGAAGACAATATTTTTTTCCCGTTTTCGACAGCATTTTTAAGTTTGATTTGTGACAATTTGCTAATTCTAAGTTCTCTGATTTTGTGCTGCTTCTTGAACTCGAACATCAAATGATTCATAACCACGTAATCGATGTCCTCTCCGCCTAAATGAGTATTACCGCCGACAGCTAGCGTTCTGAAGACACCATTTTTAACATTTATCAACGACACGTCAAGAGTTCCTGCGCCAAAATCATACATAATTATGTTACCTCCATTCGCATTATTTTTCCAGGTTCTATTTCCCAATCCATATGCTAACGCCGCAGCAGTTGGTTCGTTTATTACCTTAATGATCTCCAAGCCTGCAATTTTAGCAGCATCGAGAGTTGCTTGACGTTGGGAATCATTGAAGTATGCGGGGACAGTGATGACTGCTTTGAGATTATTTTTAGTTTTAGCATCCAATTTTAAATAATCTGCCGCGGTATTTTTAATGAAGGTCAATATGTAGGAGCAAATTTCTTCTGGTCGGTAGATCATTTTTTGAGATAGTGTGATATCAGATTTGTCGAGTTGTACTTGCACGTTATGATGACTTGATTGATCATCTATGATTTCGTAAGAGACTAGCGATTGGGTTTGTTCGATAACTGGATCAGTAAAACGTCTACCAATGATTCGTTTGACGTCGTAGATCGTGTTAGCCGGGCTAACTTCTTTGAGTGACAGCGCATTATGACCGACCAATTTGGCAGATCGGTAGAAGGAAACTACGCTTGGGATAGTGCGGTTTCCAAAATTGTCGGTGATAATTTCGAATTTTTTGTTTCTCCAAACACTGATGCATGAAAATCTGGTTCCTAAATCTATGCCTAAAACGGGAATATCAATTTTGTCTTCGGATGGATCACAATCGAACATTTTTTGAATTATATCATATCTATATATATTATAATCGCTTTTCGAACGTGCATGTATCTATCTAATAAATTTGGTATTAAAAAATAAAAAATAAAATAACAAGAGTTTGCCGGTTTCTTCGGTTATTAGGCGTGCAAGTCAGCTGCTGTGATAATTAGGACGATAATAATGGAAACAAAATGTTGCGACATGATTAGGGATATATTTTTGAATATACACGCCTTATTTGGCTTTATCTTTGCGTTATATGGATTCCTGAAAACGAAAACAAATGGATTTAATTGTGAATTGTCTTAACGTTGAATAAATATTTATTCATTCAATGTTTCTAGCAAAAAAATTGCATCGCCTGGAGATTTAATCATTCAATGTTATTTGCAAGAAATTGCGTCGCCTGGAGATTTGAATGTGCAAATATTTATTCATTCAATGTTGCTGGCAAGAAATTGCATTGCCTGGAGATTTGAATGTGTAAATATTGGTTCGTTCAATGTTACTGGCAAGAGATTACGTTTGCCTGGAGATTTAATCATTCAATGTTATTTGCAAGAAATTGCATCGCCAGGAGATTTGAATGTGTAAATATTGGTTCGTTCAATGTTACTGGCAAGAAATTGCGTTGCCTGGAGATTTAATCATTCAATGTTATTTGCAAGAAATTGCATCGCCAGGAGATTTGAATGTGTAAATATTGGTTCGTTCAATGTTACTGGCAAGAGATTGCGTTGCCTGGAGATTTGAATGTGCAAATATTGGTTCGTTCAATGTTACTGGTAAGATATTGCATCGCCTGGAGGTTTGAATGTGCAAATATTTATTTATTCAATGTTACTGGCAAGAAATTTGCATTGCCAGGAGATTTGAATGTGTAATATTGAATCATTCAATGTTACCGGCAAGAATTTGCATTGCCAAGAGCTTTGAATGTACAAATATTTGTCTATTCAATGTTACTGGCAAGAGATTTGCGTTGCCAGAGTTTTGAATGTGCAAATATTGGATCATTCAATATTATCGGCAAGAATTTGCATCGCCTGGAGCTTTGAACGTGCAAATATTGGATCATTCAATGTTACCGGCAAGAATTTGCATTGCCTGGAGCTTTGAATGTACAAATATTTGTCTATTCAATGTTACTGGCAAGAGATTTGCATTGCCAGAGCTTTGAATGTACAAATATTGGATCATTCAATGTTACTGGCAAGAAATTTGCATCGCCGGGAGCTTTGAATGTACAAATATTTGTCTATTCAACGTTACTGGCAAGAGAAATGCGTTGTCTGGAGTTTTGAATATGCAAATATTTGTCTATTCAACGTTACTGGCAAGAGAATTGCATTGTCTTGAGTTTTGAATATGCAAATATTTGTCTATTCAATGTTACTGGCAAGAGAATTGCGTTGTCTGGAGATTTGAATGTACAAATATTCGTACATAAAGTTACTGGCAAGAGAATTCCCTTGAGTTTTGAACGTGCAAATATTTATCCAATGTCGCTGATGAGAGTTGCCTGGAGATTCGAATGTTCAATGTTGGTGACGAGAGAAATTACCCTGAGATTCGGACGTGCAATATCGCTGATAAGAATTGCCTGGAGATTTGAATGCGCAAATATTTATTCGTTCAATGTTACCGACGAGAGAGTTACTTAGAGATCTGACACTGCAACGTTGCTGATAAGAATTGCCAGAAGATTTGAATGTGCAAATATTTATCCATTCAACGTTGCTGGTGAAAGAATAGTCTGAAGACTCAATGTGGAAATATTTATCTATTCAACGTTACTGGCGAAAGAATTGCCGTGAGATTTGGTGCGCAAATATTTGTCTATTTAATATTGCTGGCCAGAGAGTTACTTGGAGTTTCGACGTGACGTTATTGATAAGAATTGCCTGGAGATTTGAACGCGCGCGAATATTCGTTCAACGTTGCTGGCAAAAGAGTTACTCGGAGTTTCGACAGTGCAAAGTTGCTGATAAGAATCGCCTAGAGATTTGAACTATCAAATATTGTGCATTCAAATCTCACGGCAGTTCTCTTGCCAGTAATATTGAATGATCAAATATTGGCACATTCAAATTTCACGGCAGTTCTCTTGCCAGTAACATTGAATAATCAAATATTAGTGTATTCAAATCTCACGGCAGTTCTCTTGCCAGTAATATATTGAATAATCAAATGTTGGCGCATTCAAATCTCTCGCCAGTTCTCTTGCCAGTAACATTGAATAATCAAATATTAGTGTATTCAAATCTCATGGCAGTTCTCTTGCCAGTAATATTGAATGATCAAATTTCACGGCAATTCTCTTGCCAGTAACATTGAATGATCAAATATTAGCGCATTCAAATCTCATGGCAGTTCTCTTGCCAGTAACATTGAACTATCAAATATTAGCGCATTCAAATCTCCAGGCAATTCTCTCGCCAGTAACATTGAATGATCAAATATTAGCGCATTCAAATCTCATGGCAGTTTTCTTGCCATCAACTTTGAATGATCAAATATTAGCGCATTCAAATCTTCCGGCAATTCTCTCGCCAGTAACATTGGACTATCAAATATTAGTACGTTCAATTTCCCGGCAATTCTCTTGCCAGTAACATTGGACTATCAAATATTTGCGCATTCAAATCTCTCGGCAATTCTCTTGCCAGTAACATTGAACTATCAAATATTGGCGCATTCAAATCTCATGGCAATTGTCTTGCCGGCAATACTGAACGATCAAATCTCCCGCCGTCGACATTGAATTATCAAATATTGGCACGTTCAAATTTTTAGGCAATCCTTTGCCATCAACTTTGAACGTTCAAATCCCTCAGCACTTTTTCCCACAATATCGAACAAAGAAATCTTCTGACAACACACCTTACAAATAAAATTGAAAAATAAAATAATGCGTACTTTCGTTTAAAAAAAGAGCAAATTTCCATGGGTAATCGACATTCGACACAAAAATTTACAATAACTATCTCTTCCAGAAACGTTAATTGCGATCGACGCTGCGAGGAAGGAGGATATGCCCATAAAATTTTCCCTTATTTTGCCATCAAGGACAGGATTGATCAAATTATCGACGAATCAATCAAAGATCATCCCACGATCATTTCTTACTGTGAAATAAACGCAGCGTCTCTTAATTTATTTAATCTAAAATTAGATCATAATTATCAAATATTATCTGGAGCATATGCACCGAATCAGATACCCGATCAGTCAATGTACTTTGTTACCGCATATAACCCAAGGATCTTATTCTTGATCGATAGTTACATGTTTTGGTTCACTGATTCTCCTACGATGCAACATACATCCATAACTCGAAAAAATGATACCGTATTAAAAGAAGCAAACGAGCAATTCGAGAAAGGTTCGTTAATTACCATCTTCAAGACAGAAAATGATTCTATCATAATTCATTCTGCTAATCATTTGGGTCTACGCGAAAAATATCAAATGATTTGCTCAAAAATGTTACATGCGCACTTAATTAGTTTATGCCGCAAATATAAAAAGGCACAGATCATCGTTTCTGGTGATTTTAATACATTTGATCATTTTGAAAACAGAACAGTTGCTCCCTTTATCGATCCAGAAAATCAATCAGAAAAATTCAAACAACATATTGATCCGAAAGTACCGTTGAGTTTCGTTAGCTATCCTTACGATACAGGATTAAAAACAGACGCTGAAACGTTGCAAAAACTCATCGATGAAAGTAAAGATTTTTTTGATGGAATCGTTGCGAGAAAGATGTTTGTTGATCACATTGTTAAGTTATATTCTGGCCCTATCACGGGATTATTAGATCATATTTTTACATTGGGAATTGATGACGCTGAATTCAAGATCGATAAAGGTCTGCTTGATATAAGTCCAGAAAATTTGACGACAGAATTTGTTCGTTGTGGAAAAGCTGGAATACCATTTATGGCGTCCGATCATTTACAAACATTGATCAAATTCCAAACGAAATAATATATTAAAAAAATTGATTTTTTTAATATATTACTTAAAGGTTAATTGCTAATTCTAAAAGAAGTCAATGGCATCGGATACTGAAACTATGATCTACACATCGACATTAAGCCCTGAATTTTTTATGGCGAGAAAGAACATGCCCGTAGAACCTATCAACAATCTAATTATCCCTAAAGTGATCATACCATCTAACCTTATCAAAAAAAGGAGACCAGAAATGAAAGATACAATGGCAATATATATTAGACAGTTGCTAAACAGCATCACTATTCATAATATCGATCAAGCAAAAAAACAATTGCTATTTGACATAGAGAATAAAGTGAAATCAGAAGAATCACTCATAGAGATAGCAACAGAGTTATTATCTAGTTTCATAGTGAGTCATAAAAACTTGGATAATTACATGCAAATCTTAAACGCTATTTGTTTGTCATCTTTTCGTATTACAAATCCCATAACCAACGAAGTTGTATCATCAAAATCGATTGGTAACATTTTTTTGGACAAATGTAGGAAGCTAATATTTGACAGTTTAACCGAAGAACATATTTCTGCGATAGCCGATAAATATAATTTGGATGATGAAGATGATTTTGATATATACAACAAAGAAAAAGAAAAGATTTTAAATTTAATCCTTTTATTGTGCCGTTTGTATAACCAACGCAATAGTGTCTATACAAAATTAACAGCGATTCATATTTATGGAGTGATCAGTAGGATATTGACGAATCACATAGCGGTGAACGAAAAAATGATTTTACTTGGTAATCCTTATGAAGGGGAATGTTTGGATGAAGATAAATATGAAATCTATCGCAGAACGTGCGCCATTTATGCAGAACAATTGTATGTCTTTTTTGTTACAGAAGGAAAGAATTTTAAGCAAGATTCAACAGAAGTTAGAGGGTTTAAATTACGCGATTTGATAACAACTTTTTACTTGGATGTCATTCCTAATTTATCAGAGTCACATATGCAATCAAAATGTAAATCTTTAGCGTTTGACTAATCCATTTTTTCATTGTATTCTTCTATATATTTCGTATATGTATAAAAATACGGCAAAACCAAAGTGAACAAATTATCAGTATTATTAACGATCCCTTCCTTTATTAGTTTCTTAATGGTTTCCAATATTTTATCGATCACTTTGTTTTTAGCAATAAAACCAGGAATGTAATCATCGAAATATGATTCATCTATCTTTTGCGCAATAGATCTGTGATGGTTCTTTAATATTTCAATATGTTCCATGATTAGTTTTTTCTTTGCCAACTCTATCGATTTCAGTAGCGCATAGATATTTTTGAAGATGATTGATTCGTTGACAATGTCAAATATTTCGACGTTGGTTTTCAAACATGCAAAAATTATCTTGACGAAGAAGGAGTATTTTTTTTTGAATTCTTTTGATTCTAAAATATTCGAGTTCTTTTTGGATGTTTTTTTGAAAACGGGCGAACTAAAATCAATATCATTTAAGGATATTGATGTGCTTGAATTATTATCGTTGTTATTGTAAAGATTGCAGATGCTAATTATTTGAGTTATATCCAAACAATCTTGGATGACATTCTTGTTATATTTTTCATTGAGAAGTTTAATGATTCCCGATGACATATTTGTTATTTCCATTTGTTTAAAGAATATGCTATTATTCTTTAAACAAATATATTTTTTAGTCTATCTAAATCACATTATCCTCCTTTACAACATTTATGTGCGTTACATAATAAGAGATCAGATAAAAAAGGATTACCTTCGTATTTCATATCTGTATTATTATAACAATGCCGTTTACTACATTGTTTGCAATCAATGAAACCATATCGAGGTTGTTTAGTATTACAGAATTCGCATATTCCGGATGCACAATCTTTGCATGCGTATTCTGTCTCACTTCTTGGTGCAAAAATACAATATCCTCCTGCTTCGTGCGGATAATATTCCTGGTGAATAGGAACATCTTTAGCATCACAATATGAACAATTTTCTACTAGTTCTCCTTCTTCAATGTTACCCATTTTTATCGTTGTGTTTGTATCAACGTGGCCCTCTAATATTTTATTTTTCAATTTTTCGAACAAAATATCGAACAATAGAATAAGTGAGATGTCAAGATTACAAAAACATAATATATACGATCCTATAGAATTTATCGACAAAATAGAACTGATAACGATTACTATGATCGGAACTTTTGCAACGTGGCGATTATTGAACGTTATTTATGACAATATTTACGAACCAATCATTGACAACATTATTAGTGAGAAAAAGACAGATGAATATTACACAAAGATCGGAAGGTATTATATTCAAATTGGAATTGTCATGAAGGAATTTATCAAATGGGTAGTGATGTTGATCTTTTTGATGCTGATTTTTAATATTATGAAACATCTTAATGACTAAAGATAGCAATAACAAAATATTTTTATTATTACTATTTATATGGTAAACTTTCAATATAATTATGGATATCGACGCCATAATCAATAGAATAATAGTTGAATATATCAGAATAATCGCATCCATTTTCTACTGCAAATTTTAACATTTTTAGATTTTTATTTTGCATAGCACTGATGCACGTCCTATTATCCCAAGGGCAGATTGCAGATTCGGTGGAGGGTAACTGACAAGATACACGGAAATTATTATAATTCCGCAGCCATTTCAAAATATCTAAGCTTTCGTGTGCGGCACATGCCGTATATATTGCTGCTGTGCATTTGCAATTATTTTCACGCAACCATATGACAATATGTAAATATTCATATCTAACTGCTTCGTACATGACCCATTTAGTTAACAGACTACCTCTTTCGTAAGCGTATTTTAAGATTTCCAAATCGCCAAATACCGCTGCGAGTTCGCATACACCTATCCATTTACAATTCCATGTTTCAAGAATTTTTATCATTTCCCAAAGCTCTGTTTTTGAACTTCTTTTTTTTTGAGAATAAAATCCATCAATAAAATCTCTCAGTAAAAAAACATCGAATGGACACTTTAACTCATACAAAAATTTCATCATCGGGATATCATAATTTTTTGCAGCTGTTTCAAACAAAGTTTTATCGAGAACAATACTATTTTTTGAACACAAAAATTGTAAACATTTCAAATTCCCAGTGGCAACAGCGTCGTGTGTCACACCATCTTGAAAAAAACTACCATGATCAAAAAACCATCGAAAAATTTTGAAACTCTTGCATCTCATGTATCTTATGCCTCTCATTTTTTTTTCCGATTCGTTAACATATCCATTATCAACCGCAAATTTGAAAAGTTTTGAATCGCTCATCTTAATAGCACCGTCACCTATACCTCTTAATAAATGAGGATTAATCGAATGTACATATTCAACCACGCCAGGATTCTGATTTTGCGCGACACAATGACCAATATTACATGAGCCACCATATTGCGTTATAATAAACTTTATCGTATCTATAGATCCATATTTTGCGGCACATTCAACCGTCTCATTTATCACTTTGTAACCTTTATCTACTAACCACAAAAACGCACCCATTTGATTCCCTCGTATTGCTGCGGCAGTTATATTTGAAGCAAATTTCCTCTTGTAACTATTGTATCCCCATTCTAAAATGTCAATATTTCCCATACTTGCTGCCCACCATACTACATAATGAACATAACGGGAACAGATTTTTAATTTTGAAATTTTTTCGATGACAGATAATTTTTTTTGGGTTACACATATTTTTACGATTTCACATTCGCACAAAACCAAATTATCAACAGTGACATAACAATCGGGAAGTTCGTAATCGTCATATAATAATTCTATTGTATATTTTGACAACGGATCATAAAATCTCCAATAATTTCTTTTTGTGATGAACCCAGTGTCGTCTATCATTTTTTGAAATGATAGTTCTAACTCTGACATATTATCCTTAAAAGTATTCGTTCGTTTACATAAACGAATAAACAATCTCTTACCGGATATCGGTAATGTTGCGAATAGATAATTAAGAACATCATTTACTAGCGTGTCCATTATAATTAAATGCTACAACAAATGATGCAAACTTTATGCATTTTTTACATCAATTTGTGGAGCATTATGACGATTAAAATTTCAATTTTTTCAATAGCGATAATAATAAAATATTATTATCGCTATTATGGCAACAAACTTAGAATATAACTGTGTATGTCAGAACCAAAATCACTCACATATCACATAAATTTTAGATAGAGACCTATTTTGACCCCAACCTTACAATTTTTAGGTAGGGACCTATTTTGACCCCAACCTCATAAATTTTAGGTAGACATATTTTGACACCAACCTCACAAATTTTAAGTATTATTTTACTACTTTATCGTTTCAAATAGATCATTTTTTGATAAGTTAATCTATGTGATTTAACAAGCCTCAATGATAAAGACAGATATTTAAGAAATTGAATTTGGCAACCGTATGTGATGATGACGTTAAACCGGGATTTTATTCGATAGGAAATGATGGTAAAAAAAAGAAATTATTTTTAAGAAAATTCAGGAGAAGTGTGTCGAGAGTAGAGATTTTATAAAAATAAGTGTATCTTTTTGGATCCAAAATCTAAAAAAGTGAAATAATTATAATCAATAAGACCATTCATTTAAAAAATATTTAGCAATCATATCTAGTTATCATGGGAAAAGATTTTTATAAAATATTAGAACTTAACAGAAGCGCATCTAACGAAGAAATCAAAAGAGCCTACAAAAAAATGGCACTAAAATATCATCCAGATAAAAACAAATCGCCAGAAGCTGTTGAAATGTTTCAGTTAGTCAATCAAGCGAACGAAATTTTGTCGAATTCTGAAAAGAAAGAAATGTATGATAAATTCGGTGAAGCAGGATTGGAGAATATGGACATGCGAAATCAAAATCCTTTCCCTTTCAATATGAATCCGTTTGCAAATATGCATCGTCATAATTATGTAGAAGAAATGACTCATACGGTTACGTTGACAGAAATTTTTACACAAACTCAAACATCTATCAAAATTAAACACTTAAAAAACTGTGACATTTGTGATGCTACTGGATTTACCGATAAAAAAAATCATCTGTGTAAGATGTGTAATGGTAACGGGACTATTTTTGAGACGATCAGACTATCACACAATATGGTTGGGCAGCAAACAGTTTTATGTCGTGGATGTATGGGTAGGAAAATAGATATGAACTCTGCACATATGTCTTGTCACACATGTAATGGCAGTGGTAATGTCAACGCTGTAGAATCGGTCAGGATAGATTTGTCGCCTAATTTAGTAAGAAATCCGGTTATTTTTGTGAAAGGAAAATGGAAGATGCAGAATGGTCAAGTGCCTGACTTTCAAGTTTTGATTAACATTGAATATCCAGATAATTTCTCATTGTCGGCTGATAAAAAATTATCGTATAAGCAACAGATCAGTTTGGCTGAATCATTATGCGGATTTACTAAAGTAATACATCATCCTAGCGGTAAAAAAATATTGTTAGAATCAGAACCTGGCAACATAGTTGATCCATATGTTACATATAAAATATCCAATTGGGGCTTTCAATGTGGTGAGATGAATATGAATATCCCAGCACAAGATGAAAATTATATGCATCTGGAATTTATCATCAACTATCCAGCTAATCTTACGATGGCTTTTCCAAACAATGCTAAAATGTCCTATAAAAATATAAGAATAGCGTTAGGTGGAGTAGTTGCTAACGAAACTGATGATGATGTCGCAGAAACAATAAATATCAGCAAATTGGCGATGATAGATCCACCAATACCAGAAGATAGGCCTGAATTTGCAGAACATCCGCCTGGGTGTACACAACAATAGATATGTTTAATAACCTATTAAGCATATCTTTTTTCCATAAAATTGTTATCAATAATGCGAATATCATCGTCATCTAAATCAATATAATAGTTTTGAATATTGCAGAGTTTGGGCATCGTCATGTATTTTTTAGGCAAATACATCGACATAATTTGACAGAATGTTTTGATATCATACACAAAATTATCCATAAATATGTTTATCATGATACTATATTCATCATAGTCTGCAAATGATTCTGGGATTAATATGCGAGGATCCATAAACGCAAAGATACCCTTATCGAAAATAAATTCGTTCCTCAAATAATTTTCTTTAATCTTTTGCCAATTGTTATTTTTAATGTTTACAAAATCACTTTTTGGAATGTTTTGTAATGCAGAATTTGTATAAATGTCATACCTACTGTAATTAAATATATATCGTTCAAGATCAATAAATTGCACCATCTTCCCCGCCGGCATATAAAAGTGATAATCACATCCGTTGCATTTGATCTTATAATGCCGACAATAATCAACAGTAACATATGCAATATTATCGAAATGATCATCTGTGAAAATTATCTTGCCAATATATGCTGCAACCAATTTGCCATACATATATTCAAAAAAGAATGATAAATTTATTTTTTTGACATTCAAAGATTCAATCAATTCCTTACGTTTGCGAATATTTACTTGATTCGTAATCACTTTTTTTACAACGTTAATGGCATACATATTTTTATTTTGCGCATTTACTAATTTATGATGGGTAATTGCAAGCTGACGTTGTGTGCTATTCGACATTAATTTTTTCCCAACAACATCACTCAAGTTATGAATCTTTTTATTAATTGATTTGATTTCGACCATTAAGTTACCCAATGTTCCTTCGATTTCAAGCATCACAAAACAACCATACAGGGCAGCCATTTGATTAGTGTCGTTTTGTAATACTTTTTCAAACCATTTTTTATTATTTTTGGGATTGACAGAAACACTATTGATATATTTGTATTTGATATTATTAGTCAGTCTAATGGGTAATCCTCTTGAAATATAACATCCTATCATACAACTGAACGCAGGAGTGTACTTTGATAACTTTTGTTTTCCGAAAAGTATCATCCAGGCTTCTTTAAAAAACAATGCGCATAATGGGGATTCTATGTACGTTTTGATAAATTCTTTAGTATGAAATCGATAATGATGAAATATTTGTAGCGGAAATACTTTGATGATAGTTGGGGTATCGCGTAGTGTTTTGAACAATATAGATGATGAAACGACCCCACTTTTAAAAAAAATAGCGTCATGTTTATGTTCCACGATTTTAAAATACGTAGCGAGTCTGTTACTATTGATTAGTTGTCGCAGATGTTGCATATTTTCTTCCGTAAATATTTTGTTTCCTAATGGAAAGTACGTTTTTATTGTATTTTGAATACGCGTTTCAATGTTGTTAGTTACCGATATGCGCTCTCTATCAAGAACAAAATTCTTTAGCGTATTATCATCTTCTGCTAGAGATTTATTTCTATCTGGACCAGTATTATCGATACTGATCACAAAATTAGCATACATTTGCAAGTCATAGTAATGATAGTTAATCATATCTACGATTATGTCCGCAATATACATGCAATCATTTTTTCCAATTTTAACATTCATTATATTAAGCCAATATAATAAATGTTTCATGCACCGCATCAAATATATCTTATGATGAAAAAGTTATCACGTTAGATACTATTTCGTTTGTATTTCCAATAAAATCAGTTTTGTTATAATGATTGATTCCACACTCTTTCCAAATAATGTGTGAATTATCTGTGTTGCAAATGATAATTGCATCTTTTGCTTTAAAAAAACGTAATAATGATATCATATTATATTTGTTGATAGATTGGTGATATATTATCAGTGTATTTTGATCTTCGTCTACCGCGATCACTATCATTCCAGTATCATCATCTTTTTGTTCGTCTAACAAAATGCGCCCATTTGTCATCAACCTCTCCCCCTGGATACATTGCACATTCATCCCCACCGATTTATATGATACTAAATCTGCCCCAGTCATTATTTTTATTAGACGATGATTATCGATTACTAAATATGATGCGTCTGGAATAGGTAATGCACCACGAAGAACATTAGTTCCATCCAAAGATTTGCCTGAATAATAATTTTTGGGTACTTTTGTCAATGGATCAATGTTAAAATTTCCTTCGATTATGATGCCGTGGGTGCTTAACTTATCATAAATTTCGATCATTTGAAACTTACAACAGAATAGATTTATTAATGAACGGGTCGTTGAAAAAATGTACGACACGACCATTTTTGTATTTTTATTTATTTTGAGGGGACGGTCTATGATGCATTTTCTGTAAATATTTTGCATAAATTTATTGTCAAACATTTTGATTACGACAATTTGTTTATTCTTCTCATGATTCAATGTTCTGATAGAACAATTTTTTACCAAACGCGCACTTTCTAAAAAATAATCTACAGAATATGATTGTAATTTTTCTGACATTATATGTATATTATATACATATAATATTATATCTATTGTGGCCGGATTATGCTCATTATCACGTTATCGAACGAGAATCCTTCGGTGACACGGACCGTTATGAGACGTCTTGTTGCGATTGGGAAACCTTCGTCGTCTACAGCTGCCGGAATGTTGAACATCGATGATCCAGTTGTGCAGGTTCGATAATAGGTACCATCTGGTCCGGTGACATATGGACCACCATAAACTGCGAAATTGGTTGGCGGTACTGGCGGTAATGCAGTGTCGACACATATGTCTGACCAAGTAAGATCCAAAGTTGTGATCACGACTTCATCCATTGTAGTATTTTGAAAAACAACTATTTCTACAACTGCAGGTTGCGCACTAACATTGCCAGAACCTTGTAAATAATTAATCGAACCATCTGGTGTAGCAGTTGTTCCTGTTTCAGTACTTATTTTTAATAAAGGGACAAATGTAATTTGATATACGTGCGCATCATACGGCAACATAAATGCTACTCCACCATTCTGAATTGGAATAACATCTCTGGCAACACAATCCTTGGGATCACAGCTTTTAATGTCAGAAGGATATTTTGTGACGTCGCCAGTGACAGGAGTAGGATCAATTGCATCTGGGTCAACAACGTTGTAGTAGATAGGTTGATCTACTGGAGCTACAACTGGTGGGTATTTGAAGACAATCTTTTTATTGTATTTGCATCGCCTTTTTTCGCAATCAGAAGAACTTGATGATGAGGAGGAACTTGAACACGATGAAGAAGAGCTGGAACATTTCTTATGACATCGTTTTTTGGAACATCCATGGCGGCTGCTTGAATGATGGTCAGAATCACGATGGTGTCTAGAACTTGAGCCGTGAGAACTATAGTTTCTAGAACTTGATGATCTCGCGTTTGATTTAGAACCAGACGATCTTGCATTTGATTTAGAACCAGATGATCTTGCATTTGATTTAGAACCTGACGATCGTACACTTGATCTGGAGCTTGATCGTGATGTTGATCGACTAGAACTTGATTTACGCGATGATTTAGAACTTGATCTTGATTTAGATTTAGATTTAGATTTAGATTTAGAATTACGTCTGTTTTCTTTTTCGATGGCGCGAGATTGCATAATAGCTTGTGCTTTTCGCATCGATGACGCATGGGCATCTGCAATAACACTTTGGGCCATACCACCGCTGCCGCCGCTGCCACCCATTGTACGTGAACTCATTGGGATACCATTTTGGTAGACAGTACGTGTTGCTCCTCCACCAAGTTGTTTTTGACTGGCCAAACGTCCATTTTGGAATGTAGATCGCATAGTTGGAAGTGTTGCTTGTCTGGCCCCGAATGTAGCTGTTCTTGCCATTCCCGCACTCATAATTCTCCCACCGCCACTGACTCTAGCAAGACTACCTGTTCTTGCTGTCGCAGAAAATCTAGCAGCAGTTGTTCCTCTCGCATTTGGCGCACCTACTCCGGGTATAAATGCAGCTTGAGGGGCAACATCATAATTAACCTGGACTCCATTAACAAAGTCTTCATTTTCCTGTTGTAATAAAAAATCATCTACCTCGTTACCCGTTGCTATTCCGCCTGTCATAACATCTGTCTCATCGTCTGCTCTCTTTTCTTCTGTAATTGTGGTTATGGTTCCATTTGCATTTAAAACGTTCTTTCCGAGACCTTGGTATCCAAATACGTCTAAAATAATAGGTTCGAAAAATTCGCTCGAAGAACTCGAACAGCTGGATGAAGAACTGCAACAACTTGATGAGGAACAACAACTTGAAGAAGAGGAGCTAGAACAACAAACTGTTATTTTTGTACAACGAGGTTCACACGGATCACATGGATTTTGTTGTATACAGCAAACCGGTTTGGAACAACATTTCTTTTCTTCACAGCGTTTTAAAACTTTGCAACATTTCTTTTTCTCACCGCAACATTTCTTTTGCTTACAACATTTTTTATCTGCTTTGCAATCGAGTCTACATTCTTGATTATTTAGCGTGACTGCTTGCTTAACTAATGCACAATTGAGATCATCAATTTCTTCTTCGACGCAGTTCACTCTACCGACTAGAGTGTTTTGACCGCAACATCCTCCGACGCGACCAGATCGAGGATATCGTCCGTCGCTGTTTGCTGAATCGTAATTATCTGTACGATACGAATCCATTTTTCTACGAATGCGTCTTATACCAGTACTCATCTCTATATTATATCTATAGATATAATTTAGAGATTTTTTGAAATATTATCTGTAAGATATCAAAGATTTTCCGAATTATTTGTCGGTAACTCTTCTGGTTTGATTAATCCTGAATCAACCATATCATGCAAAATTTTATCGCAAAGTTCTTGACCTTCTTCTGCTTCTTTCTGATGTTTCCGATAAAATTCTATATAGTCTCCCTTGTTTTCATCAAAATCTTTCGAATTATACGCTAAATTTTTGATAAACGACTTATTATATTCAAACGCATCTTTATGGTTACTGTAATTATCAATATGGAATTCTATCTTTAGTTCTTTATTGATCTGTTTCTTTTCTTCTTTTTTCACGTTCACTTCTTTTTCGAATCTATTTTTGTCTCTATCAACGGGGGTCACTGTATGTACAATTAAATCCGCTTCTTTGATTTTATCCCACGGTTTTTTGATTATTTTGTCTTTAATTATATTTTTGTAAGGATCATTTGTAATCTCAAACGATTCCGTATTCTGTTTATTCTCGCGCTCTTTCAAATTCGTAATCACATCTTTGTTTTCTTTCTCGATTTTTTGCGGTTTAAGCATCTCTTCTATGATGTTGTTTTTCTTTGCGTTTTTTTTATTAGAAGGCAATCTGACTGATTTTTCGGGACGGTTATTAATTTGTTGCTGAAACGCTGGAACATTTTGTTGCACGTGATTGTGTTGTCTGATAAAATCATTTAGGTGATTTGAAATATGTGGATTTTGATTGATCAATTGGTTTGATTGAAAATGTACCGTGTTAGGATTTTGTGTAGCGTAACCATTAAAACGATTTATTAACGGATTGGTATTGATTAATTGAGAATTCATAAAAGATATTATTTGGCTTGGTATTTTGCGCAGTTGTTTAAGCGTATTATTTTATATATTTATCAAATCAAGATGGATGATTTGATAAAATAGGTTATTGGTCGTCTAAGTCTGCGAAGTGGGAAAAACATGTACTTGAGATAAGTTTATTATCGAACATATTACGTTTTTCAATTAGGGCGCAATATTCTTTGTTTGATGAATCCCAGCGCTCGTTTTTATAAACTTTTTCGGTGAACTGCGGTACAACTCGAGGTACCATAGCCAATATGATTTCTTTTTCCAGAGTTTCCATAATATTCATATATTCATTTATGTTCACTGCAGAATCGTAGTCAGAATACGGTAACATACAATTATTGCTGTAAATAACATTGTTTGTGTTGATATGCGCAGTTACCAAATATATTATATTAAATAGCTCCTGTTTATCTTCAATTGTCAGATGATTGTCACTTTTGATTTCTTTGTTGAATAGATTAAAAGTGGCATAGGTAGACTCGGAACATAATGGTTGCATTCCCGCACTTGTATATGCAAGTTCGTGTGCGTCGCCAAGATCATTTGAATTGACCAATAAATTATCAAGATATCCTGGACCTAAAAAGCCACCGTACGAATGGTACTTCTCTGCTTCACTAATATCAAAAGGAATCTCTTCTGTTTTATGAAGTCGGTAAAAATCATCTTCGTGTGTCTTTTGCTTTCTAAAGTAGAGCCCATGTTTTAATTTTTTATGCTGTCCTACATGCGTGTGCGCCATTGTCATCAAATTTATAAATTCTTTGACGATACGTGGATGATAATTCGAGAGTTTCATTATTTTTTGATCAACAGTTTCATTATTATTGCGATTATGCATAAGATGAGGGAAGTGATCATCATGATTATGCATGAGACGAGGGAAGTAATCATCATGATTATTCGTTCCTTGAATGTCAAAATCGCCATCTATATTGATCATCCTCTGAGAATAAATACTTTGGGTATAACTATCTCTTTGCAATTTTTTAACACGATCATCAAAATCTTCGTAGTTCATCATTTTATCAGGACTAAGAATATCCCCAAAATCTAATTGCGCGAAATCTTTGTCGTTTATCATTTCATCAAGACTAAGAATAGGAATTTCACGCATCCCAATATCTAATTGCACATCATCTGTCTTTTTTTTCGGATCAAAAATAGATTGAATATATGCTGCTCTATCAACAAAATATTGCTCCACGTTAGATATAGCACTATCGATTGTATTTTCGCCGCCATAATTTTTGCATATTGTTATGAAGGCCGGCGGACGAAAAGACGTCGGAACTCTGAATTCCTTTCCGTTATCAGGTTCGAGCAATGACGCAATACAATTAAAATTTTTGGTTATCTTTTGATATATTATTTTATCTGCTAATATATTCATAAAATCGTCATTTAAGGGATGATGCGTCGTATCAGTCAAATAAATAGTCTGACATCTATTGAGCGCTGCTATAAATGGATGATGCCGATTATATGATTCGCAAAATTCGTTCGCAATTATTGTCCGCGTCAGATCTAGCGTTTGACATTCTAAGTCGCCAAAATATTCATAGTTCAAGAAGAAACATCCTGTCATAGTGAGGCTTAACCAATAGTTTTTGGTATTGATGAATGCCCCGGTTATGTTAGGACAATATGATATATCGAGAGTATGACAGTTTGGTATAAGATCAATGAATCTGTCAGTTAAGTTATAACAATGTTGTAATATTAACGTGTCGCAGTATGATATGTTACCTATAAAATCGTCAGTGATCATTGTGTTACTCATATCTACTTTGCAAAGAGTTTTTGAATTTAGGATATAGTACAAATTGTGACAGCTGAGATATCTTAGATCGATTATTGATGGATATGACATGTTATGAATCATTTTATGTAATAAATTGTTAGTTTGGCATATTGAAAACAACTCTTTGCCATCTAGGTATTTACAAATTTGTATGATGATTTCTGGAATAGAGAAAATAGACATGATTTGTTATACGATTATTATTTATATTTCTAATCGTTATTAAAACGAAAAAATAATTTGATAAATATATATTATAATTATCAAAGTATTAGCCTTTCTTCTGTTTGTGTTTCTTGGTAAAGTTTTTTTAGCCAGGTTTGGAAGTTATAAAAGTTCATGATATCATCCTCATCCATGTCGAATATTTTGCGTATTTCTTTGTTTGGAATGATTTCCTTTTCTTTGCCACACATATTGTGATCCCTAAAATATTGGTACATCAAACTAGTAACAGTTGATCGTGGCAAATGGGTATCATCAATATCTAATAGTTTGCGGATTTTTTCAGGGACAGGTTGTGGTTTATTAAATCCAGAGTTCTTTCCTGATTTTTTATCGGATTGGTCACGAGCCTTTTTAATTTCCTTTTTGTGTAGCGTTTTGAGTTCTTTTAGTTCAAACATTAATTTTTTCTGTTGAATATAATTTTCTTGCAATGATTGAATGATATCGTTTATTTTATCTTCGACATCAACCGATTCTTCCTTTTTTTTGTTTGTTTTTTTTGTTGGTTTGCTTTCGGAGCCGAATAGGGTGATAGGATCTTCTGTTTTTTTAGTTTTGCGAGATGTTTTGCTGCCGGATATATTCGAAGATTGAACTTTAGTTTTTCGAGAGGACATCTTGATATATATAACATAACATTAAATTTTTAAATGCAAAATGCTCTGGTAAAAAAATAATTTTTAAAAAAGCTATACAAATTGCGAAAATATATTTTGAATATATTAATTTTTCGTTCGTTAACAAAAAACTAATATAAAGTGGATATAATCATATAATATCAATAATGAACGACCACATCTTCGCAACGCCTATGAATAGTTCTTACGAATTTGACCAAAAAGAATTAGATATATTGGAGAATAATAAAAAATTTTATATGTTTGATTCAAAATACTTAGATACTTTGTTGAGTATCATAAATGGAGAATCAATTGTTTCCATTCGAATTTTAGACTGGTTCATCTCTAACTTCTCTAAAAAAAATGATACTTGTTACAAAATCAAAATAAATGGTAAAATCAGTTATTTTAATGTTTTCAATGAATATAATAATCAATTAATAGGATACAGCAAATTATATTTTGATCCATTTTGTCGTAAGGCAAGAAAAATAACATGCCATTATAAAACAGACAACCGTAACGTCAAATTTATCACTTCGATCGGCCAATTAAATTACTTCAAATGGGCTATCAAACACAAAATAATCATGTATGTAACGGATAACATTGACGAGATAGAGAATGATATGAAGAAGACCTTAAAAGAGAATAAACAAAGAAAAATTGAATTAGCTAACATGGAAATACCTAATTTGATTCAGGAAGAGTCGCCAGATTTAACGACTCCAGATCCAGAAATATGTGTATCCGATAATATCAAAAGTTTTCGTATTTCATCAAAGAAAAGTTCATCATCTATTCGAACAGATTCTGAAACTAGACGTAGACGCCAACAATTATCAACATCTGTATATGATCATGGTATTAAAAAATCGCATATTCCGATCAGGTTAGATTTTGATTAATCGCTACTTGCCTCGCTGAATTCTTCGTCTGATTCAACAACTACATGTTTTTTCTTTTGTTGTTGAAACTTCTTATGCGATATCAATTCCACTTTTAACGATTGGTGTGCGTTATTTTGAGGAGCTTCATCAGTTAATAAATCAAATTCGTTTTCATTTGGAGGATCAGCAAATGTAACCTTTTTTTTGGGTAGTGCGGGAATTTGTGGAAATTCCTTTTTGACTTGTACTACTTTTTTAGATCGCAATGGTTCGATTTGGATTTCTACTTCTGGGATTCTATTATTAATTTTAACTTTTGTGATCTTATCGACGGAAGATTCTGATGCATGCAAGTTTAGAACATCATCAGAAGATGATTCACTACTCGAATCAAATACATACTCATTGGTTATCTTTTCTTTGTGTTGTTTGACCATTACTTTTTTAACGATACAAGCCAGTCCCAATCTTTCGCCATCTATCCATATATTTGGAATTTCAACAATAAATTTAACGAAATCTTTTTCCTTTAAATTTTTTGGATTAAATATATCACCATCTTCGGAAACAAGCATATCTTTATCGAGTTCTACTGGCCATTTTATATAAAACATGTTTTTATTCAAGTCTGATTCGCGAATGAGAGATTTGAAGGTGATTTCTTTTTGACCGAACCATTTGACACAGCTTTTACCTACTTGTGCGCAGATATTTGACTCTATCGCTTCTATAAATTGATAAAATGTATCAACTTTAGATTTTGAGTTTCCGCTGAATAAAGTATCCAGTTGATGTATTCCGGGATATGCTGTAGGACGTATTTTATCTGTTGTCATTTCTAAAAATGGAGTTTGAAAAACAAAAGGTTCTTGATCATATACGATCGGTACCTTTTTATTTTTTTTGGTCACTAGCAACTTGATTTTTTTTTGATCGACATCAGATATTTTGAGGGCCTTAATGCGTTGTGTTTCCATTAATAGAGTTCGATAACATAACAGTTTTATTAACTTTAACGAATTAATTATAATTAATTCGTTAAATTAAGCTATCTCTTCTTTGTTTTAACTGAAACAACTTCTTCTTCGCTTTCAGTAGCTTTCTTTTTACCTTTTTTAGGTTTCTTTGTGACTTCTTCCTCACTTTCTGTAGCGTTTTTCTTTTTCTTCTTAGGTTTCTTCTCTTCTTCCTCGCTACCTGTTTTCTTCTTAGGTTTTTTAGGAGATACCTCATCTTCGCTACCTTTCTTAGATTTTTTTGGCGCTTCTTCGGATTCTTCTTTATCTTTTTCTTCGTTTGATTCAGAAGATTCGTCAGGAATAAAGTCGCATTGTGATAGATCAGGACCCTTGCTGATTCCTGGAACATATTCAACAACCATCAATTTGAATCCGATACCATACAACTTCATTTTTGATCCTGGTGCAGCCGTTTTATTGGCCCAGAGTTTGTTATATGTGAACAACAATCTTACTTTTGATCGTAAAGTTATTGCCGCAGCGACATCTTTAACCTCTTTAGCTACGATTTGAGTCTTGCCATCATCAGTTATTTTGATAAGTTTGGTCAAATTAACCCACTCTTCTTTATCTTTAATAACATTCAATTTCATTTTGACGCTATCATGTTTGACAAATTTTGGCTTCTCTGGGTCTACCGGAGCATCATCTCCATCTTCGTTTGTATTAATTTTGATACAAGGTGAAAATTGATATTGTTTAGCCTTACCTTTAAATATTTTTTCTCTCATTTCGTTTGATCCAAAGTATGCTTCAACTTTCTCAAGATGTTTTCTCAAATCTCTGCATGCTTCTTGTTTATCATCTAACGGAATATTAACGAAAGCTCTTTTATCATCAGTTGGCCAAAATTGTGGATGAATGGGCGGGATTCCTCCTGATGTCATTTCTATTTGACCAGTTTGAAGCAATACTTTTGTCTTTGTTTTGAGCCTTTGATTATCATAGTTGATGTATGAAATACCTTGTGGACCTTTTTCGTCCAGTGGAGACACTAATATATTCTCAAAATCAATATTCTTGTAACGATATACTGGATTTTGTTCGGTAGTTTTTGAAGCCTGCTTTTTACTGTCCATTATGAATTGATGATTTACTATGGAGAAAGCTTTTTAAATGGCAGTTAAAAAATCAATTTTTTTTTTAATTTATATTTTTTATATCATTTTGGCTGAAAAAAAATTGATTCAAAAAATAGTCATTAATATGGCCCTGCTGCTTCATAATCAGTCATAGACCCCATATTTTGTATGTTATATTCAATGTGTTATTAACGTTGAACGCAATGTTGCCGTAAAGGATTGTATTTGCTGGAGATTTGCATGTCATATTCAATGGATATTGAATGTTGAATGCAATGTCACTGTAAAAGCTGAACGGAATATTACTGCAAAGGATAGTATTTGCAGGAAATTTGATGTCATATTCAATGAACTATTAAAAATGCCGCAAAGAATTACATTTGCTGAAGATTTGCGTGTCATATTCAATGGATCTTGAACGTTGAATGCAATATTGCTGCAAAGAACTTGATTTGCAGAAGATTTGTGTGTCATATCCAATGGATCTTGAATGTTGAATGCAATGTTGCTGCAAAGAACTTGATTTGCTGGAGATTTGCATGTCATATTCAATAGATCTTGAATGTTTAACACAAAGAACTTGATTTGCTGAAGATTTGCATGTCAAATTCAATGGATCTTGAATGTTGAATGCAATGTTGCCGCAAAGAACTCGATTTGCGGAAGATTTGCATGTCAAATTCAATGGATCTTGAATGTTGAATGCAAAGAACTTGATTTGCTGAAGATTTGCATGTCATATTCAATGAATTTTGAATTTTGAATGCAATGTTGCCGCAAAGAACTTGATTTACTGAAGATTTGCACGTCATATTCAATGGATCTTGAATGTTGAATGCAATGTTGCCGCAAAGAACTTGATTTGCTGAAGATTTGCATGTCATATTTAATGGATCTTGAACGTTGAATGCAATGTTGCCGCAAAGAACTTGATTT